AGTAGGAATGTGATTGTATCATTGTAACCTTATACGCTTCTCCTTTTACAAAAACTCTTGTATCAAATTGCCAAAGGTCTTGGGTGCATACGGCTGTTGCCAATCGTTTTGCCTTGTCTGTGTTATAGAAAAAATCACTCATAGTTTATTTTTTTTATTTTAGTGTCATATCTACTTCAAATACTTCATCCTGTAAGGTCTATTAAAACCTCTTAATTTTAAGACTTGCGCGAACACATTCAAAATCTGCGCCAGTAATTTCATTTTTACAATCAGATACTAACTCGCTTAGTTCATCATAGGTTTTAACGCCCGACTGTTTTGCTAACTTTAATAATTCTTTAAATCCTTCTGACATAGTCTATATAGTTTTAATTGGTTAAGTAAATATAATACTATTAATCCACCGGAGAAAATCATAGGCCGAAAAGTTATGAACAATAATTTCTAGTAAATCGGTTGGATTACCTGTGTCTCAACTCGACTGAGACACTTTGCACTGGACGTATTGTGACAAGAGACGCGGCCGAGCCGGACTCGCAGCTGGCCGCGCACTACGGAGTAAACCAAAAAAAGCCGGAACTAGTCCGACTTTCTCTGCTCATGATATTAACCTAACCCTTAAGTTACCATGGTGCTGACCATGTACCGTACACTAGTGAATTATAGATTACCAATCCAATAAATCCAAATACAACACTCGTAAGTAGAAGTATTTCACCGGTTTCTTTGTTTAGAATCTTTTTCATCTTTTTAGTTTTTTAGTTTAGTTAAAAGTAATACATTAATTTGACCGAAAAAAATCGGGGCAATTATTTTTGTAGGATAACAAAATCTCCAAAGTGTCGATCAAACACCTCTACTGCATGGTCATAATCGCTGCTCATCATGTCCGACGTAATCGCTCCGCCATCTAGACCAAGTTGTTGCGCGAATCTCTTAGCATACCCCATCAGACAAAACACATTGCCCTCTGGTCCAGACAAGTCAATCACAATCGGTTGACTAGGTTTTTCTTCTTTTTCTCTTATCATAGTCCTTTAGTTTTTAAGTTAAGTAAATATAAAACATTTATTTAACCGGAGAAAATTGAGAATCCCAAAGTTATGAACAATTTTTAGGTAGGAATCTTGGGATTATCCGTGTCTCTTTCTGAACCAGAAAAAGGTGTGTGATTAGAGACCTTGTATCCGGCACCTGGTCAGGAAAATAGTGGCAAGAGATCGCGAAGTGCCGCGCAACGTTCCCACTCTTCGAGTGCAGAGAAGTGTAGTATCAGGTGATCTACTTCTTCACGCAGTATAGAGACTTCCCGTGCCAGCTCGTTGGGTGTGTTGCCAAATAAGTCATGCGCGAGTCCAAGCTTGGCTCGGAATTCTGACTCTAGTGCCATAGTAAAGAGATCGATACTTGCCGGATCTAGTCCAAGTCCAGCTGAGAGTCGTTGAGCTTGCTCAACGGTTTGATGGTCAAGCACAGCTATCACCAATATATTTTATTTCAGGTAAAGAGTCTGCACTGTGGCACTCAGTCACAATTAAGGTTTCGTCTGGGCTCATGTTGTTGAAGGATTATAATTAATATATTTCTACTATCCCATTAAACCTAGGTTCTCTAAGTGTCTCACCTAAGTAGAGACGATGGTCGCGATGTCAAGTTTGTAGGTGGGCAAAGTATATAAACAACAAAAGGGAAGATCGTTCTTCCCTCTGTCACTACGGAGTAAACCCAATTAATCCTTTATCACTTGATCTTTTAGGTCATCTACACTCATTCTCAATCCCATCAAGGAATTTTCAAGGTCCACATTCTCTTCAAATTGGTCTTCCACTAGTTCTTGTAATTCCTCTCCTAATTCTTCTATTTTCTGAACGATCTCGTTCCATTTTTCTTTTTTGGTCATGGGTTTAGTTTTTTAGTTATAAGTAAATATAACAAAAAACCACCAAGATAAAAAATCTTGGTGGCTAAAGTTATTAACAATTATTTGACTTCAACCAAATTACATCAAAAATTTCAAACTCGTCTGGATCTAATTCTCTCATCTCTTGATAAAACATATCACTCATCTCCATAAATTCGTCAGATTCTTTTTCCTCTTCACTAAAAGTGGTAGATTCTAACTCTTTGACTTTTGACTTAAGTTTGGTAATTAATTCAATTACCTCTGGGTCATTACTGAATTTTTCTTTAATTTCAAATAATGACTCTAATAAATCCATTGGTTCTTTCATAGTTTAGTTTTTTTAGGGGTTAGTTAGTTTTTAAGTTTAAGTAAATATAACTAAAAACCACCAAGAAGAAAAATCTTGGTGGCTAAAGTTATGAACAATATTAAATCGGTGGTAGAAATAAATTATAGAGACGCTGAAGAAGATCTGGTTTCAAAAGCGGTTTTAGTGATGATATAAGGGTGCACAAGCAGCTCAGTCCAGCCCAGCAGAGACTAGCAAGAATCCACAAATGTGGGTAAAGTTCTTCTTTTTTTATATAGAGACCTGATCCAGCTAACTACGGAGTAAACAAAAAAAGGAAGTCTAGCGACTTCCTTCAGTTTAGTTAATTTTATTTTAAAGATTATTACCCCAATCACACAATTTAATAAATTTTGCGGCCGTTAAGTCGGACGCATTTGTGCTTAGTCCAATCATGCGTTCGACCTGTTCTCTAGTAATGAATACCGGCTTTCTGCTGTTGGTGAAGAAAAAACAACCATTAAGTGTCTCAATCAAGTGCAACCTATTGTAGAACTTTCTGTAATTGTCGACAGTTATGTGTCTCATCCCAACTTGCATAGTTAGTAGAATAATTGTAGAATAAGGCTCCTTTAATTTTCCCTGTTCAGTTAATAATCGCTTGTAGGATTTAACCTTTGATAAGTCATAGTTTAGTGGCATAATTTTTATTTTTTAAAGTTATTACTGACGCCTCCTTTTAATGGGTAGGGGCTTGACCATCAAGAATTAAACCAAACCAGAAATGGTATGCTTACGAATAATACGATTCCTACGATTAGAAGTAAATGTGCAATTAATTTTTCCATAGTATTTTTAAGTTATAAGTAAATATAATACTATTAATCCAGCGGAGAAAATCCTAGCCACTAAAGTTATGAACAAGTTTAGTGTTAATCACTTGTCTGGATCGAGCCGGCCTCTTGCCTGCAAACAGCTCTACCCTAAAACCTGAGACTCACTCGTCTGCAAGATGTCAGGAAAATGGCGGCAAGAGAATAATAAATAATAATAAATTAAAACCATGAAGAAGAATATAAAAACATTTGCTGATTTTAATGCACTTCATGAGAGTGAAGCTACCGTAGAAAAAATGTTAGAAGATGATGTTAAAGATCTTTACAGAGAGCATGTTAAACAGCCCGCTTTTATAAAAGGTGGTCTTAAAACTGGAAAACCAAGTGCTGTTCACGTCCTGCAACAAATGAAAAGATTAATAGATAAGTATACTACTTCAGATCCTTATAAAAAAGAAGGATCGACTGATTCTCTAGTTCTTAAATCAAAAACAGAAATAGAGGAATACAACTAATAATAATTAGGCTCACTACGGAGTAAACAAAAAAAGGAAGTCTAGCGACTTCCTTTCCATTTTATTAGGGATATTTAATCTTCCCAATCATCTAAAATCGCGTCCTCTAAAGAAGACCAGTCAAAGCCCGACGCGTCCAACGCCGCAGTTATATCGACACCCGCAAATGTAACTTTATGTATTTCAAACTCGGCAGGTTCTGGCGGATCACCAGGGTCTCCATTACTTCTATAAAACGAGCCGCCAACTTCGGGGTGATGCTTTCCACTAACCGCAACTGTTATTTCAATACTACGCTCTACCGTTCTTATTGGGTTAGCAGGCCATCTTTTTCTCCGGAACGACTCTTTCGTTTTCATAGTATTTGGTTTAGGACTCGTTGAATTGGCTCTACATACTCCATCATCCATACTTTGATGTAATACTGCCCACTACATTCACGACCGGCAACCGCCCCTCCAAATTCTTTCATCAGGTGCCGGTACTGTTTTTCTGTTACGGTAATTGGTATATCATATCCTATTTTCATTAATGTAAATATACACTACTTTGTTGACCTGAAAAAATCAGGGCGAATTATTTTTAGGAAGAGACACTTCCCGCACAGATTCACAATAAATAAAAAAAATAATCGTGACGACATGGAATTTAAAAAGTACACTCTACGTAATAGTACAGAGATCTATATCAAGGCCGACGACAAGCTACGAGTTGGTTGCGAAGTCTACACTAAACTTGGGGATGGCGAGATGGCTCTGCTCCAGGAGCCGACGAACTTTTTAGTTAATATTACCTTGCGTGTAGTGGACGGCAAAGTCTCCTCAATTACTAGCTGACTCGCTAGAGATCTCAACGAGCCGGCTATCGGCACCCTCGTCCTGAACTGAGACCTGTCGGTTCGGTAAATTAAAAATGTTTAATATTATTAATGAAAAATATTGTAATAAAAATTATAGTAGTGGTTATTTCAATCCCATTTATTATTTATTGGGTTTTAATGTATCCCTACTATTTTTTAAGAAAAGCTTTAAATCACAGACTTAAAGTAAAGGGGTAGCAGAAGTCTCCATCGAGTAGAGACTGTTAGATTCAGTAGATTCAGGATCGATGTAGCACAAAGTCGAACAGAGACCCAAACTATCCCTAATAAACCCCTACACCACTTCCTTCTTCCCCGCGAATTACGCCCACCTCCAGCCGGTAAGTAAATATAATCTTTTTTTTCGTATTTAAAAAATCGGGGCAGTCTCAGGTCAGGTTTAAATCCCATACAATTTAGCAGAGACTAGCCGATCCGGTAGTGGTCAGGTCGCGGTAGCACAAAGTCCAACAGAGACACTATATGCATATTAAATGCATATTAATGCTTAGGCGAATCCCTAGATATAAAGTCGAACAGAGACACTATAATAATACTAATGCTTAGGCGAATCCCTAGATATAAAGTCGAACAGAGACCTGTCCGAGCCGGCTGGCCCCGTATTCCTAGTCAGCCGGCTGGCCAGTAGGAGAGTCGGCGCCAGCTGGCTAGCATACCTTTACCTGGCCAGCCGGTCCTAACTGAGAGTCGGCGCCAGGCCAGCCAAAATAGTCCCCTGGGGCTGCCTCCTGGCCGGCTGCTTGAGGTCACCTACCCAGGGCTACCCCTGGCCTGCCTGGGTGCCAGGCAACGCCTCCTGGGAGCGCCTGGCAGGAGCGCCTGGATAGGCTAACCAGGAGGCTAGATAGACTAGGCTAGCAAAGACGAGCTAAATTTTGTGACTATAGGCCACTCCGGCCCTGGCAACCCGTCCTCCCTCCGGGCGCAAAAAATCTCCGTGGCCGGGTGGCACTCTCAAGTCTAATTCTCCAGTCCTACCGCTGGCCACTCTCTACTTACTCTCTTCTTCTACTCCATCTTCTCTGTAATTAGTACCTCTCTTCTCTGCAAAAAAAATCCCCGGGGCACTGGACTCCTCTCTAGACTCTCCCGATAAATAACACTATATTAAATATAGGGGAAACGGCCAAAAAGCCTTATCACCTTATAGGAGGTCATAAGAGAAGTTGCATCGCACTTCAATTAGGATTACCGGTCACAGCGGTGATTATAAAATTTTAAAATAAATTTCTGGTATCACACGCATCGACACCCTCGCCCCCTAGAAAAAGCCCCTCTCGCGGTCCCGAAAAAATCCCCATGGTACCGGTAACGCGGCCAGACTCTCCTGATAAATAACACTATATGAAATACTTAAAACTATTCGAACAATTTATCATTATGTTGGAGGCCAACGAAAAAAAAGATAATATTATTCTCTATAGCCTTTCACAAGGTGGTGAAAAAACACTAATACTTCTACCTGGATCTAGATAAAAATCAAACTTCAATATTTACGGGTATTGTTAGTACCGTCTCGGATAGTGTATGGAAATAATCTGGCAGGATAAATAACTAAAAGCTTTTTACGATGATACTTAACTATTATGCCTGGACTCGAATCAATGAACAGAGCAAAGAGGAGAAGGTAATTCCATCAACTGCTGGTGTAATATTACCGCCCAATTCCTCTGGAAAAATTAAACACACTTATACTGGAGAACAGGCTGCAAATATCAATCTTTTAATTACAACAATGGAGGCACATGGAATAAAAAATCCCTATTCTCAAGCTGGAATACTTGCAGTTATTGGAAAAGAGACTAATTATATTCCTAAAAACGAACAGATGGATTACACTAAAGAGAGACTACCTGAGGTATGGGGAGTATTTTCAAAGACTGGAATTAAAGTAAAAAAGGGGCTGGGTAAAGATAATTATAATGACCTGGCTGTAAAATATGAACATAATCCGGAAAAACTTGCAAATTTTGTATACGGTCAAAAGCCAACTGGAATGAGAGATGATGCTTATGAAAATACTCAACCTGGAGACGGCTGGAAATATCGAGGTCGTGGATTTAATCAGGTAACATTTAAAAGCGGATATCGTATACTTGGAAAAGAGATTGGAATGGATCTAATTACCAATCCAGATGCAATGAATGATCCTAGGGTTGCAGCAGATGTAGGAATTCGCTTCTTTAAAAATAGATTTAAAGAAAAAGGATTAGATCTTAATAAGTTTACAGATGTTGACTCTGCACTCGTCATGTTTGCCAAAGCAAATGCCGGATGGGGCAGTGATCCTACTTCTGCAATCGCAGCGGCTAGAAAAAAAGCTCCAGCCTTTTCCGTTTCCTATGCTTAAATGAAATACATAAAACTATATTTTTGTCTCAGAAGATAAATAATTAAACGGTAAACCAAAGGTGAAGAATCACATAACTGAATTTAGTCAATATATCAGCGAAGGCGCCAAGACCCGTGCTATCCAGGATCTTCCGGCCGGTCGGGAAAGACCGATGGTCGAGGGAGTTGCAGAGATTTTAAGGCGGGTACGTGATGTTGCAAATCGTCGTGAAATTGCCAAAGCTCAAATCCAGGAGTTTAAGCGCGACGGGATCCGGTTTGACTATGCCGAGTTTTTAGAACTCTGTGGACTCTAAGAGTTTTTAATAAATAACTAAAATAGAGTTTTATACTATGTCTATTAAATCGTTTAGTCAATGGCTTGTGGAATCTGAACAGGCAGTTGAACAGCATAGAGCTGAAGATCCTAATATCAAACAAGGAGTATTAGAACTATTTGATTCTAATCCTGAATTAGCTTCTATTGGTACTCCTGAACAATACTCTCAATACTTAGATACTATATTTCCTGATAGTAAAGTAAAAGATATTGTTTATCATGGAACAAGAAATCAATTTGCCGAATTTAGGAAAACAAATATTGCTTTTTTAGAAAAGCTAAATATCAAACTTAACCGCGGTACTTATTTCTCTACCAATAAAGAACACGCTAATTATTTTGCAACAGTCGATAGCAGAAGAGAAGGTATTGTTATTTCTGCTTTAATAAATTTAAAAAACCCTTATGAACCGCTCTGGGATCATGTATTGTTTAATAGTAAAAAATACGACGGGCTTATTAATTACAACAAAAAAGACCAAAATTTTACTATTGATGAATTTGCAGTATTTGAACCAGCACAAATACATATATTAGGAGGTAAGAAAGATACAGAAGGATTTAAAAAGTTCGTGAGTGAAGAAGAGAATAAATAATCAAGTAATGGAGAGTACTCTACAAAATTTTAGACAATTTATCCTCGAGAAAGAGGGTTCGACTCTCAATGAACCTGCGACGGAAGAGTCCGGTGGGTATATTACACCGACTCATGAAGAGTTATCCCAACTCTACTGGTTCCAGGCACTAGTTCGTGTCCTGGAAACGATTGGCCAGGGTGCTCGGTGGGATACAGGTCAGCTGGCCATGAGCAATGGTACTCGTAGGCTAACTCCATCGAACGATAGATCCTATAACTTTTATCCCAAGCGTGGTACGATTATATATGGCGTAAGCACGCTTAGCAGTGGAATTCCATATGATTCTTTGGAAGCCTGGAACGCTGCACTCTTTGTAGTGTACACAAAAATTGTGTCACGGCTACTTGGCCTGAATAGTAGTATTAGGTTTAAGAATGCGATCATTAAGAAGGACGCGGATGCTATCACTCAATTTTTCAATTCGATCAATCAGCACTTGCAATCACATGGAGTAGACCCGCGACCAGAGTCTTTTCTCTTCTCTCTTCTCTATGATATCTCTAGCCCAGAAGAAGCTGAAGTGATGCGCGACTTAAGGCGACTTGGACTGCTCTAAATTAAATAAATAACTAAAAAAGTAATATTAAAATGAAAAATCAAGTAAAGAAATTTAGTCAGTATATTAAAGAGTCTGACGAGTTTAGAATGGAAAGAAGTGAAACACCTGAAAGTGTAGGTGATTTAATTGACTACTACGTAAAGTCAAACCACCCCAACGGTTTTGTATTAGTTTGTATAGATTTACAGAGTCCTGCGCGTGACCTTATGAATGGTGGACTTAAGATTATGATTGAACCGAGTGAAGAGGAAATTGAAGAAACAGTTGACAGCGGATATTATGAGTGTGATCTTTATGAAAATGGAGAGAAATTACATAATTGGTATTAATTACTTTTAAATTATTTTAAAAGGGAATCTACTCGGTTCCCTTTTTTTATTTCTTATTTTTTTTAGTCCTATATTAAATAAATAACTAAAAAAGTAACATGAAAAATCAAGTAAAGAATTTTAATCAGTATATTAAAGAGTCTGACGAGATGGGAATGGGGAAGAACGTAAGTTTGCCTTTTTTTGCTTCTCAAAAAGGAGGAACTCGCATGAATAACGGAGCTAGAAGTTCTGGACCAAATGCAGGAAACGGAATTGCAGTATGGGAAATATATGATTATAATTCAGAGGTAAAATTTGCAGGGGAATCTATTAAATTAGACGATGATGACTCAAGTTATGATGAAGACGGAAATTTCATAGGCATGGATAAAGTATTTGAAGCAGCTGCAGAATTAGGCGCTTCTTCAGACATGGTATGGTCAGTAGAAGACAATAAAATTTTATTTAAAGATACTGCCGGCAATTAGCGACCGCGACATTGTGTCTGGTGAAAGAGGCAGTTGGGCAGTAGTAAAGCACAGCATGCAGTACTAAGCCTTATTTTTATACATTTAAAAAGGGAATCTAATTTTGGTTCCCTTTTTTTGTTTCTTATTTTTGTCCTATGTAGAATAAATAACCATAATGAAGCATATCCGAAAATTTATCCTAGAGTCAAAGTCAGATATTGAGACTGAATTTGAAGTAATTAAAAGTTTACACAAACTTGGACTAGTTGACGATTCTGAAATAAAAGTATATCAATATATGATTTCAGGAAGCACTGGCGATCTCGATTTACAAGGTACACCTATAACAAGTCTGCCAGCTGGTCTCAATGTCGGTGGCGATCTCGATTTAAAAGGTACACATATAACAAGTCTGCCAGCTGGGCTACGAGTCGGTGGAAGTCTCTATTTACGAGGTACTCCGATAACTGAGCTACCGGCTGGGCTACGAGTCGGTGGAAGTCTCCATTTATCAGGTACTCAAATCCAGAGTCTGCCAGCTGGACTCAAGGTTGACGGCTATCTTAATTTAGAAGATACTCCTATAACTGAGCTACCAGCTGGGCTACGAGTTGGCGTAGGTCTCAATTTATCAGGTACTCAAATCCAGAGTCTGCCAGATGGACTCAAAGTCGGTGGAGATCTCTATTTAGGCGATACTCCTATTGCAAAGAAGCATAGTAATGTAAAATTAAAAAAAATGTTTCCTGGAGTAAAAGGTACAATTTCTATTAGATGATTCAAAACTTTAGCGATTTTATATTTGAAGCAAAGGAGCACATCTCCTTTCAGGAGTTTGCAGAGAAGAGGCTTGCCGGAGCCACCAAAATTGCGGATGGCGCAAAAGCCAAGGGCGGAACTTCTCTATTAACATATCACCATTTTGTAGTTAAGCTTCCTTATTATAAGAAGGCAGCCGCTGGTAAGTGGGATGCAACGGCCGCTAAGAAGGAGCTGGTCACACTAAATAAGGAACTAACTAATATCCTAAAGTCGTTTGAACCTGAGGACCAGATCCCATTTCAGGAGACGATGGGTAAAATTGAAGTGGTTGGTGAATTACTAATTCGTTGGAGCTCAAAAAAATAAAAATAGAAATGGAATTATTATCATTCAAATTATACGAAGCAGTTATTGATTGGCGTAGCCAAGAACTCGAAGACTTTGAAGAGGCTGTGCTCTCTGCACGCTTACCAATCACAATGGAAGAACTTGCCGAAATTGGAGCCCAATTCGGTATTGAAGTAGTTGATTACGAAACTTTTTATGATGAATTGTCTGATGTACATAAAGAGACAGCTCCACCAAAAGGAGTACCGGCATTTGCCACAGTCAATGCAGACACAATGCGTCCGCGAGTAATTGTAAGTGCACCTAGAATAGATCACCGACTATTTGATTATATCTTTCACATGCTAAAACATGAAATGGTACACGTTGGCCAATGGTCACGCCGAGCAGTTCAGCGTGACACGATTACTGACCCAACAGATCGCAAAGCTTATTTTTCTGATAAGGACGAGATTATGGCATTTTCCCAATCAGTTGTTGACCAACTACTTAAGATGCGAATTCGCACACCTCAACAGGGTATTGAAAGGTTATCTGAAATTCAGCTTTATCGGGATATTCGTAAACACGTAGATCCGGAAGTCCTAAAACGCTATCATAAATACATTTATCTCTATTTAGAACAAGAGCTATTGGATAAATAATTAAAAGTATCAGCTTAAATTTCATGAGATATATTCTTCGAATAAATGAAGTAGTCGACACTTTGCCAGAAATGGAAGTAGTGACTGGAAATACCGAATCAAATTATGCTGGTCTTAATAGAGCTGAGGTTCTAGCACTAATTGACCTAGCGATTGAAAACGATAATTTTAGGGAAGCGAAAGAGCTACTCGCCCAATTGCATGGAGTTCAGGAAAATGGACTATTTAATTATTCACAATATACCGCAATTAATGAAAGCGTACAGGACGGTAAAGTTATTGTACAAAAACTTGCAGATGAAGAAACTAGCAAATTAACTACTCGCCTCAATCGCGAGACTTTTAAAGTTGATGTTTCTGGCGGAATTGATCCTCTACTAGATGAAGAAAAAGCAGAACGCCTTGCTGAGATAAAAGAGAGAGTCGCCGCTAAATACTTTGGACCAAACTCAGATTTTGAAAAAATTAAAAGATTACTTCACAAAAATCCAATGTGGGTTGGAGCATTTACTCGTTTTAAATTTGAACAGGGAGCAACTATCACTGGTAATCCAGATAAGCCTGGAGACTTAGATAACCTTCAAAAATCTTTAATTGATCTTCGTGATTCAATCGAAGACTCGATGGGATTACTAGATCAGTATTCCAAAATGCAATCCGAAGACGGAGTACCTTCGTTTGAAAAGCTTGGAGATTATTTGACTATATTATTTGAACTTCGTCGAGGTATGTGGATTGTGAAAGCATTGCCTAAAGATTCAATGAAGGCCTTGATTGCCAGAGGACTTTATTCTGGACCAGTTGCTCATTTACGGGAAGAATATAAAAAGGCAGACCGAGCTATTCAGCTTGAACTACTTACTGCAGCTGCTGCACTTAGTGACTTAAATAAACCTATGCTAATCAAATTAGTAACTGGCGGGCTTAGTGGTAAGTCGTCAATTGCTCAAGTGTTGGCATCAATTAAAAATACAACTAACTCTGCAGGCACCGATTACGGAAAGCTTATCGAAATAGCGATGGCTGCCTATCCGAGTGTAGTGATTCTCTATGCAGAAGGAGACTATTTAGTATTTTCATTCCGTAACGATTCACAATTACCTTTCCTTTGTGGAAAAGCAACCAGGTGGTGTATTCAGCCTAAGTGGTATAATGAATCAATGGGCGATAGATTTTGGAGTTATGCCACTGGTTCACTACAAATAGGAATACTTGATTTTACTGTAGACCAGAGCGATGTATATCATACTGTCGGTGTGACTATTTCGCCTGATAAAAAAATAAAACAAATATCAAATCAACCAAATGATTATATGTCAGCTGGCGATTACAGAACAGTTCTACAGGGCTTCAACTGTCCTAGCAGCAAACACCACAGTTATCCACAAGAAGTAATTGATGCCATTACTGAAAACTTTGATCGTGAATCACAACTTAAGGCTAAAACAGATCCTATTTATACAAAGATTAAAAAATATTCAGAAGGTGAACGGTCATATGAAGAAGCACTTTCGAAAACTTTAATTGGTTTAGTTCGAGACATGAGCCAATTAAATAGCACAGCTAATCTGACGGCTGACTCACTTAAATCAAATAGTGAAGACAATATTGCAAATCAGGTGATTGCAACCGAGATTAAAAACCTACGCGGATCAAAAAGTATGGAAAAAGTACAAGGTGACCTTATTCACAAATACACTCAAGGAAATTTTCCGATTCCTTCTGCAGCCGATGTGAAAATCTTTGAAATAATTTTAGAAGGCTCTCCACGATTAACAGTAGATATACTTAACCGAATTATTCAAAATAATCAAAATGCACTCAAGACATTAGACATAGGTATCAAAAAAATCGGCCCGACTGTTGATACCCCGCTTTCTCGAAAAATTAAAATTCTGCAGCCAGCAGTTGGTGAAGCAATGATTGCCCTAGAAGTAATAAAAGAAAAACTAAAAAAATAAGATCACATGAAACGTATTAAACGGCTTAATGAATTTTTAGCAGCTGAGCCTACTATTAAACCGACAACTGCTCCTCCAGTAACGACTCCAAACACGCCAGGTCGTCCACAAAGACCTGGACCGATGATTCGACCTGGAGAAAAAGAAAAAGAAAAACCGATGGCCGCATTAAATACTGTGCTAGATCAGTTTTTTGCAGAGCTTGGGGAAATCAAAGACACTCCACAAGGAGAAGAAATTATAAAAAAACTTTATAAGAAATATGCAAAAGGTAAATAGTTTCAGCGAGTTTATCAATGAAGCATCACTTAGAGGAAATGCTGGGATTCCCGGTGAAGAGGGGTCTGATCGTGAATCATGGTTAGATAAAATTACTCAGCGCTCCAACCAATCAGCACAAGAATTTGCAATGGCAAATCGTGCAGATATTCAAGGTTTTATGGAATTAGTAAGGAAATCTCAAGAATTACAGAGCGGCCATGAAGAAGAATTATCTGAACTTACAGTAGATGCATTTCGTAAATTATACGGTTCCCTAATTGAAGAGTTTGAACTTGATTTTAAGATTGTAACTCGTGAAGAAGTAAAACAGGAGATGGACGAAACTCCAGATGAAAAAGAAGAAGACCCAGAATTAGATGCACTTGAAGATCAAGAAATAATTGACCATATTCAAGTACGTAAGATTCAGCGTACTATTCAACAAGGTAAAGGACTGAGCGCTAAATCAATCTTAAATCTTTCTATTTTCAAAAATGGATTAGTTCAAATTCTAGGACAGGAGGATGCCGCTGAATATTTAAGAGTACTTAATAAAATATCAAACGTTGCTCAATTCTTTGACTGGACAGTTCCAGAAGAGAGGCAAAAATCAATGTGGCGTACTAGAGAGGGTTTTTCAGGAAGCTGTGATATTCAGTTTGGTGAAGAGAAAGAAACCAAAGAGGAAAACAAAGAGGATATTGCTAAAAAAGTACTTGATGATTTAGAAAACGGTGAAGATATTATAGATAACGAAAATGCAGAAGACCTAGTTTCTGGGTTAAATGTTAAAATCGTTTCTAGAGGAGTTGATCTTTCTGTATTGATTCACGAATCTATTAAAGGAATCTATAAATTAATTACACAAGCAAGTCTTGAAGCTTTATATGGCGGAACTGCTGAGACAGTATTGATGAATACTGATACACTATTTGATGAATTACAAGAAATTAAGTTTGGTCGTCAGATGCAAGATGTATTCTTCAAACAAGTTTCACAACATCCGCTAGTTGAAGAAAAGATTGGAGAAATGATGGACGAAGAGGATTGGGTTGTAGCTTCTTTCCAAGAGCGTATTAACTACCTATTCTTTAACGCGATTTCGCAACTTGGTCAACTTGAACCGCGAGACATGTTAAAATTAGTAAATGCGATTCTTACCGAATCTCCGGAAGCAACTGAACTGTGTGATCCTTTAATTAGAGGAGCAATTAAACATCTTGAACAAGAAGAAGAATTCCAAAATTTCAAACGTAATCCTGGTCAAATAGACAATATTTCTGCTCCAAAAATTTCAGATGAACCTCGAACTACTGAAGACCCAGAAGATCTTAGTGGATTAAGTAAGAACGAACTTAACGACATGATTATTGATGCATATTCTCGCAAAGATATGAAGGAAGTTGACCGCCTTCGTAAATTCTTAGGGGAGGCGTTAAATCTTAAACATTTTATTGGACGCATTCGCTTAAATAGTTAATAACATCAATTACAGTAGACTCAGTAAATGACTCTACTTGTAAATTATAATCTAGCCGGTCCCAGACATCACTTATACCAATTTGGATAATTGAGAATGGGACCGAATAGGTTTTGTAGACATCACCAATCAACTCCAATTCTTCCTTTGAAAATACTGAAATGCACCGAATTCCGGCAGTATTTAATTGTATCTGACACGCGTATGCCGCCTGTATATCTTCTAACTTTGCACAAATAAAAACAGTTTTATTTCTTTCACTGGTCTCAATATAATATTCTCTATTTGGAGAGTCATCATCGCCAGTACTCATCGCATGGCAGATAGATGCTGCAACATCCTGTAAATCACATTCGCATAGTCGAATAAGTTGACAAACCTTTCCGGTATCCGGATCAGTATCTTTAAGAAAAACTAAGTATTTCATTTGTTAATTATTTTGATTTATTAAAAGGTTATTTGCTGATATTTTAAGTTGAAGCATTACTCTATTATACACAATTCTAGCCCATTCATTACCTCTATTATATCTTGCCGAAATATCCTTGAATGATTCGGCAAAGCCGCCAGGATACAGTCCAAGTCTAGCACAAACGATATCACGATGCTGTGCACATAGTGTATCAAGCAGACGTAATATTGTTGTCCGGTGCTCTTCATCAAGTAACTTACTGTCTGGTTTATTAATATCAGTCGGTAGCCAGTTGATTGGTGAAAATATTTCAGTATCTTCTGATTCAAGAGCAGTATGTCCATTTGCAATACCAAACGCATGTTCTAATTCCTGCGGTTCAATATCAATTCCTTGTTTTAATAATTCTTCGACAATTTCATACGTTGTTGCCTCTCGATCAAGAGTAACTAGCAGGGCAGCTTCAACCGTACGTGCTTTCTTTATGTTAGTTTGAACATTTCCTGGAAGTCTAATTGTTCTATTTTTACTACCTAAATATTCAAATATTTCACGACGAATATGCCATACTGCATATGAAATAAACCTGAATCCTCGAGTTGGATCAAATGACCTAGCTGCTGCAATAAGCCCAATGTTTCCCTGACAAATTAGATCAGATAATAGATCCGGCGACGTGCCGTACTGTTTGGCAACTGAAATCACAAATCGTAGATTATGATTAACTAATAGAGTGACGGCAGCTTCATCACCAGCAATTACTCGAGCACCAATTGCGTTTTCTTCATCACTAGTAAGTAAAGGTATTGTCCGCACATCAACAAAATACCTTGCTAAATTTGGTGAGCGGATAGACATTCGTTCTGAGATCTGTAGATCCCGCATTCTATTTGTTTTCATATAGTTAACAATACTAAAAAAAGATAGTCAATTAAATTAGATACCAGGTACTTCTGTAGATAAATAATAAAAAGCGAATTAATCATGGCAACCCCGACTCGACCGGCTATCCGGACATACTTTTTTGGCTGGACAAATATTAAATGGATAATCAGGGAACTTGTTACAATGTACAGCAGCAAACCTTCATATTTTAGTAAAAAGAGAGTTGAATCATCAATTGCCTTCATGTCTGCAATTATAGTCATTTTAAGTTATATTTACACGCACTGGACCACAATACAAAATAGCGAAATTTTAGCAGACGCTTCTTTACTATTTGTAATTGCTGGATATGCAGTTCATCAGATCCAAAGTGAGAAAAAAGTAGTACAAGATACTGTAGTGCCGGCCACACCCGGTGATCATGAAACCCCACAATAAAATAATATAATACAATGACTCGAGACTTAGATAAGTGGTTTGATTTGAATATTGACACTGACACCCGAACAATTTATATGGGCAGTACAGGATACCTTGGAGATGAATCAGAAACCGGCGTCGACCATTCGATGGCAGCATATCTAATAAAGGGTATGCATACTCTTGAATCAAAGAATATGAAACCTATAGTCATTATAATGAATAACCCAGGAGGTGACTGGTATCACGGTATGGCAATCTATGATGCTATTAAATCATCAACATGTCACTGCACAATTAAAGTTTATGGCCATGCGATGAGCATGGGCAGTGTTATCCTACAGGCGGCAGATGTTCGAGTAATGATGCCGAGCTCAAGATTTATGATTCACTATGGAACTGATGGCAAATATTCACATGCTAAGATTGCATATAAATGGGCAGACGAGGGAAAGCGTGTTAACTATGAGATGGAAAATATTTATTTAGAACGTATGCTTAACTATGAAGAGGAACATGGAATTAAGCTTGAATCAGCTCTTGAAAAGATAGTGAATCGGGATAACGAATTTGAATATCAAAAGAAAGCTCCAGTAAAATATAAATTTGCTACCAAACGCGATGTTCGTAAAGAGGAGATGCGCCTGGTTCTTGTACAATTACTTAATTATGATACAATACTTAGACCTGAAGAAACGATTAGTATTGGATTAGCAGATTCGATCTATTCTGCAGAATAAATAATAAAAAAGTTTACAATATGTCAATTCTTTTAGGTTACGAAAAGTGGAAAAGATTATATGAGCAGGCAGAAGAAGAGGCTACCTCGACAGACAGCGGAGCATCTGAAATAGCGTCCACTGAGGTAGATCTATATAATGGACTTGTTACGAAGATTAATACTGATACTCGTGAGAAAATCAATATTATGGGTAAAATAACAGATGATAATACTAAGAAAGGTATTGTTGAATCATTTATCCATTGGAAAAATCTTCCAAAGAAATTTCTACGTGAGTTAGAAAAATATAAATTTGTTGCCGGCCATGTTGGAATCCATATTGATTTTCCATCAATTTCTGGTGAAGACGGAACACTTAAATATATTGATACTGACGGTGCTGAAAAGGTTGTCAAAAATATTTCAGAAATACTTGATGATATTAATACAAAAAATATTGATCTTTTTGCAACTGGTGAAGATACTCAATTCAGTATCCTAGTTGAATCATATTCAGAAGGTAAAAAAAGATTAAAACGATTTAAAGCAGTATCAAGCACATTTCCTGATAAACTAGTAACTATACTAGAAGGAAGAGTCCCAGTCTTTACATCAGCAACCGCTACTTCTCCCGGAAAAGATTCAAAGTCTACACCTGGAAGTGACGGTATACCGATTAAGATTGTGGTTCCATTGCCAGTTAGTGATACTCAACCGGGTACTACCTTTGCAGTCGGTAAAGCAGATTTAACGAATTCTCAAGTGACTACTGATATAGTATGGAATGCTATCCAAGAGGCTCTTAAGAAGAATAATATTGTAGCTGGCGCTAAAATTCAAATTACTAGTGTTAAAATTATATCATCGGCTAGTAATTATTGGGGCGGAATCGTTACGCCTACTTATAAAAATGACGGTACTCCAACTGGACAAGAGTATTCAGCAGTTCCGCCGACTCGAGCAAAAGATACAAACTATGCAACCCACGCAGAATCTAATTATACGCTAGCTACAAATAGAGGACTTGCACTATCTACATCAGTCGTTGCTGGATTAAAAGCAAAAGGAATTGCTGAAATTGCTGAACCTTCTTTCGATACTCGAGTTACTGATACTGGTGGTGTAAATGACAATACGCGCGTAACTACAACATATCCAAACCCTGGACAGTTTGCTAAAATTATAATTACTGCAAAAACAACAGATCTTATACCGGTACCTATACCTGGAAAAAAGATTACAACCTTTCAATTAACTCAATTTACATTAGCACTAGTTGGAAATACAGGAACTACAAATCCGAAGCTGGATAAAGTTAGAGGCTGGTCAATTGATCGTCCGAAATATTTAAAGAAGTCTGGAGGATGGAAATCTGGTGGATATATTAAGAGACATGGTGGAGCAAACCGACCATTTAATGGATTATCACATCTTTTAAGTAATGCATTAGGAACAAACTAAAAATATTATTTTGTTTAACCTAAAATAGCGAAGATTATATCTTCGCTATTTTTTCGCCAGTAACTAAGGTTATCCACCATTTACCGCTAGCTGAATCAACCATTAAATTTATTCCAATACCAGTATATTCACGACCCATTAATATTTCATGATGTCCCTTTGACTTCATAAATGCATCAAATGCTGCTTTTGCAAGTCCTTGTGATGTAATATTTGTAAAGCCTTTATGAAAGGTATATCCTCCCCAAATACATTCTCCATATGTGTTGAACTCCGTACCACAAAAATAATTACACCGATCTATAAAAGAGTAAAGTAAAGTATCTGTGCCAGTATATGGATATTTATCTATTTTAGATTTTTCAGTATGAGTTAGTATCAGGTCAATTCGTGCAAGACCTTTAACTAAAGAAAACATGTAATTATTATGATATGCACATGCAAGAGAGGCAGCAGAATCAATTTGTGTGTTAAATGGATGCGATATGTTAACCCATTTGCGTGAAACTTTATTATATGTATTTGTTACCTGTAATCCAAATTCTGCAGCTCTAGCAGAATCGATAAGTCTGACAAATTCTTTAGAGAATTCACCGGATTTTGGTAAAAATGTAGTAGTTTGAGAATATGCAGGTTGGCTTAGTGTGATTGCAACTAATATGAAGATTAACTTTTTCATGATTATTAGTTTTAGACTGTTTGTATATAGATATAATACTACTAATCTAATAACTAGTAAACATTCCACCCATGAATAATAATTGTCGCATGCGATAAGTCAGTAATTTCTTCTAGCTCTGTATCTACAGAACTAATTAATTCCTCAAGCTCAGTATCTACATCACTAACAAATTCTTCATATAGCTTAATATATTTCACATTAACTTAATATTTTTAGCACTACTTCTTCTACAAATTCTTCCATGTCTCCTGGATCAATTGTTGAAACTGAATCACGACTACTATGACAATTAAATAACATATCGTGATCTAAATAATGCTCTCCAAATTTAACTGGAGATTTTTTGCCATTTGTGAGAATCGGTAATGGATTAATTACAACAGAGTCTATTCCATTACGTCTAAAGATTACTGAATCATTAAATGGAGTTCTGACGATTGGGCAATCAAATTGACTAACAATTAAATCACTTAGTGGTCCAGGATATTTTCCTATAAAAAAAGTACGACCGCCCTTTCCGCTCAGTTCAAGATTAAGAACCCAGGAAATTGAACCAAATTTGCCGTCTTTAATTTGATCTGAAACGCGCTGTGCACCAAGCCCACCAAATTCTTCTCCATCTAATAATACTACTGGTACGTCGGGCAGTCTTAGCTTTATTGCGATTGCATTTATTACTGAACACGAATTATCATTTGCGTTATCTATACCTGCATTATGCACATCATGATGTGCAACTACCATTTTATTTGAAGATCCAGGCAAAATTAAATTATATCCGGTTGTTTCACCGACTGGAAATTCATCAAGTTCATATGGTACTCCATATGCCTTTAATAACATCATTAAGAATTTTACTCTAGGCGTAGGTTCAATTGGATCATTTTTAAAAATGGTTCCGACATTTCTAATTTTACAAAAATTATATATTTGTCCATACATATCAAAGTTATTTATTTTAAGTGACCTTCTCTATATCTTTTTTCATATTGATTTAGGTAGACTTCAAAGTTATCTCGAATCTCTTTGACTTTAAGCGCATAATTTGCACCTTCTGCATATCTCTGATCCAAATAATTAAAATAAGCTGCCTCTGTTTTTAATTTCCAGACACCTGTGCTTGACTGCCAAATAGCATAATCAATAACACTCATCTTCCAATTGTCATATGTTGCATGGCCGGAATTTACACCAGTCTGCACATTAGGTCGACATGCTGCTCGTTTCATTCCAAAGAAGTTATGATTTTCTACACTAATTGAACTTGAGAAACCTGTTTCAACAACAACCTGTGACCATACGATTTCTGGGTACTTAATACCAATTTCTTTCATATATTTGTAGATTGCCATCGGGCTCATTAGTGTATTTTCATGTGCATTTATTAGAACAACAAGTTCTTCATATTCAGGTGCAGCTATCTTTTTTTCATGGTTTGAGCATACCATATATCCTAGACCTCCACTGAAGCCTAGCCCGATACATACTATCCACGGCATAAGTATTCGGATCTTTGAAATACCGACTAAATTTAACTGTGTTGTATCAAATTTATAAATTTTTGAAAATATCATAAAATCAAATATTACAGGTTAGAGTATAATTAGACTATCTTACGTAGATAAATAAAAAAAAGAATCATAAAAATGTATATTATTTCAAATTTTGCAAAATGGAAACAGCTTAATGAAGGACTTTTTTGGGACATTACTGAAACTGAACCTATCGCTGGTACTAACCATAAGGTTAAAGTTAAATACCTTGACGGAAATAGCTTTAAAGTAAAAGCAGTAAACGACCGTGATATGGTTGGCGCAGACGGCACGATCGATCCAACCCTAATGGATGGAATTGTTGCTTTCCTTAAAGGTCACGATTTGACTAATTTTAGTCGCGAATATCCAGCATTGCAGGATCTTGCTACTTTTTATAAAGATAGCTTTTTTACTTACAATGTAAAAAAAGAAACAGATAATAAACAAGTTATTGTTTTCTCAATTCAAAAGAGAGCAAGTTTCAAAGGAGTTACTCCAGAAACAAAAATATTATCTGACGATGCTGCTGCAAAACTTGCACAAGCGCCAGACGCAAAAGCCGTGCTTGCAAATTCAGATAAGAGTCTTTTAAATAGCACAGCAGAAGCACCTGCAGCTGCCACGGCCGCTGGCATGGTGAAATTAGCCGCTCCTGTATTAATTGCGGATCTTTCTAAACTTACTGCTGAGATGCCACTGTTTAAAGCAATTGATGCGCTAGTTGCTGGATTAGCTACATCAAAAGTATTTACTGACAAAAAAGTACTTGAGCTTATTAATAAGTCAGCTGATGAACTTGAAGCATCTAAGATTGGTGATAGTACCGTTTTACTTGTTAAAGGAATAATTGCAGGTTTGGGACTAGGTACATTCACAGACAAATACGGTAGAGCAAAACCACGTACTCAAATTACTCAAGAAGTAGTAGATAAAATTTTAGCACTTGCACCGGCGCCTAGCGCAGAAGTAACTGCACAAAACTCTTCACGTAACCGTAAATTTACTGGAAAACGTATTAATGAAGCACAACCTGTACCGACTCCAGTTACTCCAGCACCAGTGACTCCAGCACCAGTGACTCCAGCTCTTCCTGCTAATTTCAAAATGGAAGACTTCCTTAAAGCGATCGGCGGTGGAGAAGTAACTACTGGAGATATCAAACTTCCAGACGGCGGAATTAAAAAAGCTACTGCTGCTAAAGGTGATGCAGTACTTAAACAAGTACAACAATTAATTATTGATAAATTTAGTGACGGCATGGCAACAAATCCAACCTTTATTAAATTTAAAGGATATGGAGCAGATGGAAATTATGGACCAACTACTGAAGCGATGATTGAACTTGCAAAGATAGCGTGTGACTTAAAAGATGAAGACGGAACAGTTATTACATCAGAATTAGTAAATAAATTACAGACCGGAAATAAAAAAATTGTAGAAAGTTATTTAGGATTACGTGGACAATTAGTTGAACGATTAGTTGAACAATTTAACTTTGCCGCAGCAAATGCCAGATCTTCTGGAAAGGTATCGACCGGTAACCAGGGCACTGTAGATAAGAAAAAAGCGACCCCTGCATCTAGCCAGACTGATTGGTCTAAGTTTAGCTGTCTTACAGAGAAACCTGGAGCGGCCTTAAGGACAAATTCAGATGGAACCTGGACTATGTATACGATAAAAACTGACTGGACTGACCTTATTTTTTGGAATGATGGAAACTTTACTACAGTTGCTGCTTACAATTATGCTAAAGCACAAAATTTAGACCTAGCACTGTTATCAACAACGACAACATTAGATGAGAAGTTCCTTATTACCGCGAATGTTGGTACTGCCCTAAAGTGGACGTGCGATAACATTGCTGCAATAATTGCGGCTAAAGATTTCACAGGGGTTGCTACAGCTTGCGGGCATGCTTCTACGAACCCCGCGGTTACGAAAAAAAAATACAAGGATCCTGATATGAAATCCGATGTAGATACACTAGTTGATGATTTAGACGGAATTGTCACCGTTTCTAATCTACAAAGTATTCTTACAATTATTCAAAAATATGAAAACGGTGAATCAGAGGACGACACTGACCTAGATAATCCAATCACTGTTAATTCAGTAAAGCGACTTATGGCATTATATAGTGAGGATGAATCTGGTGATACATTAGATGGCGATGTTGAATCAGTTGGAACCGGATCACTTGCTGGTGGTGAAAAAATAAAAAAACAAATTCTAAACAAGTTACGCAAATATATTGCTGAAGAATAACCAGCATGATAAAAAGACGGTTGCCTCCGGAATTAAAAAAGAAAATCAAGACCTGGTGAAAGAAATAACTAAATTTGCAAAAACAAAACGCAAAGGACTTACCGAGTCTTTTGTGTTATCGTTTGCTGAATTCATCAATGAAGCATATGTTGATGAGTTTGGCGAATTAAAAGATTTTGAACTTACTCCAGAAGAACAATTCAGAGTTAATACTTATGATAGTATTGAGTCTATTAGTGATTTTTTAGAAGATGCAGGCGCAGATGAACTATCTCATAATATAGATGACTCATTTTTAACATTTGAATTTAGCTATTATGGCGAGCCATTTGCAATGCAACTGAATTTAGATAACGATACGACTGAAGTTATTTCACAAACCACCAGCATTCCTATTTATGCTGGATCGACTGACCCTCTATTTGACCTAATCCAAGTAAACGGTCTTTCTTTTTTATTAGGTGGCAGGTAATCTGCATCTAGTGTATTCTAACCTATCTTAACTAGGTGTCGACTATTTCCTTTAACTTGAGTATTATATCGAGTATTCAGGTCTAACTTCTCTAAATGTTATATTATATCGTAATTTAGAAATCTGTTTAGCTTGATGAATTAATTTAGTGTTGATCTCAATAATATCTCCATTTGTTAAATCCATGCTCTGTATGCCCAGTGCATAATGCTTTTGAGAATACTCAGCCTTTCCAAAATTAACCATTACTGCCGGACCAAAAAAATGTCCATGATCTCTATGCCAATGAATTGAGGTATTACTATCTGGCGAATTTCCTTTACATACTAAAATTGAATTCCATTTAGGTAAATATTTGTTTCCTATTTCAGCAACAAACTCTGGAGGAGCTGAATACTGAGTAACTGCACCTCTTTTATCTACTATTGATTGTAAATTAGAACCTAGACCATACCAAACTTCTAATCTGTCCTTTGAATAACTAGATTTTAAGTGTTGTTCAAAATCAGAAATAGATTGCAGCCACTTAAATATTTGTAAGCTGGCCTCTGTTCCATGTATATTCTCTAATAGTTTCATTATATGATATATTTTTAGCGAATCTTCCGCTATACTATTCAGAATTTCTTTCGAACTGATCTTGGGTTGCTTCCCATATTGGAACAAAAAGAGCATAACCATTATCATCTTCAAAATGATTACAGCTATCAATATATCTTGAAGAAAATTTAGTTCTCCAGTATTCGAACTCATTTTTAGCAGCGCACCATCGGGCAACTGTTGCATTTCGGTGATCTCCAATATACCATCCTCCATCCTTTAGGAGGCCTTTAGAGATCGCTCCAGCTTCGATAAGTTTCACCACATAAAAGCTTTTCCATTCCTCTGGGTCTTCTGAATAAGGCAACCTGGGGATATCAGATACCTTCTTAACCGGTGGAAGGTTATTCCAATATTCGCGACGGTTATCCTCACGCTCTTTTCTTAGACGCAGCTTTTCAGATTCCATCCAAAGCTTAGCTTCTTCCTTGGTGTTCCATATTTTCATGAATGTAGTGATATGCATCGATTACGCTCACACGAAGATCCTCAAGTGTGCCGATATTTGCAATTATCAAATCTGAATATTTTTCAACATCAATTGTCATAGACTCGCGCGATTCACGCGGCACTCGTGGATTTATAACACCGATAATTGCATCAAATACCTGCTGTTTAATACATGCATCTAATTCAGCTTGACTTCGCATGCCAATATAAACATCGGCACGCTTTATAATATCTTTCGCTAATCTTGCCTGATCGGAAGAGTTGTATGCACAAATTAAGTCATACCATTCAGCTCGGTGATTTTCCCGATCACTAAAACATTCATCAATATCACGATAGCCATATTTTTCTTTTAGTATATCAAAGACAAAAATTGATGATGATGCTTCTGAACTTGCTAGATGAGTCAATCCAAATTCTTCTTCTAATATTGCACCAACAGTGTCTTTACCGTGCCTTGCGTGACCTAAGATTAATAACTTCATATTTTATATTTGAATAAATTTTTTATTCGTGATCACTAGAGTTTGCAAAGAAGTATAGCAGCGATCGAGTATTCTTTTGTTCGCTACTTAGTCGCTCAAAACCAATCTTCAGTTCTTGAATCTCGTTTTGTATTGCAGCAGTTTTATCTCTTAATTCAGTAAGATCTAAATCACTACTTGTAATCTCAATAAATGCAGCTTCTCGCGCATCTGCATTAGAATAGACTTTCTTTCCGGCGTCATCAACTTTAGAGTTTATTTTATTCTTAAGAGCGATCTCAGTATTTAAAATCTCATTAGTGACCTCTTGATATTTTTGAGTCTTCTTAAGAATAATTGACTGTAAGTCTGCAATTACTTGAGGCAAGTCTAATAACCTCGAACCTAATTCTGATAGTTTTTCGTTTTTCATAAAAATAGTATTATTAATTAATTTTTACCAGTAAAATACTTTTCACGCAAATATTTATTCCAGGTCTCAAGTTTTCTACCATTGATAAAAAACCAGCCGATGCGTACTTCAAAAAACTTTACGATTTTATATTTCATAAAGTAATAGTACTACTTATTTTGTAGCAATAAAACCTTTAATCGACTAATTTCAGCAATTACATCATCGCCTAATTCTATTTTAGACATCAGTGATAAGTCTACAACTTGCGAGTATAATACTTCGATTAACTCTTGTTGTATTTTGATTGTTTCTTCTTTATTCATAACTTTATTTTTATATTAGTTTAATCTTCTAAGTTTAAATTATAGCCATTAAGTATTTCTCTAATCATCTCTCTATATTTTTCTGCAATATTCACCTCTTCACCAGTTGCTTCTTTTGATGCGTCAAGTAAACTTGCTCCATATTTAGTAGTTCCTCTTAACTTTTGATCTAAGTCCCACATAGACATTTTCCATTTCATAGCATCTAGTGCCACTCTTGCATCCTGTGATTCTTCTATTGAATCAAATTCAATTATTATTTTTCCCATTATGTTTAGATTTGAGTGTTATGACATTTACATTGAGTGCCTTTAAGGCTCTGTAATTCACCATCTGCCAAATAAAGAGCGCTAGCAATAATCTGCATTTGTTCAGCGGTTAGTGTGTATGTTGGTAAATCAAAGCCATAGGTCATTGCTGGACCTGGATCAAAAGATTCCATAAGGTATTGAGCTTCACCAATTGCTTTTTCTGTTCTTGTTCTTTCGTCGTTTTCTTTACTCATAACTTTCTATTTTTTAAATACTAATAAGTTTATAGTCAACCGAGTATTAATGTTCAGTTAATTTTTTATATTCCTGAACGCCGCGTTCCCATCCGACATAAGCATAGAAAAGAGTCATTAATTCAGTTTTACTTAAGATTACAACACGTTCATCTCCGTCCTTATCTTCATTAATAATAGAGATATTGCTGCTTGCTTCAAATTCAACGGTCGCATCAGTTGTCGATCCGTCTTCAAAAATAATTTTTCCAATTTTAAATCTCGGCATGGTTATCTAGGTCTAGTTAGTAATATTTCGATTTTTGGTCGAATCGTCCGTTCAATTTTAAATGCTGGTGCAGAGTACGCTGCAATAATTTTCTGCATAGTTGCTGGCCCAGGAATACCCGTTATTTGTCGATTGTTAAATCCATCGTCAAACATGGTGGCACCTCGATCCTCAATCTGAGTAAGCGGTTTTGAAAAATCAAAGATTATTTTATCGGAGCCTGCTCCATTTGTGGAAGTTGGGTTAAATGCTTTGAAATCCCAGCCCTTTTCTACAATAAATAGGTAGACTTCATGACCGATTGAGCCAGTAAAAGTTATTCGATTTGGCCACTTTCCGGCTTCTTCCCGTAACTCAGAAAGGTAATCTGACATGACTTGGAATACGTCCTGCGTGAACTGTGCATCTTTTGTTATAGGAACATTAAACCGCATTTGTAGTTATTGTAAATTCACCGAGTTGCTTTTTAGGATGCAGCTCGCTACTAATTTTTCGAAGGATCGCATTTACTCGATCGCTTCCTTTACCATCAATCCACATCGTTCCATTATTTCTGCAGGTAAACGTGCGCTGTGCATCATCCATGCATTCAAACTTAAAGGAATCTAGCGTGTCATGAATTACACCAAAATGGAAAATGAATACTTCTCTTGAATAATAGTCTGGCTTTGCTTCTGCAAATTTTGTCAGAACATCGTATACTTTCTCAGCAATATTGGTTGGTAACTTTTGCATTGTTTCTTATTTAAGAACATCCATGATTTTAGATTCCTGAACGCTGGCTACTGCAAATTCTGCAATAGAATCTTTAAATCGAGCAGTCAATTTAGTTTCCGCATCTGAGATTGACTCTGCTGCTACTAAATACTGTTCTTTAATTGTTTTTGTGCGACCTGAACGATCGTCAATTGTTTCAAATTTTACAGTTGCTGTGTAATACATAAGTTATTTTGTTTTTTTGTTTGATTTTCTTGCTTTATCAATAAATGCATAGCAGTTATTTGATCCAATTACGGCATCATATTTGTCCAGAATACGAAAAAATTCATCGTGACCTGCTTCTGCATATTCCTGCTTAAGAGTTTTAAGGTCAGGTAAGTATCGTTTATTGAATCCCATACGTATTATATACTCCTAGTTTTTCCGTGGTTTATCTTGAAGACAGGAAAACGTAATGAATTGTTACCATGTTGATCAGTTGTCTCCTCAAAATAAGTAACTGTGATAATACCATCGACTATTTTTTCAGGATGGGAATAATATTCACGGCGTTCAGCTATTGAAAACCCACTACCTACTTGAACTCGATTTCCTTTGTGTTCAATAATAACGGCACTTAACATAGTTTCCTCAACTTCAAGTTCATTTACAATAACACGCTGTGGACCAATAATCGTTTCAATTACCCGATATTCGGCATCAAAAAATTCTTTAATCTTTAACATATTCTTTGTGCGGTCACCTTCATAGCCAACATCACGACGAGCAATTAATCCTTCCCATCCATGTGCTTTGGCCATTTGTCTAAAATCAAGTACTTCATGTTCTGTATATACTCGAGTTTGAGGTAGTGTTGCAAGAATTGTTGAATCAGTAAAGATATGTCGCTGCCTTCTTTCTTGTAATTTCTCCTCTCCTCGGCCACTATCAAATTCTTCAAGGGTCAGGCAATCAAATACCCAGTATCTAGGTTTTTGAATAGTATGCTCCTTACGCTGAATCTGTTTCAGGATTCCCTGGAAGTCATCTGTGCCATCATTATTCATCATACATATTTCACCATCTAACACACAGTCAGTTAACCCCAGGCGCTCTATTTCCTCTCGAACTTTTCCAAGAGTCTCAAATTCTTTACCGTTTCTTGAAAAGAATTTAATACTGTTATTTCTAATTATCGTTATACACCTGACTCCATCTAATTTACGTGAAATATACCAAGTACCGTCGGCCAAGTTGACCTTTTTAACTTTGGTAAAATCATAGGCCAGTGCGACATCAAATGTAGGAATTAGTCCAGGAAAAACTCGATTAATTAGACTAGTTGTTGCTCGGGTTTCAAGATTACGATCGATTATTTGGTAGATCAAATAATCGAATTTTGAATATTTTGCAATAAAATTATTAACAGCTTCAATTGCAGTGTGGCCGGTAATATTACGATCAGCTAAGTCGTCCAGTAAATAGAAAAGATTGTCATATACATCAACGACTGCAGTAAGATCTGATCGCTTTTTAAGATTAGCAGAAGTTACGCCGTATTGTTTATATGGATGATATGTATATTTCAATACATCACAGATAAACGTATCACCTGAATACTTTTTAAGTATATCGATTTTGTGATTCGTCGAATTTGAGGAATTCATCTCACTGATGAAGTCTGCAAGATTCTGGAAATGTTTAGTCATAGTAGTAGAGCATTGATATACTACTATTATACTAAATCGGGATGGTTAATTAAATAGTAAGGTCACACTTTTCGGTACCATACTTATCGAACCAACCAGCAGTCACCTCAACTGCAAATCTGGCAGGCTTTTTACTAAAATATCGTGGTAGTTTGTGATCGGCTTCGCCAGTAGTCGGCAGCATTGTTTCGTGTCCAACATACTGCATTGCAGAATCAAAGAAGATAATATCTAGTGGGAAACGAACGTCTTTCATCCAAAAAGACAGAGGCTGATTTCCATCATAAATAAAAATAATTCCTTCACCTTCTTCAGGCTCAGAGGTCGCTCCCATAAATCCTTTTGCTTGGCTTTGCGGAGTTGTTGCAACCCTTAATCGCAACGTTTTGCCAGCAAGCGTTACTTCAATATCTTTACCGTCTACTTGGTTCTTCTTGCAGAATTCTTCAAACAGAGGCACGATTTTATTATGTTGATACTCACTCATCGTAATTATTTATCCTAATTCTTTAAAAATAAAAAACGAGCGATCACATATGCGATAGCTCGTTTTAGGTTTGATTATAGTAGTTTGTGAATTACTTTGCCGGCTCTTCTTCAGGTGTTTCTTCACCTTCTGTAGCTTCTTCACCTTCTTTAGGTTCTTCTTCACCTTCTTTAGGTTCTTCTTCACCTTCTTCACCACCTTCAAGTTTTTCAACCCGTTCAGTTAAGTCTTCAATCATAGCTTTTAAGCTATCAAGTGTTACAGGTTCAGTTTCTTCTCCTTCTGGAGTATCGGTATCAGCCTCTGTGCTTTCTTCTTCCTCTTCCTCTGGATTTGCTCCCCAATCTTCTGTTTCACCATCACCATATTGATTAATGTCTCCGAATTGGCTGTCAAATTCACCTTCGGACCCGATATAATTTCCCATCGTTGCTCCATCGCTTTCATTTACGCGAGATTTCATAAAGCCTGCAAAGTTCTTTACTTTCATTGTTAATTCAATTTTTTATTATTTATCAGATAAATTAGCTCGTTTTCTCAGTTTGCAACTCAGATTTAAGCAAATTGATTTCTTCATCGATTTTACGAATTGCCTCCATAGATTGACGAAACATCATTGATACTGAAAATACTCGCTGTGCAGAGTCAATACCCTTTCCACCAATCTTAGTCAAGAAGAAATTAATTGATTCGATTGTTGATGCAGGTAATTTAATTTTAACAGGAGTAGACTCCTTTGGATCCATTGCCTGTAAAGTATTATCCATCGTTAAAACTGACATAATTACAAGGTATGCTTCATTTGGTCCTTTCCATTCAACCTTTTGATTAATTGTATTTTTAAGGAATTTTAAATCAGAATGATTAATTCGAACTTCAAATTCTCCAGTACGACGATTAATCAATTGTGTTAGTTGTTCCTGTGGAGTTAGTGGTACAGTAATAGGTTCAGCAATTGCCTCGTCTTGAACTGGTGTAACTTCCGGTGTAGCAACGAGAGTTTCTTCTGCACCTAATGTTGTGGTTTCGGTATTTTCCATTTTATAAAATATTTTGAAATATTCTACTAGGAAAAACTATTAGGTTTTATGCTATTGCTCCAGGCTCTATTGTAAAGTTTGGAATAATTTTAGCAGCATTTGCGTATGCCCAGGACTGTACCGTCTGGTCACTGCCCCAACCCGCATTTGCTCTAACAAAGACTCTAGTTGCATCTTCAGTTGAAGTAAAAGAGTTTAAATCAATTCCATGAGGTTTTATGGTGTTTATGAAATAGAGAACTGCAACTTTTGCAGAAGTCGCCGGGTCATTTAGCATATCTGGATTATTTATTAGATCTAGGCCAGTGGCGGTCGCATACTTTTGATATCCTGATTTAAAGGTAATGCCATTAAATCCACGGCCACGATATTTCCAGCCGTCTCCAGGTTGAGTATTTCCATAAGCATTAGTCCTCATTCCATTTGGCTTTTGACCGTATACAAAATTTGCAAGTTTTTCCGGATTACGTTCATATTGTACAGCCAAGTCATTATAATTATCTTTACCTTGTCCCTTCGGTACCATTTTACCAGTCTTTGAAAATACTCCCCATACTTCAGGTAGTCTCTCTTTAGAGTAATTCATATTTTCGTTTTTAGGAATAAAACCACTCTCCTTACCAATAACAGCAAGTATTCCAACTTGAGAATAGGGATTGGTAATACCCTGCCGCGTCATCTCATTGATTAGTAAATTAATATTTCTTTGCTTTTCTCCAGAATATGAAGATTTTAGTTTACCATTAGATAGTTCAACCTTACCTCTTTCTACTTTAGTTAACTCAACTGCTTTGGGATCAACTTGAACACCAAAGAGTGCACCATATGTGGCAGGTCCAACGATACCATCAATTCCAATAAGACGATCAGTTTGAAATGCTCTTACTGCATTATATGTGTCTTTATCATATTCACTATTTGGTTCTTTAGTAAAATATTTCAGTTCTTTTAGTTTAGTCTGAATTACTTTGACAACATCGCCAGTTGCTCCAGACTTAAGTAATTTTTCTCCAGATTGAATTTGTGTCATATTAATATCTTGGTTATTTGCGGTCAACTCAGTCGCGGCAGGTGCAGCTACCTTTACTCCGCTTACTGAATCCTTACCGTCTTGTTTTTTAACTCCTACGTGAATATGGTTGAAGTGATTTGGTACTCTCCAGCCTACTTGATATCGATATCCGTCCTTTACTACATTGAACCAGGTACCACCCTTGTATTCAGGGTGACCAAACCAGTCCATTAAATGTGCAAGTAACCTATCACCAGTTTCTAAATTGCAGCCGAGGTCAACGGCATATGTAAAATCCTGCCCATCAAAATGATCAGAAGTTCGATTAGATGCAGTTTTTACTCGAGTTCTTTTTTGAGACGAAATTATATTTTTTCCAACAAATTCATTTGCAATTTTACCAAAGGCTAATGCTCTCTGCATACTTCCATCCCAGTCTCCGCCGGCTCCTCCTGGAGAAACTTTACCGCTGTCTACTCCTCCAGTAGGAAGTCCAAATGTTTCATCTGGATAATTTCCACTGGGATCAAAGGCAAATGTTGCTTCATATAATCGCTTCCAGTTTTTATAATTTACAAGATATGACATCTATCGATATTCTTTTCTTTTATTTATCTCAAACCTGACACAAGAAGTCGGTCTAATATAATTAGTTGTGATCGCACGGTGAGTGAATATGCTTCTTCTGGAGTAACAAATTTTGCCCAATCAACTTCTTCGATTTGAAGTTGACGATTAGGTATTCTTTCTGTTTCTAAACCGATCTCAGAAAGATTATCTATTTTACAGATAAAATAGATGAGTTGTCGTTCAACTTTACGAGTTTTACTATAAAAATTAACTAGCTCTGGACTGGGATCAAGTTGACTTGCTCCTAATATGATTCCAGTTTCTTCACGTAATTCACGAAGAGCCGCAGTGATGGGTTCTTCACCAGATTCCATGCTTCCTTTTGGGATTCCACAAATTCCACGTTGCCAGGTACCGCCAGTTGGGTGTACCAATAATATTTTATTTTGATAGATTATTGCGACGCCGGCCGCCATCCTCTTTTCCAATTTAGAATTAATGTCTTCGTAACCTTCGTTGATATATTCACTAAAGTTCAGAATTGACATACTTTATATTCTTATATTTTGCTAATTGTAAAATTTCTCTCTTCTTAACAGATGGTTTCTTAAAGGTCTTGCGATCTCGAAGCTCACTAACAATACCTAATCGATCGCTTTTTTGTCGATATAGTTTAAGACATGAGTCTATTTTTTTATTGTTACAATTTATGATAATCACTAGCCTACGTATTTTTTAAAATCAATTGAATGCTTCGGTTTAAGCAAAGCAGCGTCATAATATCTCTTCTTATAATACGGTTTTACGTATGTTTCAAATAATTGGGTTTTAAACCAATTTGGTAATTTGGCAACATAGAAATCTTCGTATGCGCTTTCGTACATTTTTATACTTTGTGAAGGACTTAGGTTTAGAGAAGTTGAAATTGCATCTAAATATAGAGTGTCGCCGGACTCAACTAATCCAAGATGATAGAAATCTAGTGGATATTCAGAGGAGATTGATTCTATTATTGTATTTACTTGATCTAAGTATTTAAAGCGAGCTGGGTTGACATCAAAACCCAAGGTATTTGTTTTTTCTTGAACATGTATTGGCCTGTCTTTAAATGCTAGAACATCGAACCTAGTAGTTGGCGTCTTCTTTTCTCTAAATATTGGGAAGTGTCTTTCAGATTTTCTGAATTTTCCAAATGTTTTGAAGACCTCAGACGCATCGCCATCCACTCCGGTGATAGGAAATTTTAAACCTTTAACTTGTGCACGGTCAGTTGTTGATTTAGGGATAAATTGATTGCTATCAAACTTTTCACAAAGTTCTTCATATGTTGGAATTGATTTAGTATTAAATATATAACTTTCATTTACCGCAGTCGTCGGATATTTAAAATTATTCCATAATATAACTGGAGTTGTTGAACCTAGTGTTCGAGTTTCTGACGACTCTTTGATATGTTTAAATACGGCTACTCCATAATTCTCAGAGCACGCTAGAACTACCCGTTTTTCAAAATTCTTTGGATCCTTTGAATAATATGCTGCATAATCTGTAAAATTCTTTAGTTTCACGAGAATAGTCTTTTTATTATTTATCGCAAGGATAAATAAAATAAAGTATTTTTCATGATTAAGTCATTTAATAGTTGGTCCTCGTTAACCGAGGCTATTGCCAAAGGTAAAGATACAATGATCGATCCTACTTCTGGCAAGAAGCATAAAATTACATATAAAGTTCAATCGAACACTAAATTTGTTATGAAGATAATTAATGATTTAGATGTAATTGACGCATCAAATAAACTAACTGCCACTGGAATTGAGGCAATTAAGAACTATTTTAATGAAGAAGATCAATTCACAATGACAATAGGTCAATTTACACCTTCTTTCTTTACTAAAAAATTCATCGTCTATACTATTTTGAAAGACGGCGAACTATTTGGAAGAACTAAACAGAAGATTCAATTTGAAATTATTGATAGAAATGATGCAGCCGGCGCACCAGCACATCCAAATGTTACTGCAGGTATTCAATTTATTGATGATGAAAGTTTTAAAGCTCTTTCAGCACTTGCACCAGCAATCGTTACTGATTTACTTAATACTGCAAATCAAGCACAGCTTCCAGATCCGACCGCTGCTGATCCAGTAAAACCAGCAGAAACCGAAAATGCCGAAACTAAGAAAGAACAGGGTAAAAAATTCCTCTATACTATGCGAACAAATAGTAAACTCTATAAGATGGAGTTTATTGAAAATGGTTCAATTACTGCAAAGACACAAGACGGATCGGATCCAAATGGAACAGTATCATATGATGCACAAAACAAGAAAGTAATGTGGTCGACTACATTAGATGATGCTGACTCAAAAGATAGTAAAATATCTAAAAGTGTTGCAACTCCACTATTTACTGATTCTGAAATAACAAACGTTCAAGATAAAACATTTTTGGAGAAAATGTTCACAGACGATGCATTTAGAAAAAAAATAATTGATGAATACGAAAAAGAATATGCGTCTACTGAATTAACGCCAGAAAATCTTCGTACCATGTTATTCTATAAAGATGGAAAATCAATTTTTGGTACAAATGCTCCTGCGGAAACTGCAGTAAACCCTGGAGAAAAAACTGCTGGATTAAGTAAAGATCAAGAGGCTGCCTTTATGAAAGGAATAGAGGATATGTCCAAAGCTATTAATCCTTCTGCTCCTGTAACACCTGCTTAAAAAAATAACAGATATCACATGTTTTTAGATAAACGAAACTACGCACAGATCTATGAAAATTACCTAACTCCTGTTCTTGAACAGGGACCTGCTGTAATTTCAGACGATTTAAACACTCGACTTAAAGGGTATTTAGATAATGACCAGCTTCTTACGAAACTTGGAGAAATCTTAACGGCTTTCGATGAAGGAGAATATGAGTTAACGTCCCTTGATAAAACGGCATTTGGGATATCTGAAGAAGATCGACTATTTGTAAAGGTTGACAAATCAGTAAAGAGTGTTCCTAAATTTTTTATGTGGATTATGAATGACCAGTTCCTATGGGGAGATATTGATATGGAAGTAGCAGCTGCAATACTAAAGTCCGCCGGCGAAGGCACTAGCTGGAATGAACGCGGAATAATTGGTTCAATTGGAAGCTTCTTTGGTGGAAATGGTTCTGGTGATGCTGGAACAGATGAAGAGACAATTGCATCTCTTGCTGGAGCATTTGCACAGATTGCTGCAGCAAAGAGTGTAGATCCACAAATGTATTTTGATAAACTAGATGAAATATTTAAGTCTAAATATGGAAAATCTATCCAAGACTTTATGGAAGAGGAATTTGGTGGACATGGAGAAGTAGTTTCATGTAATCTATATCGTCGTAAGATTGAACCATCTGTATTGAGAGGATTAAATATTTGGACAATTTTAGGAGACGTTGCTCTAATCGTAGTTACTTGGGGAGGATCTGCCGCATTTACTGCAGGTTTAAAAGGAGCCCAGATTGCAAATGCAGCAAGCAAAGCAGTAAAAGCAGTTAAAGCCACTCGAGTAGTTGGAGCTTTAGGAAAGGGAGTAAAGGCAATTGGAGAAATAACTAGACTTAGTAAAGTATTTGCAAAATTAGGAAAAGTAAAACAGGTTGCAGCTTTAGAAAAAATTGGAGTATCTACAGGAAAAACCATTGAATATGCTAGAGCTGGAAAAATGGTAAATCATACGGTTAAAGAAATAAAGGCGACTGGTGTTGTTTTACAACCAGTAAAAGGTGCAGAATTTTTCACATCATTTGGAAATTTACCAGGATATCTTGCTCCGGCAAAAGCAACTGAATTATTTACCGTTGCTGGAGTTAATTTAACTCCAATGGGAGTTCTTGCAGCTAAAAAAGCTGGAGATATTGGCACAAGCGCTGGTGAAACTCCACAAGGAGCAGAAGAACCTGGAATAGGAGCAAAGGGTGCAGAAGCCATGGGATGGTATGATACGATGGCTGCAGATCCAAGTGCATATATTGAAAACGCAAAACAGCAAGGAGCATCAGATATTGCATCAATGTTACTTGATCTTAAAAATGGAAGCGGACTGTTTGGAAACACGACTGACCAAGAAGAGTGTTCAATTGCTCTTTTAATTACTGGATTAACTCCGGAAATGGCAAAAGAAGTTAGTGTCGCATATGGAAAGATTGATGCTAAAATGAATGTCTATGCGGTATTAGATGATGAACTTGGTGGAGATATTTCAACTCTAGCAAAAGCATACTGGACCGGCTGTACTGGAGAAGGTGATGAATATAAACCTGCAATCACAAGTATACTTGAAAAGATTAAGAAGACCGCTTAAAACCTAGAATAAGGGATAATATAACGAAGGTGTGAAAGTGATTCTTTTACACCTTTTTCTTTTTCGGAGTAAGTAGCAATATTTTCAAGTTCCGGAGTATTTACAGTTCCTTTACTAACACTACTCCAAAAATCTTTAAACTGATCATCAGTATCACCATACTTTTTATAGATTACTGGAATAATACTTGGCTGACCAAATAATTTGGCATAATTGTTTTGATAATCTGTAATTCTATCAAATGTTTCTTTTTCACTAGAATCAAAATTTGCGGCAGGCAGATATGTTGCGCCAGTCTCTTCTTTTTGCTTGTGGATCTCTTGTGCAACCCAGTTCTGCATAGCCGAATTTCCGTGATACATGATTTCTTCTTCCTTATATCCAGAGAGCTGAGCATCTCCAGTAATTAATTTAAGAACCTGTTTTCCAATGAATAGTGAAAGCTTGCCTATACCTTTTGTGGCTCCCCAGCTTTTCTTTAAGAAATATGCACCGACTCCTTCGAGCATCTTAGTATTTGATGATGCAACGCTTGAATAATATTTAGCAATTGCTTTTTCTTCACCGACTGCAAATAGACCGGGTGCTTTTTTATCAAACGCTTTGACCAGGTACTCTGCTGGAAATTCTTTAGCTAGAAGCGTGCCGTCAGATCCAATAATTTTTGCAGTTTTGGTGACCGGATCTATTTCCATTGCAATTTTGCTATCTTTTAACATAGCCTCAACTGCAACATCTGCATCCTTTGCTGCAAGATTAATAGCAACCTTTTCTGCTTCGCCAAATTCTTTTGAAAATTTACCAAGTTTTTCTCCTTGTTTTGAGAAAGCTTTACCCATTGTTTCAAAGAAACCTTTTAGCGGTTTACCGATAAATGGAATCCAGCCAACGACCTTTGCAATAAATACTTCAAAGAATTTTCCAAGCATGTCGGTAGCTTTTCCTAATACGTCAACGATATTTTTTGAAATAAATCTTAATAATTTAATTGCAGGACCGCTCTCTTTTGCAGGTAATTTAGCTAGAATTTCGCCGCCTCCTTTACCTCCGCCTTTTATTATTGCCGCAATTACTGGCTCTGCAGCCTTTGCTCCAGGCTTAAGAAGCTTTATCATATCACCTGCTCCAAATAATAATGCTGCAATTAATGAGATACAGCCTAATAACCATTTACCTCTAATGAAATAGATGATTGCATTAATAATATCTGCAATTGCACCGTAGACTCCAGGAAGAAGTCCAAGAATATCAAGTACCAGGTGTAGTATACCAATCGGTGATCCATCTTCAGTAAGTCCATAATATAAATTCTTTAGAAATCCAAAAACTCCACCGTCACTATGTTGAGTCGCAGCTCCTCCAGCAAGGGCTGCATCAAACTCTTCTGGAGTTCCTGCAATTTGACCTGCAGGTGCAGCTGGAGTAGTAGGTGTAGCTGGAGTAGCCGGTGCAGTTGCAGGCTTTACTCCGCCCATTAGACTGGCAGCTAACCCGCCAAATGGATTAGTTAGACTAGGTGCAACAGTTTCTTCAGTAAGTAGAGTAGTAAGTCGATCTTTTACACGAAGTCTAAAAATTTCAGCTGCTTCGTTTATTTTAGTTGAGTTTGGAACCTTTAGCTTAATTTTAGCTTGTTCAAGTATCTCATTCTTTCCTGAGATAAGTTCCTTATAGTAATTAGTAACTGCTTTTGTACCCTGATTTAAAATCATATCGAGGTGTAAATCGAATACTAGATTCTCAGGAATCGACATTTCAGCAAGATTTAGCATCTTTGCTTCCCATTCAATATTTTCAAAGGTTAATACTGAAGCAAAGATATGCTCATTTCCTTTAAAATATTCATTTATTAACGCGACTGGCTCAGGTTGAGCTCCATATGGTGCAATATATTTCATTAATACTAAATCTTTCTTATTATTTATCTAGATTAAATAGATTAGTTCTTAATTATCTTTTCAAAAAGACAACTACTGTTTCTTGAATCTCCGTTTGGAGATTCAATTAGGTAATATTAAAGCGGTTACTATTTAAGAGATATACTGCGTTCCAGGTAAGTACTTAAAATTAATTTAGTTGGGAGGATTGTTCATTCAAACGATTAATTAATTCCCTAAATAAGGAAACGTTGCCCGTCCGTTTAAAAAAAAGTAAAACATATTTTGTTGCAGCATCAATATGATCGACGGTTTTACAACTTTCAATTACTCGGATTACCCTTTGTTCTATTTCTTGATTATCCATATGTGTTTTCACAGTAGTTAGTGTAGGAATTAATGAAATTTAAGTATGCTTTTTTCAAGTCGTCCTGGTCACACTCATTTAAGTAAATAATAATTTCACGTAAATCATCAATATTATTAAAAGAAAATGTTTCACTTAAGAATGAAAATTTATATGAAACTGGAATCATTCCAAAAATCATCGCTTCATATATCCTAGCTGGAATAAATCGACGCTCGTCGTATTTCTCTTTAGTAACATTAATCATTACTAAATATTTTTCAAGTGTTGACCATACCGCCTGCCGTAGGTTTCGATATACTACTTGAACGCCAGAAGGAAGACTTTCCAAATCTTTTGATTTTCCAATAACAATTAATTGAATAGCATTTGAATTCCGAGTATCGGCTGATGCAAGCCAATTTAATATCGCAGGCAACATTTCACTCTTGGAATTTCCACTTTTATAGTTAGAGGTATCAATATTTCCATAGAATACAGATACTTTCTCTTTTGTATAATTTTCTTTATGCAAGGCAACACACTCTGATAAAAAGCGACTTGAGACTCCAGGAAAATCAATTGATGGAATGCTGATAGTTAAGACATCTCCATATTTTTTATAGAATGATGGAGGCAACGAAAGATCTGTATCAAGTATTATAATATTTTCCTTAGTATAACCGGAAGTAATTGCAGTATCAATAATCTCTTCGAAATTACTAGCATCTTTCCATTTTTTAGTAAGAGTTGAGATATTTCTAAATCTTGCTTTAAGATATATCTGTGAATATTTCTTATTGCGAATTCTATCCAATACTACATCAAATAATATTCCATAGTCATCAAACAAGTCAGTTCGATATTTAGCAAATACTTTTCCAAGAGCAGTGTCTGGAAATTGAATATCCTTTGAGATTTCACTAGCCTGTAATTCCTTTGGGTAATATGAATAGAAGTCAAATTTTTCGACTCCATATGATACTCTAATCGAGTCGATTAATCCTAATTGATACAGTGAATGTCCTGGCGAGTCAATTGTGTGTAGGTCAATTAGGCCAAAATATGCATATAGTGCTTTCATATTCTGTTATATTGATTTTAAGTTAACTGGTTTTATTAGATTTTCAGGTCGCTTGACCCAAGCCAAATACGTATTTAATACTCCATCAGTCGGAGTAACGGTCAGGTTTCCTTTCTGGAATATCTCCCAGGAATCTTGTGCATACTTACCTATTCCATATAATTCACTAGGTTCAGACCAATCTAGGGTCATCCAGTCTATCGAGAATCGACGAATCGTATTGGTTCGCCTATTCTTAAAGCCTAATGACGCAAGAAGATCTGCCATCTCAGTTGAATCGGCTGCACCTGCTTCAAGAGCAGTTGGATATCGCCTAAAAAATTCTTCACGAATCACATCGACCTGTTTTCTAGAAGTACAATTTAACATAATACAACAAACGAGCATCCTCCATGGATGCTCGTTGTATATTTCTTGTAGTAAATTATATGGACTATTTCTCATCCGATTTCATCGCGATAAAGTGAGTGATAAAATTCTTACCATATTCAACATTTGGTAATCCGCGAATAATATCAAACCCTGCATTTTTAAAGATGTTCATGATTTCTTGGTATAGAGTAACTCGGTAATTTTTGTCCTTAGTTAGGGATCGCATTGAGTTAAAATGCCATTCCACAATTACTAATCGAATAGGTGACCAGTCTTTGACTGATTTAATTAATTCATATTCAGCACCTTCAACATCCATTTTTATGGCAGTTGCGCCAGAACTTGTAATTGCATCATTAATATTGATTGCCGGAACCGTAATTACCTCACGACCTTTTACTGGAAGGATTGAATGTTTTCCAGAGTCAGATGAGATAAAAAAGCTGATGTCTGGCTCATGATTTGGAACAATTGCTTTTTGTACAAATTCACAGGTTCCTTCAACACTATTTACTTTCACGTTCTCCAATGCAAAACTTACATTATGTGGAAGAGCTTCATATGAAATAATTTTTTTGATCTTTGGGAACTGTTTTGCCATACGAATTGCAAAGAATCCTAAGTGACCACCAATGTCTAACCATGTATCTTCACGGTTAAGTGAATGGTTTACGTTTAACGGTGCTCCCATTCTTTCTGAAACAAACGGTTTAATATACTCGCCACTGTTTGGACTTTTTGAAACATTTGTTCCTACATTATACTTGACTTCATTAAGTCCTTTTCTAACATAAAATTTAAAATCAGAGTATTTGGTTTTCCAATCAACTAATTCAAGTTGGTCAAATTTTTTGGCAGTTGTAAAATCTATTCTAGTGTCCATATTAAAAATTAAGTGTTTACTTATTGTACTGTGTAGCACAAATCAGTTTTGATTATTTTACATATTTAATGTGTTTTACTTTACATATTATAAGCACGTACAGTGTTCTTAATAATAGTCTTTTCATGAAACTAATATACTATCTTTCTGGCTAATCTAAAATAAAAAAGGAGCATTTTGCTCCTTTTTTATTTTATAATACATTAAGTGATTTTTCTTTAGGTCGAGTCTTTCGAGTTATATTGTCTGTTTTTGAGCTTTTCTTTTTAGTAGGAGCGATCGTATGTACTTCTGATTCTGGATATCGTTCACTTTTTGAGCCACACATTACTATGTATTCACCAGTTATTCCATTTACTCCAATTACTTTACCAAGTTTTCCTTTTACTTCGACTGGATCGCCAGTTTTAAATTTGCGCTCTTTTGCTTTACCTTCGTTTACGCTAGTTCCTTTTTTTTTAATAGATCAATTCGGATAAATTCTTCTTTTAAATTATTGATTGTTTTTTCAACAGATTCTCTAATGTCTTCAAGTTTGTTGATGCTTTGCGCGTTAAGATCAGTATTTGCACAAGATTCAGTTAATTTCTTAGCTGATCCTTCTAATTTTTCTATATTTGCTAGAATATCACGTTTCTTTTCTTCAATCTGCATAATCTTAGCAACTTCTTTGTTAATTTCAGTTCCAAAAATAGGGCTAATGTCATAGTTGAATTTATTTTTAAAGAACTCAAACATTTCAAGTTCATTAACTTCATTCCATACTCGATCAGAAGTATTTACTTTTTCACAGATAAAATATTTGTCATTTAATTTAACAAGTACAGCTTCTGCCATTGTTCTATCATTTGAAATTTCTTTAATAAAATCAAAGTTGAATAGACAATTTGTATTTTCAATAATCTTTGAAACTTTTGTTTTAACGATATTGTTCTCTAATGCTAGAGCTTCAGATACATTTACTGCATTTGGAGTTCCGACCTTTGAGCCATTTACATACAAGTCAACTCCTTTTTCTTCGTTTACTTTGAAACCAAGTTTAAAGTTTCTAATTGATTTTGATTCAACACCAAGACCGTCGTCAGATTTAGCAAAACCTAGAGTTGCATATGCTTCACAAAGATCGTAGAAATTACCATATGCTGTTTTTACATAATTTGGGTCAACCTCTGCAATTTTAAATGCTCCATCTAAGTGAACTTTTGATTCATTTCCAAGTAATCCACTAGCTTCACGAATTGATAAGAATCGATTGTCTGTATAAACAAGTAATCCATCGGCCGTCTGTATTGCTGGAGAAATTAGATTGCTTATCTTAGTATCGAAATTACCTTCACCTAGAGTAAAGTTTCCAGTTTGAGTTGATTCAATAATTAAAAGATCATTAATTAATGTAGAGACAGCGGGAACAGACGTTCCATATTTAACCTTAAGGATATCCGCGGTATAGCTTTCATTAATCAGCATACTCTTTAAGTCAGAACTTACACCCGCATAAACTGGAGAATTTAATGAATCCATTTGATAGATTGTATTCAATACTGCAAGTTTTGATTGGTTTTCATTTACGTATTTTTTTACAGAAGCAACACATTTTTTAATGGTTACATCGTAATTATATTGTTCGAACATGTTAATAAATGATACACAGACTGCAAAATCCACTGCACCTTTGTTCAAATATGATTCAAACGAATCAATCTTAGTTTTAACTAATGGATTACTATATGCGTTAGATTCCTTAAGTAAAGTAATTTTAGCTAAAAGATTTACTTCTTTTGCAATAGCTGTAACTTTTGCCTCTGGTGTGTTTGCACTCTCGTTAAATTTAGTTAATAGTGTACTTAGCGCAGGATTTTTAATAGTTTCGTTGATATATGCTAGTCCAGTTTTAAGATTTGCACTAACCAGCGCAACGTTTTCTCCTAATGCAATCGATTTATTTGCTGATTCAACTATCATCTTTACTAACGGCTCAGAGCTCACAGACTTATTAGAATTGAGTTCGGCTAGCATTTTTTGCAAGAATTCGTTCATTTTGGTAATGATTTATTTTAGTTTATTTATCTGACTTTTAGAGCAGATATTCATAATTTCCAGGAGCTAGTTACCCTTTTCCGACACCCGCTTCTGAACTTGACCCTCTTCCAGCATTTGCTGAATTTGGGGAAACCCTTTGTGGTAATGGTACTCCAAATTTATTAACGACTGGCGCGACTGCGGTCTTCTTAATTATAGTATTCGGAATAACACTAGATGCTGTATCTTTGACTAACGTCTGTGCTTTAATCTCATTTAAGGTAGATTGAAGCTGCGCCAAGGCATTTCCTTCTTCTTTTGCAGTAGCAATTGCAAGGTCGATATCTGACTGTTCAGTCGCTTTTCTCCACTCTCCAGTATAAATTAAGGTCTCAGTTCCATCCTGTCCAACAGATATTAGATAGGCTGTCCGGTTTTGTGCTTGCAAAATAGTCTCGCTATCTTTTTTTGAAACAGTAAATGCAATTACACCAGTTGACAAATTTTCAATCTTGGCATTATTCATGTTTGTAATAGGCACTTTACCGCTGTCTGTTTCAAATACCAACCGATATTTTGCAGAATTTATATTTAAGTCCAATGGAACTTGTGTAACTTTACTACTTGAGCTATTTGTCGTGTATACTTTCAATTTGATAATATTATCAAATGGCGAAAGAATAAATCTAAGTTTTCCTTGGGAGAAGATTACTTCTTCTAGGGAATCTTTGGTTTTAATTAGAGAACTTACATTCGATACTGATATGCTACTATTATTAAAAAAGATCGGCACATATTCAGTCTGAACAACAGTACTCACAGGATTAATTGATGCCGGAATAGTAGTATTCATCTTAGGCTCACTAAATAATTTACTTGCCTCAAAGCTCTTCTTGATAATTTTATTGTAAACTTTTTGGGATTGCGGCTTATCTTGTAATGGCATTGTGATTAGTTTCTTACCATATTTCTTTGGAGAAACCAATGAGAATGACGCTTCGCGAATAATTTGCTCACCATTTAACCGGTTCGTTAATCGTGCTAAATAATCGATTGACATACTTACTGCTTCATTCGCATTTCGTAATACTGGTCTAAATGTATTTGGTTCATCAAATCTTTCCTCTTGGAAGAAGACGAATCGAGCAGTATTATTGAAACCTGTGCCTACTTGTTCAAATACACTAATTTGATGGATAATAATCCAGTCGTTTGCTGGATTTCTTTGATTTAGGATGCTAATTAAATCAGATGGGAAACCGGCGTTAAATGTCATATAGAATTCGATAAAATCACCGTCTATTGACTCATTGACATATGCACCAACATTGTCAAATTCATTGCTTTGTGAAAGTTGTGCTTCAAAATATTCAGTTACTTCAAACGTATCATATGTTACGCCAGCGTTTGTGTACATCGGCTTACGTCTTCCACATTCTCCTAGACCAATCGAGATTTGATTGTTATAGATAAATCCAGTTGACCCGATCGTATTTGGAGTAATTGCCGCAACAAATGTTGATGCTGGGACTGGCGATGTTTTGTAGTCTTCGTTAATATTCTTAATTGATGGAACCATAAGATCAATGTATCGATCATATGTTGCATTTGCTAAAAATAATGGTTTTGGATTAAAACTAATTAATTGAGCGATTGTTTCAGGTGCAAGTAGGATATTTGCAAAAACATTTGATTTGCCGTCATTTTCTGAGTGTTTAATACTTAGAATTAGTGCTTTAAAATTATCAAACTCGAAACCTGCAACAAAATGAAATCTGACTTGATCCATCACAACATTATATCCAGTTATTGGGGTCTGTGTGATTTCCGTGTCGTATGCTAAATAATCTGGTATCTTCTCACTATCTAAATATGCAAATGTATTGTTGCCAAGCGGAATAACTGTTAAGTCTTGGATATTCTTAGTAGATGAAAATGAACTATCACTATTTAAGATTTGGTGTGAATCAGTATGATTATTTTGAAGTAATACAAATGAATCTGTATAAAAATCTAATGACCCAAGTTGGTCAAACATGTATTCGACAATACAATATGCTGTTAAATTTACAAATCTACTTTTTCTCATTTCTTATTTGTTTCTTTTGAGTGCTTTTAATTTATAGTAATAACCAATGCCTATTTCCTGGTTAGTATTTGCACTAAATATTATATTATGTTTGCTTGCAATACTTAGGCCGACTCCAATTCCAATACATCCAAACTTATTTGAAATTATTGGCTTCATATAATTTCCTCCAATAATAAGTTGAAATGTGCGATCAATAGTTGGCACATATTTATCTGGAGGTAGACTATTTACTTGAAGTGAATCTATTAGTAACCAGTCAGGACCAACCACTCGATGCTTCCATAAACCAGTCGCCTCTTCGGTAACAACAATCTGTATTGGTAATTTACCAAATGACCAGTTACCGCGATATGCAGCTGTTTTTTTATTTACAAATCCGTCCCACTTAATAAATGGGTCCTTTTCTGCTGGATATCTAAGTGCAATATCAATTTGATTAGAATCAGTTGGATTAAATTTACCAAATCCTTCCTCAACTGAGCCTTTAAGTGAAATGACAGTTGATGTTAGACTTAATATTTTTTCGCCTTGTGACTTAACTGCATTATACAGATCTTTATTTGAATTTTTTAATTCAGTAGTTAGATCTTTTTCACTTTTGTAATAATCGACTAATTTAGAATAGCTACCCTCAGATTCCTTTATTAAAACATTTGATGCAATAATTGAACGCTTTAATTCATCAGACTGTTCAATTGAATTCTGACGAATTCCTTCTAGTCTCCATGCCAAAAAAATTAATAATAGAATAAGGATTCCAATGGAAATTAGGTAAAACCTGTCTTTATTTATAATCTGGCCTTTATTCATTGTTTTGTATTATTTTAAGAAGATCGTCTTGCGTAAGAGTCCGATCTAACTCTGCTTCTATCTTATTTATTACGATTTTTTCAGCCTTTCGAGTATACTCTAATTCTTGGCTAAGCACAGCTTGCCTATTTACAAGATCCTGTGCCATCCGATTAAGTTCAGCTATTTCTTCGTGTATTCGACCGTATGTTGAATACACAAGTCTTAATTCATTATTGTGGTGTGGTATCATTAGTCAACTATTTTTACGTCAAGTGTTCCACTCAACAGATATTCTATTCTAGCCAGGCGAGCCTCAATGTCTTCAGTATTCATTGATGCTTGAGTCGAGGTTTGTTCAGCAGCATATTCAGTAGGCATACTTGCAGGTGTTGCTGGGCTTTCAGTTTCAGAAGATTCAGATTTTACTTCCTTTGCAGTAACAGGCTCGGTCTTTTTATCGATCGGCTCAGCAGGCAATGGAGCTTTTACTTCTGGTGTCTTCACTGCAGGTAATGCTGGTTTTGTTTTAACAACTTCAGTCGATCCAGTTTTATCTCCAGCATCTTTCTTAGGAGAATTTACATCAAACCCAGCATACTTCTTAAGTAGTTCTGCATCACCTGAGCTAATATTATTAATATCAATAATATCACCATATGCGTTAGATTCACTACTTTTTTCAATAATTTTTTCTTCTTTTGGGGTTATCTCATTAACTGATGAATTTGTAGCAGAAGTCGTTGTATTTGAAACTGATGAATTTGTAGCAGAAGTAGTTGTATTTGAAACTGATGAATTTGTAGCAGAAGTTATTGGATTCGAATCACCTTCAATAAAATTCTTAAGTAGCTGTGCATCGCTTTCTGATAAATTATTAATTATTGACCCAGTAACTTTAGTTTTATTTGTAGTTTTTGAGGTAGGTTCAATAACTTTTTTAATAGCATCACCTGCAACAATCGGCGATGTCGTATTCTTTTCAGCAGAGGTATTATTATTGGTTACGTTATTTGTTACTGTTTCCTTTGATGAATTTACTGGGCTCGAAGCGACGGTCGGCATGGATGGTGCAGCAGCCGCAGCTGGTGCCGGCGATGCCAGTAAGTTTGGTGCAGCAGATTCAACATTTACTACAACTGCAGATTCAACATTTACTACAACTACAGGCGCACCTGTTTCTGGGCCCTTTCCAACTTCTTTTGGCAATTCTGATTTGCCGGCAGTAACTGTGCCGGTGGTTGTTTCTAGTGGAGCAGTTACTGATTTTTCTGGATTTAAAGTTGATGCCGGTGCAGACTTCTCAGAGTTTGCAGTGTCATTAATTGGTGCAGATCCTGCAGGCTTTGCGGCTTCTGTCGCATTTACTGGAGAGCTTGGAGTTTCTGGTTTAGCAGTACCGGATTCAATAAATGCATCATATAGTGGAGCAGTTAATCCGCCAGGCAAATCAATTCCTAAAAGCATTCCTTCACTCAGATCATCGACCGCAGTCTCAAAATCAGCACCGGTTTTATAGTCAGATATTTTTTGTTTGACTTGGGCCATTTTAGACAGAGCAGATGACATAAATCTATCGAACCATTTTTCTCCGCCAAGTTCCTTTAATTGTATGTACCGAGACTGACTTATTGGCTCATAAAAATTCTTGTGTAATATTTTATATTCTGCTTTTCCTGGACTGTCCTTTCCAGCAAGATTTTCAAGAATTACTGAAGTAAATGCACTGGGCATATTTTCTGATCCGCCAGCTTCAGGATATACCCATGCAAATAATTCACCAACTGTTGAGAACGATACCTTTGGATCAGAAAAACTTAGCGAAATCGGGTCAGTTAATTTGATTGCTTTTTGTCGAGCGGCAGCATATTGTGCAATCTTTTCATCTGACTGTTTGATTAGATCCTCAGCCTTTTTATTAAAGGAGTCGACAAATATTTTTTTCTTTTCTAACACGGACAGTTATTCTTTTTATTATTTATTTTAGAGATAGTCCGTCTGGTAAATTAACACGAATAGGTTGAGCAGCGACTTGTGTTTCCTGCGATATAGTATCATTTGCCGCTTCAATATCTTTTTTAAGTATATTTAGCAGTAGTGAATATTCCAAGTATTCTAAATTATAAAGTGTATCTAGGGACTGACCCAGCCGCACCGCCAATCGAGCATTAAGCTCCAATAAGTTCATTAAGTCCAGTTGAAATAATGAAAATATCTTTGACAGTGAAGCTTCCTCCCAAAAAAATATGGCTCTCCGTTTGTGTTTTACATTTTTCGCAAACGCTGGCCGCTTTATTTAGGCTAGCTTTTTCAAGTAAATCGGTGAACTTATGGATAACTACAAATTTTGTGTCATTCCAGTCAAGTGAACTCATTTTTAATTCGCTCAATATAGAAAGGTCGATTTTTCTCCAATCACGAAGTAGGTATGGACCGTGCGCATAGAACGAATCGTCTAGTGCAATATTTTTCTCCTGTTCATCGCGTCGTTTCTGTTTAAATTTAGCAGACATTCCAAGAGTCGGTAGGTGAAGCTGAATCGTATCTCCGAGTTTTTCAGATGATATAGAAAAGCATTTCTCTTCTGGAGAGTACCATTTCATTACTTCTTCTGGAAAATGGAAGCCCAATAGATTTTTACTTGTGACCTGGGTTTGATTTACATGACCACATTGCTCGTTTGAGCATTTAATATATGCCCAAAGCTTATTTTCCTGATTTGGAAAAGTTAATTCGTATATTCTAAATAGGATATGATATTTATCGACTTCAAGAAAATCATTGAAGTTCATCGACATCATCTGGCCTTTGATCTTAAATTTAGTGCAGGCATTAAGCACAAAATTTATTTTTTCACGAATATCGATTGGATCAGTTTCATCAATTGTTGACCAGTGCCGAATCTCTTTGGTTTTTGCAGACCTAATTAGTAACTCTGCCTTTTCTGGATAAAATAATCCTTGAGATGGTAGATTTTCAAGATTTAATATTTTCCATGGAGACTCTTCGGCAGCCGACATTTCAATCATGTTTTGATGACTTGATGCTTTACCTAAACTCATCACCTTTACTGGTTCCTCCTGTTTAACTTCAGTCGGTGCGACATTGTTTACTCCATACTTAATATCTTGTTCATTCAGGAAGCGCTCCGCTTCTTCTGGATTGACTTTATTCATTATGTGATATTTTTTTATCTTATATATGCAAAAAAGCAACTGGTTCTAAAATCAGTCGCTTTTGCTAATTAAAAGTATGATAAAATTATGAATTGATGAATTGTGAAAATGACATTACATGAGCAGAGGTAGATTCATATACCCGCTCAATTGTTTCAGGATAAACTTCCTGTATTTCTAAAGTTTTTGGATTCTTTATGTAGACTTGTATTGAATTGTTTGTATAGTCAGGAACGATTTTGTGTAATTTTCCGACAACTAATACTCCAGTTTCATGGTCAAGCATCGAGTTTACGACAACGCCTCTGATCCGGTCTCCAGGTTTATAAAATAGCTTTAATTTACTAACAGCAATATCAAAATCAGTATATCCTTTGTCTCCCTTGATTGAGAGGTCAACAAATGCTTTTTGGGATATTGAAATACCTGGCGTAAATTTACTACGACCTACTGTGAAGTTAAAATCTCCCTTGGTTCCATAAAATGGAATACCTCGAGTAAAATCTCCTCGAGAAACAAGTGGTGATATATTATTTTCATTAAGTTTATCCATTACCAAGCAATTGGAATTCCTCTCTTTTTGTAACCAACAATTGTATAGTCTGCTGCGTCTGGAGCAACTGATGCTCCGGTTGAATCACAGAAATCAAATTTCTTTAGATATACAGTAATTGTTGGAAAGTTAAGAAGATATGAAATTGGATAAATTGGTGCATCTGAATCTTTATTATCAATTCCCCAAATTTTAACATGAGTAGGAGTTGTAACTGTTCCAAAATCAACAAATTCTACTTTAAATACTGGACCCTTTGCGAATCCATATTGTTGAACTTCTCCAATTTGTTGATAACCGATAGTGGTTGGTGCGCCGGCTGGAGCACGCTTATCTGTACTAATAAAAGTAGGTTCGTAATTTAATTGATTTACCAGGGTAATTAACTCTGCTCCAGTATTCATCATGTTCTTTTTATTTTTTTATATTGACTTTCCAAATATTACTAGAGCAGATACTCTAACATTATATAGCAAGTTAGTATTAATGATCTTTATCTTATTTATTAAGTCTTCTGCCTTATTTGACTTCGGATTAGTAAAGATCGTAAAAAGATCATGTAGTGGATATTCGGTAGCAGTTAAGGTATCAGTATTTTCAAGAGATATTTTGACTGATTTATTTACCAATTCAATAGTTTCACCATTTGTATCATATGTTGGGTAAATAATACGAATCATTACTCCTCTAGCATATAATTTACCGCTTTCTAATTCGCTACTTGGTGAAAGTACTCCAGTTTGATTATCAAAGATTGTAATTTCTCCGCCATTCATTTCAGCATTAAGACCAATACATGTGTACCCATCCACTGGAAAAGCAAAATCTCCGATGCAGAACTCACCATGTGTAGCTTTACCGTCGACTACTCGAAAGCATTTATCGCCAAATAGTTGCAAGATTGGCTGGTTTTCATAACCGCCACAATCGTCGCATACCGCATTTAATTTATCAAGTGTCATAATTTTCCAAGTATTTTTTTCATCTTATTGCTAAGGCCCATCTTCTGACGTTGCTTGGGCTCCAGAGTTTGACGAGGAACTTGAATAGGTGTACTCGGTATAACTGGTGGCTCAACAGGTTGGGTTGTAGTGTTAGGCTGAATCGATTTTTCTACTTCAACTTTTACTTCTTCAACTTTTTCTGGAGCAACAATTTTTTCAAATACAGTCTCTTCAACTTCTTTTGGTTTAGCTGGCTCAATATTATCTATTCCATCATACTTAATAAAAAAATGCAAACACGTAAGTGAAATTAGTGGAAGTAATCCACCTTCAATTAATGCTAACCATCTACGTTGATCGATTGCATTCGAGACATCTGCACCAATCATGTCAAACACTGGTGCTGTAAGATCTGACCAGTCTTTGAAATTCTTGGTAGTCACATCAATATCTGAATAACAGAAGTAAATATTTCCTATAAATTGTATAAATGTTACTAGAATGAAGACGAACCAGACTGAGAATCCTCTGATTCGAACAGATGCTGCAGAAATTGCAGACATTGCCGCTATTTCAATTGCAATAGAAAGATATATTGCCCAACTTGTTGGGTTTGCAAGATCATACCAGCTAATAACATGGGAAATGGAGATAATCATCACAAGGATAATTGGCACTAAGAACATTCCGCGAATAACTCCAAGTTTATTCGATTTGATCCACTCTATCATTATTTCTCTAATTTTTGAAGCTCTTTATCAATCTCAGATTGTCGATTAACATCAAGTATTTTGCGGTCAGTTGACTGAATCATTCTCTTTTCAGCCTTCAATCCTTCAATTATTAACATTTTTTGAATGTCCGCAGCTATAATAATTTTAGAAATAATCGCTGAATCCATTAACTCAATCTTATTTGTTAAATCAGTGTTGGTTTTATCAAGTCTACTATTTGTTGTGCAGGTTTTGAAAAAAATAATTATAACAAGAGGTAACATTATTCGATGTGCCCACTTGTCTAAAAAGGTGAAAGTTTTATTCATCTTGTTTCTTTTTATTATTTATTTAACTAGAAGGTATTAAAATAGCCAGAGTGCTAGGCCAATTAAAATTAGTGTAATGGTTGAAAAGTATGAAATAGCATATACTAATGCTGGTCTTTTATACTTTTTAAAGTCGAATGTAATTTGTAGAACATATCCATAATACTCTTCATTTTTAATTCGATCATATTCAACTCTAACAGAATCAAGTATTCCCTCCTTAGTTAAGAAGTCAGTATATTTTTTCATTCGATCACTAATCATTTTAAGCTCAACGGATTCAGAGGATGTTTCTGAATAAAGCAGTAACTCAGGATTAAGATTTACACCAATATATAGATTTGAATCAACATCAACGGAAAGTCCAATTGCATCTAATTTGCCATCCCGTTGGAGTTCAGCAATTATTAATTTATACTTTGCAAATCGTGCTAAGTCTTCAAGGCATCCTTGAAGACTTTTAAAGATTTTTACTGGGTGGATTTTGTCTAGAATCATAGTATTGTTCGTATTTTTTCTTCAAGGTCAGGATTATCTTTAATTACTGCTTCTCTAATATCAACTCTGATTTTACGAAGTTTGGTCTTTACAGTATTTTCATTTATTTGATAATTCATTGCAATTTGTTTAACCTTTTTATTTTTTATCATCTTATCGATTGCGATGTTTTTCATCATCTCATCATCAATATTGTAGATTTCAGCTAAGGTTTTTGCATATATCTCTTCAACAGCAAGATGATATGCGTGAGTTGTTTCAAAATCATCGGCTTTGTCTATTTTCTGATAGAGACAATCAACATCAAGATGAGTATGCTTTTTCTTATGATATAAGTAATACAGGGTCTCATTTCGAGTAATTGTGTAGATCCATGTAGTAAATCTACCTTTTTCAAATTTAAACTGTGCAACATTTTTAAAGATGCGCTTAAGACTGTATTGTAATGCTTCTTCTGTATCAAATTCATTTTTACAGAACTTCCAAACGAAAAACTTTAATTTTGGATAAATTAGAGAAGCAAGCTCATTACGCTCAACTTCAGTAATTGCATCGGTTAATAGTTTTTCAGAAATTTCTTTTATTCTTAAATTAATTTTGTTGTTAATTTCGTCATATCCCATATTTATTTTATTACCTCGGCTTTATTTTTTAACTCGTTAATTATATTTAAACACAACTGACATTTTTCATATGTTTCTGACTTTTCATAGAAAATTATCGCATTCTCAAGACCGCTAATATATTTAGAGCGGCTTAAATTAATATTATACTCAATATTATTAAGTGTAATGCTAACTATTTTGATTTCATTAATTGACGTGTCTTTATAATTCGCGCTTATTGCGTCTACAACGTTATCATAAATAGTAATTTGATGAAGATTAAAAATTTCTTCAAGCGTAATGTCGCCATTAAATTTAAGGGATGCCATCGTTTATCTTATTAAGGTTATTCTATAATACTATATTGTATTTAATCTTTAAAAAATCTATCCTTTATTTTTTTCATGTGTTCCATGGATTCCATATCAAACACATTAGGCTGAACTCTCGGTCCGTCACCAGATGTATGCTGAGTGCTGTTTAATCGACGTAATTCATCAAAATTATACAAACTCTTTTTATTATTTTCACGATACACGTTAAATATTTTTTCTTCAAGCTCTTTACGATATTCTGCTGAAGAATTTTCAAATGTCTCAATTCCTATATCCCAGAACTGTGTTGAGTCAAAAAATGGTGCAATATTTATGCAGGTCATAGCTAAATCGTCATTTCCATTTTGACCACGATATGCTCCGCCTTTAGTTTTACCAAAGGACATCAGTTCCATGAAAGTTAAGTATTCATTTGGAATAATCTTATTAATTGTAACTAGGTGTTTAAATCTTTCACAATATTTTATTTTATTAGTTGGTCCAAGTCGTAATCCAATCTTTGGAACAACTGCCATTTCAGTATGTTTGGTATGAACAAACTGACCGGTCCAGTATTCAGAATTATCTACACATCTTGAGTGAACTATCTCACCTTTGTGATTCATCTCCAGGACTATCCTAACTTTGTTAGGATTAAATATTCGATATATTATAAATTCAGCTGCTGCTGCAAATTGAGTAACATCAAGTTCATTCGTTCTAAATATTCCAATCTGAACTAGTGAAATTGCATCTAATTCGTTTCGAACAGCATCCTTCTTCTTTAAGAGTTCAGAAACTGGCATCGCAACTACTTTGTAGATATTTAAAACTGAATAGTCACCGCCGACTCCATCTGCTGTATCTATACTGAATAGATAATTTGCTGAGTCATTTTTAAAGTCTGATAATTGGCGCTTTGCATATCGCGGATGCAGTTTTAGATAATCGTTGATATACATACGATCCTCGTCTAACGCAAAATTAGAATTCTTATAATCTACTCTAATATTGTTTAATTTCTTAAGTTCGTTTGACCCAAGTAATAATTGATCAGATGAGAAAAACTGAAGGCCGTACTCCTGGTTAAAGTCATCGAGTGAACCAATATCGGCAATTGTGTCTTCTTTCCATTTTTCATCACGACCAGGTACTTGCCACCAGTCAACTCTAAGTGCAACATAATTACTTCTATTTTCAATCGCATCAACCCAAATATCATGGAATTTATTTTTACCGTTTGGGGTAGAAGTAATTATAATCTTTGAATTAGAGTCAGCCGAAATAGTTGGGAATATTGTACGATAGAATTCATCTAATTTTGCCTGGTCAATATGTGCAAACTCATCAATATACAACACATTAACCGTTAAACCAATACCTGATTTTTTAGTGGTTGTTCTACCGACAACACGACTATCATTATCAAACTTTATATTACCGGTATTGACATGTTTAATACCCGGTTTCATAAAGAATGGAAGATTATCTAGTGAAATTCTAAACTTATCTAATAATTCTCGAGTAGTTGTGAAATTATCTGCAACAAGTAGTGCAGTTTTTTCTGCATGGAATAGAGTAAACCACAGGATAAAGATTGCAGAAGTCACAGATTTACCAATCTGACGACTTGCCATTAAGATATTGTATTTGTTTCCTTGGAACGAAAGTAAGATCTGTTCCTGGAAATCACGTAATCCGCCGGCATCTTTAAGTAGTTTGACCCCATCTGGTGTTTGAATAAAACAGTAATTATATGCGAAGTAAATAATATCTTCTTTACATTTGGAAAGTTCTTGCCATTCGCCTGGTGTATATTCAAAAGGTAGATTTGCACGTTTAAGATTAATATCATTATCTCTGAATGGAGAATTATGTAATCCTTTAACGTCAAGACCATTATCAATTTCATCTAGTAATTTATGAAGGCGAACGGTCGTCCATATCGAACTATTCGTATCGTCATCATCACCGCTCATTCTGGAAATCTTACGGGATGTGAATGCACCCCTATTTGACATTATATCCTTCATTGTCCTTAAATTATTTCAGTAAGATCGATGAAATCATCAGTGTCTTCTTGTTCGAGCTCAATATTGTGTTCTTTCATGAGATCCGATTTATTATTAGGATTAATTAAATTACCCGATACTTTTCCTTTCTGACGATCTTGGGAAGATATCGGTAAGCTTTTTGTAACGTTTTTAGTTCCTACAGTAATAAAGAACTGGCCTTCTTCTGGGCTAGAGCCGACCGTTTGTGCATCATCATTTACTGGCTTATCGCGGTTTAATTTTTGATATGTTTCTTCTAAGAAGATGATATAATTTGCCTGCATTTTAGTGACTGCAGCCATTTTATCTTGTAATTGTCCCATGACCTCGATTAATCGGGGATGCGTATTACCTGAAGTTATTTCTTCCATCACTTTAATGATGGTGATTTTAATAGTCTTCAGCTGAAAGAATAAGTTTGAAATGTTAATTGTATCGAGTTCTTTCTTGTGTTTTGCATAGTCACTTTCTTCAAAAATTCCAATATCTACGTAATTTTTGAATAACGAATTTGTTATTTCACGAGCTTTTTTCGTGAATTGGCTGCTCATTTCCTCAAAGTCATATGGGCTCTCAGCACGAGTCTCATTAGAAATCTCAGAATCTATAACTAAATCATTTTGATTTTCAGTACCAATTGAACCCAATAGTGCCTGTATCTCGTCTTTTAAGTGTCGTCTATTTTCTTTGTCTATTCCACCTTGTTTATTTGACATGAAATTACTTTATTTTATTTTCATACTTGTCTAGTGCAGGGTTTACGTGTATTTTAATCTGTTTTACTGCTTCGACCCATTCATAGATGATGCTATCTATACTTGACAAATATGAATTTAGTGTTTCATTCACATTGAACATTTGCGATGATAGTGAGCGCTTAAGTATTTGGCCTTTGTAATTGAACCCGGTGTGAAGTCTCTTTTCACGTCTTTCAAGAATCGGTCTAAATATGCTGTTTTTTACCATTTTAATATGATGTTTTTGGTCGAGGTACTATTGATTTTATTTGAATATTTACTGAGCCTAGACCTTCTTCAGAAAGTCCAGTAGCGTATGCATTTCCAAAACGATCTGAGAATCCTCCTCGAATTAATGGAAGCTCTACATCAAGTGTCACAATATCATTAAATTCATCCAGTCCAATATCTGTCGCTTTTGGATTTGCAATTTTTGCAATCTCATTCTTTTGTGAAACAATATTTACCGATACTGAATCTACTCCATTTACGCCTTCAATAATTTTAATTAAATCACTCTTTGGAACACGATTTCTACGAGTATTTTGAATAAAGAAAGTTCCAAGAACATTTAAAATATCCCGTTTAATAATATCGGTATCAACATCGTCAAATACAATAATTGAGGTATTAATAATATAATTACTTGGAACTGGATTAAGTATTTTAATGTCTGTTGAAATAAGCTTTGATCCAGATTTTTCAATATATCTAAGAAGTTCATTCTTTTGATAGTCAGTCAGTATAAATCTAGCAAGATCAGAATTAAAGTAATCTTGGCCAGTACTAAAAGTCTTTCTAATATCTGGAATCAAGAAAAGGTTGAGCACTCGATTATCAATTTCATCTAGGAACACATTAATCACTGAGAATAGTTTAAGTTTTCGAAGTAAGACTTCGTAGTGATCAGCGTTAACTAGAGCAAAGCTTTTCGACATTCTTGGAGCAATAAGTCGAGTCAAATTAGAATCTTCAGGATTTGAACCAAAGAATGGCGGATGTGTTGTTATAGCATCAATATAATCATTTAAGTTGATTTCATCACCTAAGATACTAAAACCAGTATCAATGAATTCAAATTGAACTTTACCTGGGTCATTTGTTCTAATATTTCCGTTTGCTCCCTCAGTAACAAGATATTCTACTGATATGTCTGAACCGCTGCTTGGAATCTTTCCATAGTTACCATTTCCAAAATAAAGATCTATTCCGCTAGTTATTCCAGTTTTAACCATGTATGACTTATCTCCCCTAGGCATATCTAGCATAGAATCATATTTTGTCCATTTTTCACCATTCACGTAAACATTTACATAGAAATTATCTACGTAGAAGTTTTGCGGACTACCGATTGAGAAACTATCGATTGCTACTCCTTTTGCAGTAACTGTTTGAGTTTCAACAACTCCTTGCCTAATTTGTAATTTGGTACCGTTGTCCTTGCCGCTAAATGAAAATTTAACCTCATCTTGTGGAAGATCTAGGATATAGGTTAGTCCATTATTTAGACAGCGTAATCGAGTTAAGTTTGGAACAATTACAAAATCATATGGTGCATCAACTGCGTCTGCATTAGTAGAAAGTTTTATCTCACCGATTGCTGAGACTGCACGGCTTGCATTGTGCCCAGTAAGGCTGGCTAATGAATATACTGAGGTTAACCGAGTTGCCTCGTTTATATTGAGTTCAGTAATTGCATCTTCAATATAGTAGAAAACAAGCTGTGTTAAATTCTCTACAACTAGAAGTAATTGCCCAAACGGTGAGGCTGCCGTAAAAACTACCCGGTTTTGATCAAATTTACTTGTTAAGTAATTTATTGACTGTCCGAGTATATCCTCAACATAAATGCTAAGTCGTGTAAAGACTTTAAAATTTTCAGTTGCACTAGCCATTTAGTATAATTTCTTTAGATTATTTATATCAGTAAAAACTTTTTTAAGCTTTTCTATATAATACTCAAGATAGATAATATAGATCTATCAAATATGGGGTCGTTCGGTTTTGACAGGTAATTTAGTTCTTTGAAGTGCAGGCCGTGTTAGCATTGGAAACACGATAATCACCTATGTAACAATTAAATGACGAAAAGTCAACTTTCACTTTTGAAGACGCAATGTCTTTCGTTAGTGCTGATTTAGCAGTAGCTGCTTAATACCAGATAGGTCTTATACTTACCTATATAAAACAAATGTATTCGCATGTGAGTCTCCGCTTAATGGACTCTTGAAATAAGAAATAGGAGCCCGGTTGGAAGTAATATTGGCGATTAGAACTTCATATTTTGTCAATTTATAAAAATAGACTAAGCCTGTGAATGAATTTCACTGATTTGTTATTTGGACGGGGCTATCGTATGCCCCCGACTCCACCACGTTTTCGCCAATAGAGTTAAATCTATTGGCGATTTTTATTAGGTTAATATTAATTGACTCCAAAAAATAAATTTAAAACTATATTGTCATTTTAATGTATAAATAATAAAAAATACAAATATTACTATGAAAAAGATGATCGCGTTATGCATTGCAATGTCTATCTTGGCTTCATGTGGAAGCAACAGTGAGCCTGCAACAACAGCGACCGTTGATTCTACTAAAGTTGCGGTTGACTCAAGTGCTTGCTGCCCAGCAGTAGACACTGCAAAGACAGTTGACACAGCGAAAGTTGTGAAAGTAAAGTAATTACTCTTACTTGACGGAAATTAAAAGGGAACCAATTGGTTCCCTTTTTTGTATAAATAGAATAAAGGTATAGTTCATGTTTAAATCAATTTCAAATAAAGAAATTTATGACAATTCAAGTTTATCCTTCGTATTTGAATTCTTTACCCCACTAAATAAAAGAGAGGCAGCTGCAAAGTTTGCTAGAGCGCTAGGTAAACACGTAAAATGGTTTATGGATATTGAAAAAGGTAACGAGCCGACATATGAATCGTTTACTGTGGCTCCACGATATTCAAATGGGTACAAAGAGATTACACTATCTACTGGTTTTTTACCATATCAGGAAGCAGTTCACATGTTTTTAAAAACAATGAATGTTATTGAAAGTATTGGGTACACAACAGACCGATGTTCAGTAAAGACTAGAATTCGTATTGATGAGTCAACATTAAAGTTACCAATTAAACTTGACAAATTAAACAAGTTCAAATATCTGCTTGGAATCAACGAGGAAGAATTATTTAACCTTTGGCCAGTACAGCAGAACGAAAATCGTAAACTATATCAAAATCACTTAAATTTTATTCAACCTAGGGATATTTACAATACTGTTGTTACTGAACGTTTTATTGAACGTATGGACCCGACTGAATTCAAATTTCCAGAATCAGATTTCTTTGCAAATGACTTTTCTGAATTAGGAGAAGGTAACCTAGTGATTAATTATATTGGTGGCAAAGATTATACTAAGAAGAAGAAAGAAGCAGTTTCTGCAATTAATCTTGTAATAGAACACCTATTTACAACCTTATCTTCAAATTATTCATACACTGCAGAAGAGAAGAAAAAGATTAATACTATCGTTAATGAGTTTAGAACATCAATTGATGGGACTCGTAATTATTTTAATTTTAAAATGTTATACCCAAATATCTCGGTATATATTGACCTAAAGGATGACCCTCGAATAGTTGAAGCAAATTACACGATTCTGCGTGAAAAAGTATTTAAGCTAATAGTTGGCGGCGGAATCACTGAAGCTACAATAAACTACGATAGTCGAAGAAAAGCAGTTCAAGTAAAAGATGCGGTTTTAAAGAAAAGTATTTTAATTGAAGGTATTGAGTTTTATCAGTGCCAGATCGAAGCCGATGCACACCTATGTCTATTTGAAGGGTGTACAATCAAATACTCAAAGTTACAAGAGTGTACAATTTTCTCAAATAATATAATCAAAGGTTCTAAAATAATTAATTGTGATTATTTAGGTGGAGAAAATGAGATTAGTATGAGCTATCTAGATAACTCAGAGACAAAGATGATTAATGCTGAACTTAAGGAGTGTCTTGTAAATCGAGGTAAATTCACAATAAATTCAACGATTGATAAATCAACAAAAATTATAAAAAAGTAATTGGCTACCTATATTCTAACTGCCCAATTTTTTAATAAATAATAAAAATAACTTACTCAGGATGCCTGTTTATAACAATTTAAAGGCTGTACGTAAATTAACAAATTCAAGTCTGACATCAATTATCGATATCACAAATTTGAACTTTACAAGTCTTTCTAGTGCAAATTTAGAATTTTTAAACAATATTAAATATAATGAGACGTTAAACACTTTTCAAGTATATAGTGGAATGTTTGATTTTGTTAATATTACTGATAACCTAAGCTTGACCCTAGATGGAATTCCAACATTTACAATTGACTCCTTAGGTCGTGCAGAAGGACAACAATTATTAGTTAAAGTAGCCGAAACTAAACGTCAAAGATTTACTGATTTCAACGATTGGCCAGAGATTGGTGTTCCTGGTGAAATAATTTACACTGGGATTCAAAATCAACGTCCAGAATTCGGAGAAGACTTTATTGGATATCTTCAAAGTCGTGGATGGGTAAGTTTAACTGAACCGAACGCAACATCATTTTTAACACTATATGAATTAGCAGGAAGTCCGCCAGTTCCAGCATGTCCAGCAATAAATACTGGAATAATTTGGGTAGGTCCTCTAGGTTACGAAACAGCAACTGTTGCAACTACTCAAACCCTATATTATACTGATGAAAATTGTAATATCTACGATCTTACCGGCGGTTTAGATGGAATCGTCAAAGCGACTGTCTCGATAGCCAGTGCGAATGTTTTAAATTTGGGTACTACACCATACTTATTGATTGCTTCACCTGGTGCAGGATATTACATTCAGGTATTGAGTGCATCATGTAAGGTTGATTTCAACACAACTGCATATGCCGTAAGTATATCACCAAGTGTTTATACTGATACTGCAACAAGCGACCAACACACTTTTTTTAATGCTTTAAATGCTACAGTAAGCAGAATAAGTGTATCGGCTCAGCAAGGTATAAGTGCAGCAGCAGATACTCAATTGATTTCAAATAAAGGAGTTTATTTAACATCAGGTGGTGTTAATCCAACAGCGGGGGATAGTGATATAGTTATTTATTTAACCTATAAAATAGTTCAGGAATAATAGCAGAAAGTAAAGTATTTTAACTCTCTACCTGTTTAATATTAGAACTAACTCCTTTGATTAGCATGCAAGGACTGACTCTTAATCAAAATCTAGTTCAATATCAAAATCAAAGTATTTAAACTTTGCAGTAAATATTTTGAAATCAGGAGTACCTGAACTATATGACAGCTTAAATCCGTCTTGGCCAACTAGTATTGGGCGTTGAAAAATAAGTGATGCTACAAGATATCCTTGGTTATCAAGTAATGAAAGTCGCATTGGTGGAAACGTCGGTGTCTTATTACTAAAATTCAAATAGTCTTTACTGTTTTCAAGAAAAATAAAGTAATTTAAGTAAGCATCGGTCAGCTTAAATGTAATCGAAAAGGTTCGAGTAAATAAGTCAGGTATCTGAACAGCATTCTTAAAATCCTGTTTCTTACCAAATAATCTAGTCTGAGTTGCTACCTCCATGTCCCATCCTGGAAAATCAACGCTTTGAATAGTAGATGACATAAAGTCATTAATACTATCATATGGTAGTATCAAACTCTGATAATACTTTTTATATTTCTCCTTTACTCGATCATTAAAATAATCTGGCGGAAAGGAGAAGATAAATCCATTTTGTCTTGCATTTAATAACATTATTTGCCTACTTTTTTTACTATTTTTATTTCTAAATTTCCATTACCTTTTATTAATCGATGCCACTCACCTTTTTTAATTAAAACTGGCATATTAATGCTAATTGGAATTTGATTCTCTAATTGTATTTTCCAATCACTATGTTCAGTTGCTTCAATTATTCTGTCTTCTTCGTCTCGATGCCACATAAATTCACTAAAATCAGTTATTTGACTAAATGTTCTGGTAAATCCATTATCACTTAATTTAGTTTCTTGAAATGGAAGCATTATTATATTTACTTTTTTATAAAAAAATCTAATTCTTTTTTATCAAGGTCATTAATTGGTGTAATTTTAGTGACTGGACTTCCTAAATGGTAATTCTTAAGTGAGAAATTATTATCATGTAGGTTGTATTCTACTATATTATATCCAATTTTTGGTTTATCAACACAATTAAAGACTAGTGGTGAATCTTTTCCAAATTTTGGATAAGCATCTAACATATTACCAATTACCCATTTACCATCTTTTATTATATAAATCTTAACTTTATTATTCTCAACATGCATTCCTATATTTGATAGTCGCATACCCTTGTTAGTTAGGTGTAAAATCGAGTTTGCTTCATTCTCAAATTCTGGATCTATAAAAAAAGAATTTTGATGCCACTTTTTTAGACCACGATCCTCACCTCCAGTATTAGCATGATCTGACTTCCACCGTTTTGTCTCTCCTTTATCAGTCATTAAGTATTTTGAACCTTGTCCAGTCTCTAAATATGTAATAACTTTATTACCTGTAGTTGAGGTAATGGATTCAAATAGTTGATATTGTTGTATGTATTTCATTATTTATATTATTTTACCAGAATCCAGGATAAGTTTTTCCTCCCCAAAGGTGCGCGTATCGATTGATTCGGCAGGCCCAATAGCCAGCAGTAGTACGATCTGTTTTTTCAGCACACCTATGTCTAGCAGCAAATGATTTTCGAGCTTTAGGATTACTTACCTTTGCAGTAAGACCTCCATGTACATCACCAAAGGAGATTAGTTTTACTTTGCCGGTCTTGGGATTTAACACATACACGTGATATTTCTTAGCTCCACCGCGCTTAGGCTTACCGATTTCCACATTTTTACCATGATATTCAGCTTCAAGTACTAGATCCAATGGAACTACTCTTCCTTCATGGAGTGCAACTTTTCCAAGATCCGTCTGTTCAAACAGTGAATTATCTAATTCATCTAGCTTTATTTTGCCAGCATCAAAAAGATCTCGAGTCTCAGTTAATAATTGAATATGTGCCAGGCTGCCGGGTCTAAAGACTGATTCAGCAATCGATAATTCATGAGTAGCATGATATTTCAATTGATTTGAAATTTCTAAACTCTCTCCTATAAATTGGGTAAAACTCTTTAATCTTGTCTCCATATTGTATTATTTATTCAGATGGTGGAAAATCCGGATCAATAAACACGTTATCTAGTGGCGAATTTGAGCCGCTTTGAGATTCACGTAAATTGATCTGTTTAATAGTATTTCCTTTGTAGAAAGTCGAGTGATCGTCAAAGCTAGGGAAATATGTTTCTATATCTAAGTTTAATGTGATTGAAACAGTATTTGTATCAGTATATGAAAATGAATAGAGCTTTTGGAAGTCGGCATTTTCTGGAAATATAATTTGTGCTGGAACACGAATACCTCTAAATTGAAAATATTTAACTTGATTCTTATAATAGAAATCAAAAATCTTTTCAATTATCTTAAATGTCTTATTAATATTATCACTTTCAATCTTTACTGCATATTTTAGTGAAATTGGCATTGTAAATAGTCTAGACGAAAATGCTTTCATCTGTTTTTCGTCATTTACATCGCGGGTCTCCTGAGTAAAAGTTCCACGGACATATTTATTGGTAATATCTGCTGATTTAATTGCAAATGAGCTTAGTGTCACGATTCCGCGAGGCATCTGTTCATAATTTCCTTCTGCATGTCTTGGATATTTACAATCAGTTGGTAATTCTAAAAAGAAATCTTTCATAAATCCTTCATCTCCACCAAAATTGTAAAAGAATGGAATCTCATGCTTTATAACTACATCATCTCGCTTAAGATCGATAATAACATTTCGATTTAGCAGATCAAGCAGAGTAAGCGTGGCATTTCTCATGAAAACATCTTGTATGTTCTCATTTCTTATATTTTCATGTGTTGAACTCTTCATTTAGATTATCTGTTTTTTGCAATATATGGAATATTTAATTGTGGTCGGCAATTATCAATTAGTAGTAACATTGATTCATCTTTAATAAACTGTTGACTTAGGATAAAATCATGTTGTTCTTCTTTGACCATTGTATTGAATAGTCTTAAATTTGTTATTAATAGAGTAGACGTAGGTAGCGTATAATACTGAGTTAGATCAAATGTGGTCTGAGTTAGAGATGAAGTACTTGAAAAGATCTTTTTAAAATCATTGTGATTGATTACATCAGATGGATCCTCCTCAATCGAATATACATAGACTCCACACTGTTTAAATTCATTAGACGTAGAGACAATTAATCCATGCCATGCATCACTCTTGAAATTAGCAATAGTATATGCTTTGACTTGTGAATTGATTGTGACTGTAATATTTAGGTCTCCTTCAGGTTCTGTATTAATATATCTTGTAAACTGAGCAGTCGTCTTAATTCCAGTGCCAGTTTCATTATCATACCCATCTAAGAAGCTAATTGAGGTTGCAGCTGCTGGTACATTAAATAGACAGGTAAATGAAAGATTTTTTGAATCGGCCAGGTTGAATTTAGGTTGCGCTGAATAAACAACGGCAGTCTGCCGAACCTTGAATTTTGCGTAATCTGTTCCACCAACCGTATCAATTAGGATATCTCGTTGATCCTTAAAGGTTAGGTTGCGATAGGCTTCAACCCTGATATATCGCCCAGCAGCAGATTGTCCAATATGATTTGGCTTTTTATCAAACGGTCCACGAACTCGACAAAATAGAGTAGAAGTACTTTTGACATTTTTATCATTTGTCAGTAACGCACTATTCTTCCAAGCAGTATACATTTCGCTTCCTTGATAGGCAAGTATAACATCATTTAGTTGAATAACATTTGTTTCTAAACTTGGCAGGTTTGCAAGATTCATGCTTTCTGCTGTTGGAATTAGATCGTTTGTTAATTCATAGGTTAGATCAGATAATGGAATCGTACTTAAGTCATAATAGTTATCAATTAAGCTTGCAAAATTAAATGTGTATTTTAGTGGTCGAAGTGCAACCTCTGGATGGATCGCGCGACGAGACGAATCAAATGTTGTTGAAATTGTTTTGTATTGCTCTGGTAGAGTTCCGTCCTTTATATCATCCTTTACGGCTTCACTAAATAGTTGATCTGCACTAAGTATTACATTATCCAAGAAGTGACGTGTGTCGTCCGTGAGCAGCATGTCGATGTTTGGACTGAATTTTTTAAGTTGTATTTTCCAAAAAGTCGGAGCCATCATAAATCCTCGGTGCAAGTATGACCCTTGAATTTCAAACATTCGATTTAGTAATGGAAAATACAAGAAGTCTCTCTTTCGAGGTTCTGATTTTGTTCCAAAAATTGATTGAAAATATCTATGATCTAGGTGTATTTCAAATGGCAGTTGAAAATCCATTCCAAAGTCAGTATATTTCGGCGCGTTACTTGGGAAGGCATTCTTTGGCACCATTACTTTAACACACTTACGATCTACATTTTTATATAGCGTCCACTCTTTAAATACGTAATCGCCACTGTCTGCTTCAGGCAGGGTCCTAAAATAGACTACTTGATGACCATATAATTGATTTGTAAAGTAGGAAATCTCCTGGTACATGCTAACTGCACTACCGACTTCATATGGTCTGAAGCTTGGGTCACGGTTTGTGATAATCGAAATACTTTTCTCGTCCGAACAGGAAGAAACCGGTGTAAATGTTGTCGGGATATTTACTCCGACCTCAAATCGAAGTTTAATTTCATTAATCTGAATAACCGAGGCTAGTTCATTTGCGGTTCCATCATCATACTCATATTTGACTTCAAAATAGAAGGTATCTGCTTTATCTAGAAAGATAGATGCAGCATCTCCTAAGTGATCTGGAGAAACTTCATACCATAGAGACCAATCTAATCGATTTCTAGAGTATCTGATATATCGTTTAAGATTAGTTAAGTCAATTGCGGTAGGAGAAGTGGTAAGCACGTCTTCTACAAAATCGGTGAAGCTAATAATGCCACATATTGGATCAAGGGTAGAGAAAATTCTAAAGTTCTTACTAAACGTTAACGAATTTTTTTGTGGATCTATTAAAATTTTTACGGTAGTCTTTATCATTATTTGCCTACTGATACTTTATTTTATTTATTTGTCAAGAACAAACTAAACTGATATTCGTTGTGTAGTAAAATAAATAATAAAAAAAGAGATTTGCTTTGAAGAAGGATTTTATATTAGACCCACTCTGGATTACCCAAGGCACATATTTAGACTCGGAATACTTTAACTATGTTTTATTGGACGCTAGTGTGAAATATAAAGAGGAGATCGCGGCTGATAATATTGACCGATTTTATGAGGTCATGTTCCATATACTTAATTTGAATAATCTAGCAGTTATCGGCAACCTATTTACTGCAAAATACAAAGAAATTTGGAAAGAAGCACGAATTAAACAGATTCAGGAAGAATTGAAAAAAGTCTATGACTTGCCCGACGAAACTACAAAGATTTTTAAGAATGCAAATTATGTTTTCTTGAATATTGCTGTTGAGTACATGAAGATTCATCTTGATATCTTAGACAAGATTAAATTATTTTACATGAATAAAAATATTCATCATGAGAAGGAAATATTTATTGTGACAAATAAGCTTGGAACAAATATCTATCGAATCTGGAAGTTGTCGGATGACCCAAAAAAGAATTTTGGCTACTCCTTCACAAAGGTGAAAACGATTACGATTCCGGATCTAGTAAGCGATTCATTTGTAACGGCAGTAGACGCAATTGTTGATCCAAAATTAGCTGGACTAACGAGTAGTAAAAATGTGTGCTTTGCCATTATTCAAGAGAAAGAAGACGAGTCAATGGTTGCAAAAACAGTGAAGGACACTCTGCTCTTAAATAAAGGCATTGCTAAGAATCACAGGTTTGAACCGCTCCTAATTGGCGAGGTATGCCGATATATTTGGACCGAAAAAATGTTACCATTTACGCTAAGTCAATGGAGATCAGAAGATGTTAAAGAACTTTAATCAATTTATTAATGAGGCTCGAGGATTCTCGACAGCCGTTGAAGAATACGCACAAGTGTGCAAGACTTTAATCAACTCAACGCTTGACAAATATAGCGCGGCAGCTAAGTTTACTAATTTTCGCAAGTCTATTATACTCAAAGATGCCTATCTAGAAGTGTCTCAGGAGGCCGCTATGAAATTTCAATTAGATGAAATTAAGATACTATTTGAGATACAGGTAGTTGACGAGAAGGAATTTGCTCCCTATGCTGCATACTATAAACGTAATTATAATAAAGTAAAATTAATTGCAGGTAAGGGGGTTAAAGTAAAGATAGATATGTTATGCAGGCTGGTCGTGCCAAATAAAGGTGGCCAACTTGATCGAGACATAATTAATATTTATTTGGACGATATTTTAAATCATGAATTGATGCATGCATACAATGATTATAAAGATCCAAATTTCTTTAAAGACTATCGTCTTGGTATGACGACCCAGTATGCTGCAGAGGCATATCCATACTTGATGAAATCTCCTGCGCTAAAACTGTTTTTTGATCTTCTTTATGTCTTAACACCAACTGAAATAAAGGCAATTGCTGGTGAACGTAGTAAATTTAAAAGCCAAGAAGAATTACATGGACATAGTGGATATCTATGGGCACAACGTGCGATGGAATTTTATCCAGAAGAGTATTATGAAATTATCCTTTCCGAAATCGAAGATCGCAAATTCGTTGAATATATTGATACAAAATTCGGTGAATTTTTTGTAAATGTATATGTTGACTCTGTGCAGCAAGACATTGCAACGGTTGACCCTAAAATTCTTAAACTTAAGAACTCTGCAGGCCTAATGGATGTGTTGAGATTCTTTGAACCTCGTATACATAAGGGTGGCCGCGATCTTTTTAGAAAGCTGGCCGCAAAAGTTACTGATCAGGGAACCGGTACGCTTATATAACGTAGGTTAAACTCCAGCGTATATAATATAATTCATAACCATGAATTCTGGAGCGTCAGGTCCTGTAAGATGCATGGCTATTACATCGCCAATCACATCAAATGGAGGAAGCGTTGCGTCATATCCTACAGGAACACGCTGTTTTAAATCAGGTACGGTAAAGGTAGTTGGACCTGGTGCTGGAAATTCATAATCGAATCCAATTACAGCAAATAATTCAGAGTAAGTAGTTCTACTCTTTGCTGCCCCATCACATAATAACCAGCCATTCGGTGCAGTGGTTCCAGCAAAAGGTGTAACCATGCCAATCGGCGTAGCTCCTTGTCCAGCAAAGCGACCATTAGCAAATACACTACCGCCGACTTCCAGGGATCCGCTAACGTTTAGTGCACCTCCAATATTTGCAGCTTGAGTCACATCAAGCTGATCTGCACGTAGTGATTCGATATGTGCACCGCCGGTATAAATTCCATCAAAATCAACGGCAAGTAGCGATGGCTTCTCCTCTGCGTCATCAGTATGTAGTGCAGCATAAATATGCTTTCCAACAACTAAGAATCTTGAAGCCAGTTGCTCTAAATCCTTACAATATACTTGAGTCGGTGGGCTGCCTGCTGACCAGGTATCAGTCGTTGTATCTAATCCACCAGAAACATCAACTTTAAATACATATGAAGTAGTCCCAGTTGAATCAACTGCTAGAACATATAAACTATTTCCTAGCTGTTCCATGTCATATATGTTAAACTCAATAGCAACACCTCCGCCGCCACCACAACTTAAAACCAAGTCTGTTATTTTACCATAGACATTTCGACATGGATCGTTTGGATCAAAACCGAATGGGTCGCCGGCAGGCGTTGGCCAGGCTAGATCAAATATTGTTACAGTATCTTCATATCCAGCATAAATATATTTTTTATTTGCAACAATCGCACCATGTTTAGATTTCGCGTCATATGCAGCACGATTCATCGCCAGTTCAGAAGCAACGTTTGATTGGCCGAGTCCGCTCCACGCAATGTCGCCGGAATTACTATTTAAACTAAATACATCAACTCTTACTTGATAATCAGTCAGAACAGATTCGGGTCCAGCATTTTGTTGCCAGGTTAGAGTAATAACCTTATCATCAACAATATCCATATCCAATATTGCATTATCTACATATATCCCAATTGCACTTGGAGTTTCAAATAATTCTGGGACCGCTGAATCTGATATAGATAAATTGTCGGGGTCTACAATATTAATTGTTGCTACTCCGCCAAGTGATTGCAAATTAAACGTGGCGAGATCAATATGATCCAGCGCATTTGATGCAACTACTGCATGATTAGCAACAATTTGTACACGATATAAACTATTTAATGCTGGATAATCATCATCTGCAGCGTATCCAAATCTAGCAATTCGACGGGGAGCAGTCTCATAGTAATCATCAAGTTCGCATATTTGAAAATATGTTCGATACCACTGGTTGCCGCTACTGCTAGCATTTAGAGTATAGGCGTTGTTTTGACTATGTACAATATACATATATTTTCCAGCGATTGCAATATCTGCTGCACCCGCTCCAATTGGTCTGCCGGCACCACCATATGAGTCAGCGCAACTTACCGGCGAAGCACTTGAGCTATATGTTTGTCCAAAGTGCTTAAGAGAAACTTCTGAAATTGGGTTATTTGGATTCTCTATCGTAAACTTATTAAAATAACCGGCTCCCGTGGCTAGATCGATTGGATCTAGGTTTCCCGAAACAGTATAAATCATGTTTCCGTCTCGAGCAATTCCCATATTGCCTAGAAAAGAGGTTGGCGAATTTTGTGCGGCCCACTCAGTATCAACTATGCGAGGCTCAGTCGTTGCTAATTGAATAATATTTCCACTATTTTGTAAAACACTATCATTTAGGTAGATCCCAGCAAGACCGGCGGCAGGAGTTAACATAAAGTACGACTGTGTTGCTGGATCGTTCAGTACGTAGCCTGTCTCAGGTGGAAGATTTGTAATTTCGTAGTTTTTAGCAAGTCCAATATTTGCACCAGTTATTCCACCATTTCCTGAATAAAATAGGATACCGTCTGCTAAATTTGACCCAGCAGTAGTAATAATTTCATCGAGACCATATTTCGAACCAATATATACGTGAGCTGATTCAGTTATTGAATCTACTGCATTATAGTTTGGTGTGGTAAATTCAAATACTCCACTAAAATCGCGATTAAGTGCCCCGGCTCCATCTGGTATATCAAGTGAAAATTGTGCAATATTGTAGTGATCTGCATATACTCCACTTGGTGGAATTACTCGAACATATCGCATCTTATAGTTTTCATAAACCGTGGTTAAGATTGGATTTGGATCAGGAACGGCAGCATCTTCATATAGATCACCTAATTCTAGGTGATAGCGGCCGATTGTGCTAAATCTGTGGTCCACATAGATTGAAAATAGTGAATTATAGAGAGTCTCGGTATCAATTTGTGACAGAACTGGTGTTTCTGCAGGACCATATGTAAATCCTGGAGGAATTAGTGCAGCCATGGTATCTTCATCAAAGTTATTTAAGAAGAGTATATCATTATTTGCGATATTTCCGCCAACTCCACCAAGAGTTACGTCAGTTATATTGTCTGACCGGTGATTGAATAGAATAAATCGATCATCGTTTGGAGAACCAATTCCTAATCCTCTAGTGAATGGGGAAGGCGACGCAGTTAGGTAATTATTAATAATTACAGTTAAATTAAATAAGAAGTTCCAGGAGGTTCCATCCCATTGCCATACTGAAAAGGATACTGCATCTAAATACAAATCGCCAGGTAATAAATCTTCTGGGCTATTTGGATCATCAACCAGGGTAGGATTACCGGAGCCGACAAACCAAATAGTTCCTCGAGTTCCAGTTGGACCCTGAATACCGCCTGGACCAGCCGAGCCTTGATTACCAAGGAAGCCTCGTAATCCCTGCTCTCCAATACCTAACTCTAATAACTTATTAAAGTTGAAGTTTATTTTGTCAATTGAAATTTCCTGAGCATCTGCTGGAAAGAGTTCCTTTAAATTAATTCGAATTGGCATCTTTAGATGAATTTAATTTTTATCTTCGGACTGATATCTTGTCCAGCTGCCGTTGATTTTGGTATGCTGAAGCTTAATATTAATCTGTCTGTTTTATTTATTTGCACATTTTTGAATTCTGAGTAACCTAAAGCTTTACGCTGAGTATCATCTAAGAATACAAATGAAATTGGATTTGAATTTTGTACTTGAGTTGTTGAAAAAAGGCTCGCATTTCTTTTACTAAAGAATTCAAGGGTGTCAGTATTGTATAATTTAAGAATATTTAATTTTATATAATCCTTAACATATTCTTTAATCGTGGTATAATTTCCAATAAACTCACTTGAATTTACTAGGTAATCATTGAATTTCTGTTCGATTCCATCAGCAATAAGATAACTAGTGATTGCGTTGTTTAAATTAATAAATCCATCAAGACTTGCGGTTCCCTCCTTTGCAACAATTTCAATTTGAGTAAGATCAACCTCAGATAGCTTTTGGTTATCGGTTAGCATCACCATATTGAACTGAGTAAGGTATATTGTTTCAGGAACAGTTAATATTTTACCTAGGAAATTTTCATCTTCTTCTACTCGAACTGCACCAGATGCTGCAGAATATTCAGTTTTATTAGAATATCGGTGATGGAATCCCCAATCCCAGTTACTATTTAGTAGAAAATGTGGAGCTTGACCAATTGCGACTTCACCAATTTTTGGATAAATTGGAAGATACGCAGGATCAGATTCAAGATCAAGTATCTTGGTGTTAGCTACTTTGATATGATTAAAATTAGTGATCGTTAATAGATTATCGATTTGTGTATTTAATCGAGTATTACTCAACGGTAGATCATTTATTTTATTCTTAAAGAATTTAAAATTCGATTTGCAATACAATACGTCTTGTGTAATTGGCTCATATCCACCAGGATAACGATTTAGCTCAATAACATTATTCAATTTTGCTTGTTCATATTGATATCCGATTTCATTATTAAATGAGAATTGAGGTGGCACATCAATATCTGAGTTAATAATAATTTGACTAATATTTTCAACAGTTGCTACATCTGGAATCTCTAAATAGAATTTAGGATCAGTAGATAATTGACTTACTCCATTTATATCTAGTGAATATGATTCAAATTCAATAATTGGGTCAAGAGTATTTAGATATTGTTTAAATTTAGAAAAAGATAGTTTTTGTAATAGCTTTTCAAAATAATTTTTACCTCCACCAATCACAAAGAAAGTGAAACGATTTTTGATAACTGTGGTAAATCCAGAAGGTAATGGTAAATTTAGGAAAATTGAGGTAAACGGCGATAAGACAATTGGAGTTACTAAACTTAGATTTACCAATGGAATATCATCAAGACTAAAATTAAAACTATTATCGCTTGCAAGATCTATTGGATTTGAGTTTAGTGCAATAGATGCTGAATCTGTCTGGTCAATAATATAAAATAGTCCAGATAAAGAGTCACGCATTGAAACTAACCCTAAGTTACTGGTTGGTGTAAATTCATCTACTGGTGATTCCGGATAATTTGAAATGCTTGCAATCTCTTGTGATCTAATTGTTCCTGAATCTGGCGTACTGCCAACAAAGTTAACGCCATTTGTACCAGCAACTGAAATTGCAAGTTGTGATGATAATTTTATATTTGAGAAATTATCAAGTCTAGAATTATATTTTTTATTCTTTAGAGAATAGAGTAGAGTATGATTTAAGTTTGATACATCAACACCATCTACTTGTTCAAATTGAATTCGATAATCTCCATATATTGTCTCAAATGGAAGATCTGTACCAAAGGATGGATCTGGCTCTGTATAAAATTTTTCACTAACTGGAACAACTAATGGGTCTGCACTGGATAGTCCAGTCGGTGAACCCAATTGTTTCCAAAATGAATTAATTTGATCAATTGACCCAATTGCAAGCTCAATAACTAGGGTTATAAATTTATAGTCAGTATGCTCAATAAATCTAAATCGGATTGGCGGCTGATCTCGATTAAAGAAATCTTCTTTTACTGGTTTTAAGACGCAGCTAAATTTATAATCATCAAATCTAGAAGTAGAGTCATTTACCGCAGGCTTACCGTCTGCTCCAAACACTGTTGAATTATTTACATTATTGAATATTAACTTAAATCCTTTGAAAAAAGCTTCGTATTGTCCTGCAATATTCTTAAATACTTCTGAGTATCTAAATTGAGTAGGTGCAACATCTAAGTCCTCTCCATTTACATCTGTTCCAAATTTTGGAGTATATGTAAAATATTCAATAAAATAATTTGGGTCACTAAGTAATTTTGTGATATCTAGTGGCTTGTCAAAATAGTAATTATTCTGCTTAGCTGTCTCTAGCGTATCTAAATAGTTAAATCGACTCTCAATATAGAACCATTCATGGGTAAAATTATTTGGGTTTTGTGAACGATCAGTATGGTCTGGTGAAAAATTATTTCTACCAAATACAATTTCTGTATTTAATCGATAGGGATTATCTCTAGAATCAAGTCCATTTTTTATTCCCCATTTTGTAATATATGGAATAATTTTTGAACGTAGTGCAAAATCAATACTTTCATTTTCTTTATAGAAATCATATTCCGTTTGTGTTAATCCATTTACATATTTTGTTTTTATTGTATATTCGTCAGAGGCATCTGCCGCAACAACTTTAGTTGGATCCTTTAAAATTGAGAAACCTGCAAAATTGCGCAACTCAGAGTTTTCATCTTTAATTGGGCACATAGTTACATCACCGAGGGTAAATTTTGTGGTTTGTGATATAATTGGGGCGCCTATATAATTTGAATAGTGACACGGCTGAGTCACCGTAAATTCTATGATAGGATCACTCTGAGTTCCGGGCAAAGCAACTTGATAGATATTCCAAGAAGATAAACTAGTCAGTATATTTGACTTCAGGCTAAGTACGATTAGTGATAGATTGCCAGTTAATGAGTCATACCCTACAGGTGTGTCAACTTGTGCAATAAAATAATTGTCAGCATCGTATTCTATTTTAACCTGTTGTAAATGATCCTGGGAACCAGTGTCAAATCCATATGTCACAAGGGTTCCAACATTAAGCGTAATAGAACCACCAACAATTAAACTAGATAATAGTATACTTGTTGTTGAGGTAGCTTGAGTTGCAGGATCTTCAATTTTTGCAGTTCCATTATTAATTACAGAGTATCGAGTATACTTTACGTCTGCGGAATCTCTCTTTGGTGTTAATAACGCAAGTCCTTCAGGTATGTAATAATATTGGTAAAAATCTATTTCTGGGAAATTTAAGTAGTCACTGCTATAGAAATCAAAACTAATATCTTTGATTGGAAATAGCGAAAGTAGTCCAAATGCCGGTCTAAATTTTTTACGCATAATAAATTCAGTGTAGGCAATGCTTGGTGCCTCAGCGTCTTCTAAAACAATTGCGCACTTATTGAAATATGCAGAAAGAGCAGAGGTTATTTTAGTCTCAGTAACCGAATTTTCTTCAGTTACTAAATCAATATATCCTGAAGTTTTCTTAATCTTTGACCAGCCGGCCCCTGTTTTAATTAGGATATTATTAATCTCCTGATTAATCTTGTCCATGTGTTCACGATCGACAATCAGACGATTGCCTGTAACTTTAGAACCTCCATTAAATTGGAACATTGTCCCAACAAGAGTGGTCCCGCTAGTTTCATCTAGATCAATAACTGAGTATTGTGCAGTAGGTGAGCTAAATGATAATTGATGAATCTGATCAAACTCTCCAGCAACATTACACTTGATAAAAACATATTCATTAAATGCATATGCAGTGAATGTACGATTACGCGTAATATTAATTGCACCGGCAAGTGCTTTTGCAATTTCATTTTTTAGACCGACTGCATTAAAATAGAATACATCATGTCCAACAACATTATCATAATCAATATATGAATAAAAATCTCCAGGATTAGGAGTTAGTGAATATCCAACAGCGGCAGTATAATAGTCATATTTTCCATTAGTGTCAACATTTGTTCCATTTGGATGATACAATCGAATTTCGTCTAATTGGCCAAGATTTGAGTTAATTGTAATAACGGAATGGGAGAACCCAGCAGATTGACTAGCGAATCCAGTGTCTTGTAAAAACAGGTCATGTGATGGACCGAATAGTCGAGCAAAATCAAATTTTGCATCACTTAGCGTTAATACACCGGCTCCAATATCCTTTGCTGCAAAACCAAAAACTAGTAGAGTCGAAGTTGTATTCAAATAAGTAAACTGACTATCTGATATCTTAGTGACAAAATAACTTCCAGTTAACCCAGTTAAAGTATCTGTAATTTGAACAAGATCATCCGTATTAAATCCATGTGGGATATTTGATATTGCTGTTGCAGTTGTTCCATCACAAGTTAATTCAATAAATACTTTTTCTGAATAATTAACAGCATATGGCTGCTCTAGCTTAGGTAAGTGTAATTTACCATCGCGATCGGTTAGATAATTAAAATATAGAGATTCTGAATCTGAAAAAATATCTTCAAATTCAGCCATGTTAAAATCAATATTGTTATATGGAATAACAACACCGGCTGAATTTGATTGAACTATAGTAGTATCATCTGATTCAAGATATAATTTATTAGTAAGTGGAGTATTTGGCCAAGTTCTACGCTCATCATAAAGTCGAGCCAAGTCAATGTCTAATTTTGATAACTCTAAAGTATCAACATATAATCCTAAATATCGATTAAATTCATAATTATCAGAAGTATCATCTGTGAATATAAAATCAAGATTTAGAATATTTGGAAAAATAACACCATTACGTTCAAATCCACCAGTAATATTTTCCTCAAAGAATTTTAGAGGAGTTGACTGTTTGTATTGATCGTATAATAATTCTCCTTTACTTCCAAGAATACCAGAGCCAACAACAATTCCGTTCCACATAGTAAAATTGTCTTCACTAAATGATACACTTAGTGGACTTACTGGAAAATTAGTACTATTAATATATGAACGAATATACTTGCCTGGTTTTGAGTTTTCACTCAAGTCAAAGGTTTTAATAATTGTCGCAGTCTTAAATAAGTCGATAATAAACTCTGATTTAGATTGCCCGGTTTCAAAATTTTGTTTTGAAAGATCTATTTTTGAATTTAAAGGATCCTTAATTTTTAAAATGACAAAATAATTAGGTATCTCCGGTTTAAGATATAGTGGAGCAAAATATGAAAGTCGCTCATCATACTTATTGGATGGAAAATATTTTATTCCACTAAAATAATTAGAAAAATCATATTGATCTTTAAAATCCTTTGATGTTTTAGTAGTTTCAACTTTTTCTGTTAAACCAAAAATAATCTCGTTTGGCGTTTCACCATTTTTAAAGAATTTATACATATTTCCGGCCAGTGACTGGGTAGTGTCTATTGGGAACCGTGAATAATCATCTTTTGCAAGTTCAAGATTCGCTTTGATTGAATCTAACCACATATCTCCGGCTTCATTAATTGTTATCTTAACGTTGCCGGTTAATTTTGGGTTAGTTCTAACCAGCTGGAAGCTTGAATCTGCACTAAGCGGTTTAGTGTATATTAAGTCTTTTGCCATCTATTTAGAATGTGCTAATTTTTCCTTTTCCTTGAACTAGTGGAGCATCTAGTGATGTTTCTTTAGTATATTGCGCGCTTACCTCAAGGTCAAACGAAAAAGGAACGTCGTTTTTAACATTAATATCAAGGCCAATCTTCTTCTGATATTTTATATTGTTTAATGTACTAGTGGTTCTAAAACCACCAACAAATCCTAATTTATCAGAGCATCTGAATTGGAATAGAACCGGAATATTAAATGCATTCTCAGAACCAACCTTTACTTGACTTACTGATCTTGCTGGGAAATTTCCTTGTACTGATACTGATTCGTAATCCTGTGGGAAAAGGTATAAGTATGCACCACAGGTATATTTACCGATTAAGTATTCATCATTTGGAGTAAATCCTAATTTGACAGGATATTGATTATCCTCCAATGTAGTATTATCAGTAGGAGTTGCTGGAGCAATTCGAGTTGCTTGTTTATAATATTTTATGCCAAATGCATTAAGATCATCCTGTACAGATGTTTCAAAATGTATTGCATGGGCAAAGGGTAGGGTTTTTTGTGGAGCAGTTGCATCAACGGTAGTCGGTACTGCTGAGGCAAACTCCGGCCTAAAGACACTTGACATATTTCCAGAACCAGGATGTGGAAAACTTGCAGAACATATAGTTTTGATACTAGGATGATCTTTGCTAATACAAAATTCGGTTAGCGTTCCTCCACCAACACCATTTGCGCTAGCATTAGTTGTGCCATTCCATACTTTGCTATTTACCGAACCATATGGTGAATATTGAGGATCGAATGGTAAATAATGTGCCCAATTTACTGGAACATTTAGAGTAGTTCCAACAGTTGTTCCAAGGGTATAGTCATATCCGGCAGAATAGTAGGGTAATAAGTCCACTGCTGGTGTGCTTGGAGCATAGACTTCTTCCGAAAGTCCATAATTTCGGATACGACTTGTTAACCATTGACTCTTAACTTGTGTTGATTGCTGACTTGCAATTTGTTTAACATTACCAATAATTGGAGCAACGTTCTTGTTTACTCCAACTGGAACTAGGTCGTATCGGCGATTTAGGTGATAATCACTATCTGGATTGGCAACTGGATCAGAGGTTGTTGCCGTTTCATCAATTCCACCAAATAGGAATGACATTAATTCAAGAGTAGTGGCCGAGATATTTTGAATTGAAATAACGTATTGTTTTGTAATAATACGTCCTTCATTATAAACAGTAGTTCCACCGGTTGTGTCTTTAATAAGATCGCGATAATATCCAGCAAAAAGATTAATTGTATCTCCATTTGAAATATCGGTTGTGTTTCCAGAAGAATCAATAATACTTACTTTAATTACCCCAGAGTCTAGTGAAATTGACTGTTGTACGCTATCTAGTGTAGTTTTAATCGATTTTAATTGTTCATAAAGATTAATTACAGCACCTTGAGTTGTGTAAAATCCACTAGAAATATCCTCGGCTAAGTGGGCAAAGAATTTCTCACCAGTTGTAAATTGATTTGCAAGGTGAGTATCAAGTCCTCTAGCAATTAGGCTTTTTTCAAAGTCGATTTTAGTCTTATCAGCAAATGCCTTTTGAGTAAGAACTGACGATTCTTCCTCGGATGATACGCTTTCTGGAAAAGGTATCTGTACTGAATTTGACCAGTCAGATTCGGCAGCGTTGTCTGGCCATCCAGCTTCAGAAAGAGATTTGACTTGTATTTCTACAATTTCTCCCGTACGAATTGTAATATCTAATTGATTTGAGTTTACTACATCTGAATCTGATACGTTTTCAACGTCCCATGTATATAAACCAGTTGTAGTATCTAAGCTTTTAGTTCTAGGTTTAGATAATTTTTCTGTCCATGGAGAAAATGAAGCAGACCGCTTAGTTCCATCAGTTTCAACAAATGTATATTGCTGAGCAGTTGGCTGATTTCCAGCTTGACTTAAATAACGATATCGATATTTAAACTGGACTACTGCCTGGTCACCATATGTTGACTTAACTGGATCAGGAATTTGCCAGAATCCGCGAACGCTGTATTTTTTAGGAACAATAAATTGTGGAGTCGTTGAGATCTGAAGAGTAAGGTTAGTAACAACGGTAGATAAACTAACTGTTTTTTCATCTCTAGTCTTCTGAACCTCAGTTAATTGTTTTTTAAGACGTTTTGCTTCCTGATCAGTTTTTGCAGTAGTTGTGATATTTGCTTTAATATCATCAATCTTCTTGTTTAATTCCTGAATCTCCTTCTCAGTTGTAGCTTTTTCTTTAATTGTATTTTTAACCTGAGTTACGTTTTTATCGTCTTGAATATGTTGATCTGTTTGAACAACTGCAAAGTTTGCAGCAGATAACGTTGGAGTATTTGGTGTATTTGCAATAATCGCAGGCAACTTACGCTCCTTTGCCATATTAAGGAGAATTAATCCAAAATCAGCAACAAAATTTGTATAGTAATTTGCTAAGGTTGCAGTAGTATTGTCCGGTAATGGAATAGTTAAGTCATTTGTATAAACGGCGACTCCATTTGAATAATCATCGATTGTTAAATTTTTAGCCTTGCTAATTGGGCGAATGAATACAATTTGACGCTCATTGAATCCTACATTAACTTGTAATTCAGGAGCACGATATGGTGCTGGTTTTATTCTAAGAATACTTGCACCAAGTGTAATTGGATCAATTCCAAAGATTCTTTCAAGAACGACTTCAGTATCTGTTTTATTGACAGTCACTACTTTATATTCTGAATCATTATTAGTGATTAAGATATCTCCTTCTGATAAGAGCTTACTATTTTTAACACCAGAAAGAACATCTGTATAGTTTAAAGTATTAATTTTATAGCGACGACGAACAACAGCAACAGTTTGATCAGTTAATGTCTGGTCTACGGTTTCTTCAAGAAAACGAAGTACATCAAATGATCCTTTAAATCGATTTATTGCAATTTGAACATCTACTACATTATCATCTTCAAAATAATCAATTGAATTTGTTTCTAAATCTGTTTTTAAAGCATCATAATTAATATTATTTTTGCCTTTATAGTTTGTGTCAAAGAAGGCAGAAATATCATCATTGTTTACTGCATTTACAATAAGCCTCTTTACTACAAAGCTATCAATATCGTCAGTCAAAATGTCTGAAATATCTAAGTTCACATATAATAATGGATTTAAGAATGATTCAAAGAACCAGTTATTTTTAACCCCAAATTCAGTAGGTAGAGTCAGTGCTAAGTTTTGAACACTTTCTAATTCTTGTAAAAGTTGAGAAGTTTTCTTTAATTCAAATTTTCGAACTTCGCCATTTGCTGATTTAATTCCAATAACATCGCTATTTGTTGAAAGCAGGGTCTCAAATCGAGTATCAATATCTTCGATCTTTCCTTTTAAATAACCGAAGGATGGAACATTAATTGAGTATATTGAACCATCATTTTTAGTTTGGTTAACATTTACGTTTTCTGATTTTGATTCAAGAATATTCTGTAAACTGTACAGAAAGCTATTCATGTTGTCGATATCAACAACGAGTCTTTTTAAAACATCGGATAGTGTATGTTTGACTTCCATTTAGTGTATTATCTTATTTTATCAATTCTGAATGTGAGCAAGGCATCATCAGTACAAATAATATCAAAAATTGGTTTATTACCAGATGGTAAGAAATCAAGATCGTTTAAAATAGCAATTGAAACGCCATATTCACCTAAATTCATTTTATTTGTTGCATCAGTATATATTTTAATATTATATACACTAGTTACTAATTCATCATCTATCACTAATCGTAAACTTTGACCTTTTTTCCAAGCAGTAGTTGTGTCATTTATGAAAATTTGAAGGTCTCGAGTTAGAACAATTTGGTTACCGCTATTTGTATGAGCAACATAATTTGTAAAGGTACCTAACTCAACCACATTATTTGTAAAAATATTCGTAATTGACATGTTTGATATATTATACTGCTGATTGCCGTTTGCGATTTGAATTCTATTTGGAGTTCGACGGTCAATTATAATTCCTTCTCCTGGACGAACTGTGTCTAATGCATAAGAAATAGTAATATTTGAGGTTCCAGTAAGTATGCTATCAACTCTTTGATTAACACTAGTAATTAGTTGCATCATACTATTTGTATTATCAAAAATAGCGGAATTTGCAGCAAGAGCAGTTTCAAGATTAGTAATACGAATTTTTAATTCATTTTGATCTTCTGTATTAATTAGCAAGTCCTTTAATCCTTCTACACTCTGACTCAATTGGTCAAGCTCCAATAACTTATCGTTATATTTTGTCTGTAATTGCTTGAATTGTGTTAACACATCTGTAAATAATTCTAATGAGAAGGTTGAATAGTCATTAATTGAACGCTCGATTAGAACATCTTCAATTGAAGTGTCTAATTTAAGGTTCATCTTAAATGCAAAAGCATTACCGTTGATCTTATTTAGTGGATCTGGCTTGAATTTTTGAATCACTGGGATTTGGAATTCAAGACCGCTCTGTTGTATTCTATCTAAAAATAGGACTCCATATAAATTAGTTCTGATATCTAGCGGTACTCCATTTGAATCTAAATTGTTTGGGTCATAGGTATCATAATAAATTAGGATCGCATTAAATTCAAAATCTCTATTTGCAATATAGTCGTTAAATTGAGAAAATACTTTTATTTCTGGATTCTCACTAGCAAGCTTATAGTTAGCTAGATCAAAATCTAATGAAATACCATCTAAGCTTGTTCGTAAATATTCAACGGTGCGTAATCCAAATTGTTTAGAAATTACTTTATCTGCCGCAACATTATATGCACTAGTTGTATTGTAATTATCTGTGTAATATGAATTTCGTATAGTTTGAGTAAACCAATTTCCTGGAGCGTATGTTCCAGCAATAGTATCTTTAATTTGAGCAAGAACACTTGCATCATCTAAGTCATATGAAGCCTTTATTGAAAGTCCAAATGGATGGGTTTCATTGTACTTTCTACCCGATAAGTATTCAATATTTAACGGATCTGCTGCATTGTTTGCAACAGTCATGTTTGGAAAGTAATTTGCATCAGTAATCGACTTAAAGAGAACATGTGGAGTAGTTCCTACATTTGTTGGAACATGGATATAAACCTCAGTATATGAATTGTCTTTTGATTTTAATGAATTGACAACATCGATATCTGCAATATATTTTACTACACGATTATATGTTGAGTTAGTTTCTGGCTTTTCAACAAATCTAGCTTCAGTACCTAGAGCTGTTGTATTTTTCTCGAGTGCATTTGCATTTTGAAAACGAATTGCTCCAAGCTCTTTTAGCCATTTCCAGAATACACGCTCACCAACTGTTAACTTTTCTTCTCTTTTATATTGAGGTCTGCTTAATAGTAGTGCTTCAAAGTTAAGCGCATAGTTCTGAAAGCTTTCTGCAAGATTAATATTTGCATCAACATGGATTCCATCAATCATATTGGACTCACCTTGAGCTAAAAATTGAATTTTATTGTCTGTGGCAAGAGTATTTGGAGTACCAATTTCTGGTATTCTTAATAGGGCAAACTTTGAGAAGCGCACAGCAGTTTCACTGTTACTTATCGTAACATTGATGTCTTCTAGAGCACTTTGAAAGTTATAGAAAATACCCTTCTTATTTTGTACTGGTTTAATTAATGGGGTAACTGCCATCTAGACTATTGATTTTTTATAGATTAAAAGAATTCCATTCCTACTGTACTTGTAACAATTAGACGATCGTCTGTATTCTCATCAAGAATATAAAGGAATGTCGCATTGTTTCCATAATAAGATATGATATTACTATTTAATATTGGGTTTGTGCTTATTGGATTAACACCTATATCATATGTGCCATCGTGTAGGTATATTGGAACCGGCGTGGGAAGAGCGCTTAGATTTTGACCACCGCTAATAACAACCGGCATGTTATTTCCATTAACCGCAGTTAAAATACTTGTTGATGTAATATTTTCAACAATGTCAACAAATGAAATTGTAAATGTACTATTTTGTGCTGGTGGATTCACGGCATCAAAGTCAACATATAAAACAAATTTTGTGATACCTCCAGCAAATGCACTAACTCCGTCATATACATGGTTTAAATTTGGTGAAGTAACTGCGCTAAGCTTAACTAGGATATTTTTCTTTGATCCACTAGTTAATGTGATTCGAGCTTCAGCGATAGGCCCAGTGTTAGTTAGGGTTGCAGTAACTGTTTCTTTTGATTCTATTAATTGTGCACTAAATTCCAGAGAACTTGTCAGTAGGGTAGGACCATTTGATATTAAAGCATCATTTACCGTCACTGAGTTTGCAACAATTGAATCTGTATCAATATCAATATTAACATTGATTTTATCAACTGTAAATACTGACTGTGTGCTTGAATTTTTTTCAAGTCGTGCAATAATCTGATTTGGAGTTCCAGTTTGGAAAATCAAGCCAGTTTCCTGGATAATAACATTTTTTGTCTTAATTGAATTAATTGCGGTGTCTGTACCAATCGATATAGCCGTCAAGTCAATTTCTAATAGGTTAACCACGTCCTCTAATTTGTCCTTAAGCAGCAAACTATTTGCATTGCTAATAGACGCAATATCTGTAACAAAATTTGTTAAGAGAATTTCTTGAATCGGTAACGAAACAGGTGTAAATGCCATGTTCTTTGAATTATTTTATTTTATTTATTAATTTTATGCTCGACTCTTTAATAAGAGACGTTTTCGATCGTTTAATCGAGTTTCAGTCTCTTTAGTGTATTGTTTTCTATCAAGAACCCGAATAAGGTTTTGAATCTCATTTGTATACTGAGTGTTTCGATTATCGAACACATCACAACTTAGTGTAAAATCTCCAAGATCTTTAAATTTCCAAATAAAGAATGGGACAGATTTAACTCTTATTATTTCTTCCCCAGTGTTTGTATTTTTTAATTTCCAGATAAAATCATTCTTACCATCTAGGTTATTGATTACAAAGAAGATAATTCCATTTTCAGGAACAGCAAATGTTTCTTCATAGAGTTTAATGTCAGTAATATTAAATGCATTCTGGTCAATGGTGGTTGGCAGATATCCAGTCTGAACATCATTATTAAATCTCCAATAGTGAGTATCTTGCCAGAAACTAGGATCCTGCACAGCACCAGATAAAACATCACTTGTTTTTGCGTGTAAAAACATCGTCTCTACATCAAATACTGGTGAAAGTGAAGCAAGATAATCAATTGCTGGTTTTGAAAATACTTTTTTCGGTAAGAAGAAGGTGTATTCATCACCACGGAAACCTGAACCGCCACCTGGACTTGGGCTAAATATTGGGCTTGGACTTGGACTACCTCCTCCTGGATAAGCAAGCATGTGATACATTTCTTTACTTAGATACTCTGCTTGAGCATGGATAATATATTGGTAGTCTGAGTGCCGGCCATTAATTATTTCATAATTAAACAATTTAACTCCAGGGTGATCACTATCGTTTAAAATTTGTACAAGGTCTTCTAGTGTAGTAAAAGGTGGAAGTATATAATCTGAAAATAGAGACATTCTAATTTTGTCTCCAGGTTTAGGATTACGCATATAAAAACCCGCCTCAAAATCATCCAAGTATATAAGATCAGTTAGTCGTAACCAATATAGTTCATCAATTTGCATTCCGCTAAAATCATTTAGTGTAATTGGAGTATCGCCATCGCCAAGTCCCCAATATGATTTCTTTGGATGGTTTTGTGCTGGATCCTGATATGGGATATACGTATTTGTGCTAGTATTATATAGTTCAGCGTCATATATATTTTGACCCATACCATATCTATTCTTGTAGAATGAAATCCACTCTAATAAGTTCTTATAGATATCGATTTTTACAGCAGCGTCTTCATTGTTTAGAACATTAACTTTAGGATAGTAAAGCGGAGACGCTCCAAAATCTTGGAGTTGAACATTTGTTAGATTTGAGACAGAATATTCAAATTTGTCCTCTAATCTAGCAAAACCAATTATTTCAGGTTTCATGTCGTCCTGCACAGTAACAAATCGACTAAATACACTGACATGACCATAGAAGTCATATAGTTCTATTGTAATTCGATATTTTCCAGCGTATGGTAGAACATGGCCAATTTCATAGAGGTCAACTATTTTCCCACGATGTTCAAAATTATATGGATTTGGAGACTCTTTGGTAATTCTCCAATTAACTTCATAATAATTCTTAAAATCAATATTTTCAAGCGTCCAGTGTGGATCTATTCCAATATTTATTGCATCTAGGTCTTCAAGTTTTACTCCACGTAAATTATCGATCGTAAATCTACCTAAATCGATAGAAAGTACGACTGGTGCTCCAATTATACGCTGTGGATCATCTCCAAATTCCCAAGTTAGTCTACTACGTAGATTTGGAAAGCGTTGCGTCCTAATTTCGTTATAAAATGTCTCAATATATTCAATTACTGCTGCATTATCTGCATGGGTAAGGTATCTTTGTCCAAATTCGAATGGATTCTTTGCAGACTCATTAATTCGACCAATTCCTAGGTCAAAGCCGTTTGTACTTGCTTGGCGATATAGTGGATCAATTGCACGTAGGGTTAAATTTACGTCTTGGCCCGGATATGCGATAATTTCAGCCGGGTCATTAAGATCGTAGTCAAAGATTTGAGTTGAATCATTCCAATTACCGATTGTCATCTTTTGAAAGTAGATGAATTCGCCAATAATATCTTTGATTTTTACGTTTATTGGTAAAAATTCATTTTTAAGCTTAGCATTTAGTAAGTTTAGCTTGTAGAAGATCTCATTTACGGTAAACTCAGTAGTTTCAACAACTATTGGAACTCCATCATCGTCATAAGTATCAGTTGCCACAGTAAACTGGTATACAATTGCTAAGAATTCAGTCTTTTTAAATTGAGAACCGCCTCGGATTCCACTATTTTTATCAGTTAGGTCAAGAGTATCAATCTTTCCATCATCTAAATAATCAGAAAGGTCAACCATTAGCATCTTATTGAAATACGATGACGTACGGTTAATATTAGTCCAATATTCTTTTACTTGAAGTGTGTCCCTGTACCCGAGTATATTTATAAAGTTAACAAGTCCGCGGTAAGTTCCAATATATGGATAAATTTGATCTTTATTTACAAGTAATTGCTTTCGAATACTATTTAAAGCTTCTAAATTAGGAAAAGCTTCCTTGATATCGTAATCCTTTAGGATATTGGCGTCCTCCTTTAAGAATTTAATGCCGAAATTCGTTGCCCAATCACTAAATCTTTTTTCTTCTTCAATTCCTTCACCATAAAAATAGAGCTCAGCAATCTTTGTCTTGGTTATATCATTTAGGTAGATCGAAAGTGTTCTTTCGAATATTATTTCATCGGTTGGGCTGAATGCAATATTTACTTGTAGCGGAATCTTTATGTCTAGCGGAGCTAAGCTGTTTGACTGATCAATATCTGAGTACCTAATTACTTTACTTTCGACTTTACTAATAAAATTTTCGTCAAGTTCAAGATCTTTAACTACATCATAGAGAAAAAACTGATCGCGGTTTTTATTATTTGTCCATTCAAAGGAAATGCTCTGGTTTGGTGATAATACAGGAAATTTATAGTCTGGTCCAACCACCTCAAGCATAAATAAGTTCTCATTATCGAATAAGTAAGTCGATATTCCCTTGAAATAGATCTTTCCTTCCCACACACTAGTTGTTGCATTTAACTGAAGGTTTAAATTTTGACCCAGCTTATCAAAGAAGTTAAGATTGCTAATTACCATTTAAAAAATAAAGGAATTTATATTATTTATTACACGTTGATACTAAATGCTGTAAATTGAACTTTCTCCGCCATACCCCAATGAAATAAATTCAAGCGGCTCATCTTTATCAAGTCCAGTCTTCTTATGGATCTTTTTCCACTCTTTTGCATACCCATTTTTGCATATTTGGGTAAAATATGCAAACGCGTTTGGATTCTTTGACTTTGTCTCATCAAAACTTCTCCAATATTTTAAACAGTCAAGAATTGCGGATTGAATACAGTCCTCGCGATCGCGAGAGTCTTGAAAATAGAGACGATTTACTGCGCGATTTGCTAATGAGATAAAGCAATCGATTGCAAATGGAGTTAGCACATCCACTGTCTTACTTTCAATAATTGATCGAGTAAAATCTTTATTGTTAATATAGTGTATGTCACCACGTTTCTTTCTAGTCATATCTATTGATTATTTTGAAAGCCCATATATTTTTGCAACACCTAAGTAGGCATCAGTCATGTCTATGATTGGAGATAGGATCTTTTCTCCGTCGATTACCCAATCTTCAGTATTTAATAACTTGTATAGGTCTGAATCCTTTACTGATTCGATAATTGGGTCACTTTTAAATTTTGCAAGTACGTCATGCTTGTTTGCATTACCTTTGCAGCCAATTGCATTTTTAAGTTCGCTTGGACTGAAGATGAAAAACCTATCAGTTTTATTATTAAGGATTTGGGTTACTAATTGGTGTTTTAAGATACCAGTTGACTGTGAAATATCAACTAGTGAATTTCCGCTAGAACCAAAAGAGATGCCTTCAAGACATACTATAACATCTTGCTCGTCTTTTACTTCTTCTTTGATTGCTGAAATTAGAATCTCAATTAGCTCTAGATAGTTATCAAGCTTGATTCTTTCTGTGATGTGATATAGTTCGTCCTTTCTTCTTTTTGAAGTAGTTCGTAAGATCTTTAGGTTTGGGTAGTATGAATTGATCCAGTCAAAATGGGCTTCGTCCTTTTTTCTGACTTTGGTATTGACTACTGCTAGCCATTTAAAGTCTTTAAAGTCTCGACAGATGCATACTCCTGGATATAATATTGAAAAATCGATACTTATGATTACCACTCATGATTAATTATTTTGATCCTAATTAAGTTATACACCCATGTGCATAAATAGTTTCAACATAAATTTATATATTTTATTAAAACCATTCCTTTTTCCCTAGTAGAAAAGGGTTAGTGGGCGGGAGTACTAGCTAGTCTTTATTCTTTCTTTAATAATTACTATAGAAGTACTTTAGTACTACCCCCGCACCCGAATGAAATTTTAAAAAAGAAGAAAAGTGTAGTATCATAACTTTATGAGACTCGGATACTGTTGCATTAATCTTACTTTAAAAGATCAAGCTATCACCACTAATCGCGGTATGATAAAAAAGACATGGTTAGAACATGGTCTTCCTCGAGCAGCCGAATTAGCTGAATCCAATATTCGTGACTTATGTAAAATCCTAGAGTGGAATCTAGCAAATAATATTCAAGTCTATCGCATGTCAAGTGATATATTTCCATGGATGAGCGAATATCGATTTGAGGATCTTCCTAATTTTAGCACACTTCGTGAGGCTCTTACCCAAATCGGCACATTTGTCAAATTTCATGGAATGCGTCTTTCATTTCATCCTGGACAATTTGATGTACTTGCTTCCCCAACTGAATCTATTGTTACTAAAACTATTTATGATCTCGATCAGCATTCCCGTATCATGGATCTTATGGGACTTCCTGCAGATCCTAGTTTTCCAATTAATATTCATGTTGGCGGTTCATATGGCGATAAACACTCGGCACTTGCACGATTCTGCGATAATTTTACAAAACTTACCCCCACTACTCGTGCTCGACTTGTTGTTGAAAATGATGATAAGGCAAGCCAATATGGTGTTGTTGATCTATATCACGGAATTTATATGAAAGTTGGGTGCCCAATTACATTTGACCATTTTCATCATACTTTTTGTACAAATGACTTATCTGGTGAGGCTGCTGCAAAACTTGCGGCTACTACTTGGCATGGGCATACTCCGTTACATCATTTCTCAAGTTCAAAAGCGGTTCACGAGGATGCATCAGTTATTAATCGTTCTCATGCTGATTATATATATGAGACTATTCCAGATTATGGATTTGAATTTGATTGCGAAATCGAGGCAAAAGCTAAAGATCTTGCACTGTTTCACTATATTAAACTAAACACACAAACCTAATGAAAAAAACATCAGTAGAATTTTTAGAAAAAGAGATAACTCAGATAATGTCTTACTTTGAAGAAGATGGAGCGTACGCTATGAAAGGAGCACAAGACAAACTATTTGGAGAAAAAAATATATTCCACCAAGCCAAAGCAATGGAGAAGCAACAAATTGAAGATGCTTTTATAAAAGGAGATATATCACGGTTTAATGAAACACCAGAAGATTATTACAATCAAACATTTAAACAAGACTAATATGAAAGGAACACTGCATAAAACAGAACAAGGATGGATAGTAATTTATGATGAAGGGACAGGTATAAACAAAAATCAAAACTCACTACCATTAGTAGACAATGGCAATATAGATGGACTAAAGTTGTATGACTCGAATGAAGGATTAGTAGTAGATTTTGAAATAGTCACTGATTATGATAACAGCGGACCTGATCACTTTCCTAAATACGCTAAGATACTTACACCTGAAGAAGCTGAATTAAAAGATTGGGACGTAACTTTAATGGATGGTTTGGAAAATGAACCATATGTTTCAGATGATTTTCAAATTGGTCCTGATGGAGCTTATGAACACACTGAAGACTGGAATACATTACCAAGAGAAAGAGCATCTGAGTTAATTGTTGATTATCAAATTAAAGTTAAGTCACTAGATTATAATGAAGCTAAGCAGTGTGTCTTAGTTATGGTTGACGAAATTAAAAAAATACTATATAGTCAAGACTTAATGATAAGATATGACTATTGGACTGAAGTTAAAAAAGAAATAGAAAAACTATGAAAGCAGAAGACAGAATACAAATAAATGGAACTTGGTATGTTAAAGAAGAAATACCAGCACAGACAGAACCACAAGATTTACTTTACACTCAACAATGTCTTCTTGAACTAGACCAATGTATGTTTGAAGCATCTCGAATGTACACAGATTACAACAATGAAATCTTTTTTAAGAGTAGTGTTGACATTAAATACACAAACAAAATTACAAAAGAATTTGAACATTGGGACAGTAATGAATGGATGAAGCTGGTGTTTGACGGTGACAAAGAGGCATTAGCTGAGGTATCTGACATGCTTAACAAGTCTGAAATTGCACAACTAACAGTGTTTATAGGAACATTAATAGAGAATAAGTGGTTGAATTATTAGTATTACAAAATAATTTATTATATAGTTAGACAATGATCAAAATTTGGCACATAAGTGACACCCACACCTACCACGGACTGTTAAAAGTACCTGAAGGAATAGATATGGTAATTCATAGTGGTGATGCAACTAATCCAAGAGACCCTTATGCAAGTGAACAAGAAATGTTAAACTTTATCTCCTGGTTTGGTTCACTGCCTATCAAGCACAAAGTATTTGTTGCTGGAAACCATGATTTATGCATTGAAAGAAATCTTGTTACAAAAATTGACTTCATGAAAAATGGAATTGTCTACTTAGAAAATGACTATGCTGAAGTAGAGGGTTTAAAAATATGGGGCTCTCCATTTACACCTTCATTTGGTCAAGGATGGGCATTTAACAAGAAGAGAAGTGCTTTACATGACATATGGAAAGAAATTCCAGATGATGTTGACATTGTGGTTGTACATGGACCACCTAAAGGAATATTAGACTTGGCTTATCACCAGTTAAATTATATAGAATTTTGTGGAGATGAGGCATTAAGAAAACGCGTGTATCTTTTAAATCCTAAACTATGCTTGTTTGGACACATTCACAACAATGAAGACATCATCAATGCTGGAACAATGAAACTGTCAAACCACGATACAATTTACAGTAATGGAAGTGTAGTAACTGATGGTAAGTTTGGAAAATTAAGCAGTCACGGAAATACATTTGAAATATGAAACAGACATTTAGAATAATTATAGGTTTAGCAATCTTTCCAGTCCCACTAATTGTGGGAACTTGGATTTGGCTATGGGAGAATAAGAATATAGGTTGGTTAGACACCATAGGTCTTTTTACTTGGCACTTAGTTTCAGGCAACTGGGATAAATTACCAGATTAAAATCAACATATAATCACTAAACAAACAAGACTAATGGAAAGATATAAAAAGTATAAAGAAGCGTTCCCAAACAAAACAGATGCTCAATGTATAGAATCACTTTGTTGGGAAGTGAGTGATAAGGTTGAAACCATACATAAATTATTACACGATATGGCTGATAAGAAATACACAGAGGAAGATATGATTAAATTTGCTTTTGATACTTACTGCTACATTAGTGGAATTATGAAAGTGCCATTTAATCAAGTTTCTGAAAATAGAACTCATGCAGAGGATAATTTAAAAGTATTTATCAACTCACTAAACAAACAAGACTAATATGAAACAAACAGCAGTTGAATGGCTCGTTAATGAACTAAATCAAAAGATAGATTTTATTCCAATGGATAAATGGGATATAATTAAAGATATTGTTCAACATGCCAAAGCAATGGAGAAGGAGCAGATAGTTAATGCTTTTTTATTACTAATTAAAGAATATAAAGATAAAGAATTACCCAACTGCAATAAACCATTTCACTATGAAGCTGAAATATCATCAGGATTAGATGGTTTAGTAAATTATATTAAAAACAAACAAAACTAATATGAAACAAACAGTAGTAGAATGGTTAGCAATACAACTACACACACATTGGAGAAATGAAGGTGTAAGTTTTGAAAAATTATTTGAACAAGCAAAAGAAATGGAGAGGGAGCAAATTATGAACTCTTGGGCAAAAGGTGTTACAAGTGAAGGTAATATGACATCAGAACAATACTATAACGAAACATTTAAAAAATAAAATATGTATACTACAATAACAACAATCAAATTATTTTTAGTACTATGTTGCCAGACAGAATCAAATGGTTACACGTATGAAGTAAAGGACCTATCTAATTCACATGAAAAGATAATCACTGGTGGAACACTTTACACTTACTCAAAATACAATGAGGGAGACACAATCCGACTCATAATACCGACTGCATTGCCATTAATAAGTAAACAAACACCATCAAATGACTGAACCGATAGATACTAATAGGTACCAAGTGTGGTTTCAAGACACAGATCCTGACGTAGGAGAAATATCTCAAACCAAACTAATATGCATTGCTATAAACAAAGAAATGGCCAATTGGGTAGTATCATCATTAATACAAACTAATGGTGAAATTGGAGACCCAAACAGAGACTTTATAATGGCGATAGATTATTCACTACAACCATGAAAAAATACATAGTTGCATTAATATTAATGGTAAGCTGTAGACAATATCAGACTGCACCAAGTTGGAATACTTGTGAGCAGTATGAATACATTTACACACTGCCTGAAAACAAAAACAAACCATGTATTGTAGAACAAATAATTTATAATGATACTAAAGCTATTGGATATCTTACTCCTTGTGGATGTTTAATAGTAATCCCACATCCATCATTTAATGCTTCATTGAAATTTACAATTGGAGACACAATTTACTTAAACAGATAGAAACTATGAAAACAACAATAAGCAAAATTAAAAATTTAATTAGATGGTTTCCAGTCATTTGGAATGACCAAGATTGGGACAGTGAATTTACACTAGACATTTTAATTAAAAAGTTAGAACATCAAAGAGATTTCTTTTTATCTAAAGATACTCATCTTGCTAACAGCTGGGAGACGGCTGATGAAATAGAAATAGCTATTAGTAAATTGAAACGCACAAGAGATTGTTGGGAGCATTATGAACAACCAGCACATAAGGAGTTAGATAAGAAATGGGGAAAAGGAATAATGAGAACAGAGAAGTATGGTGAGCATTGTCATGAAATACTATTTGATAGAGAATTTGTCAAAACACCAAAAGATGAAGCAAAATATAAAAAAGAATTTACTGCTAAATTAGCAAAGGCAAGAGAAGAATATGCTAAAGACAAAGCAGATGCTTACTTGTACCTTGCAACTAACATAGACAAGTGGTGGGACTAATCTAAAAAACAAGCTATGAAAACTAACAAATATGATGCCAATATGGTTGTTCCAAGAGAAGAACCAAAAGCAAAGTACACATTAAAAAGATTAAACGATGGTTTAACTCGCACAGCATACCAAGTTCAATATGTTGAATGGAATGAAGACGGGACTGCAAAAGAATCTTATGATGATGCTCAGATAGGAAGGTCTTTGATATTAGACCCAAGATTTAATTACACTTGGCTTACAACAGCAATTACTGAGATAGTAGATCAAAAAGAAGGATACACTAAATTTCAAACACAAAATTCAACTTACGAACTAACAACTATAAAATAATGACCACATACACAGAATTTAAAAAAATTATTGATTTACAAATTGCTCATTCAAAGAAATTGGACAAACTCCATGATTTAGGAATTGACTTTGTTGAGTTGTTTTCACAGACAGACACAATAATTCATTTACTGTGGTCACAAATACTAACAGAACATGGAGAAGATTGGCTGAACTGGTACCTATATGAGAAGGACGGCATATCAGGTAAGCCAAAGAAAGATATGACAGCAGATGACAATGGTAAAGAGATATGTAAAGACCTAAAGGGAACTTACAACTACTTAATTAAAAATAAATACTTTAAAAACTAATAAATTATGAGTTACATTATAGGAAAAGCTTGTGTGGATTGTATGGACACAGCATGTGTAAATGTATGTCCGGTGGATTGTATTCATGGACCAATTAACATTGAAGGATCTGGTACTGAAGTTGAAAAACAAGGCAGAAGTGCTTTCCCAGGAGGACAATTATACATTGATCCAAGCACATGCATAGACTGTGGAGCATGCATTACAGAATGCCCACCAGACGCAATTTATGAAGATGAAGACACTGCAATTGCAGCCGGTGATGAAGAATCCGTACACAAGAATTATAAATTTTTTGGACAAGAGTATGAATAAACTTATTGTTATATTTAAACAATACAAGTATCAATTAACATGGATATATGTGTTTATGTTGCTCACTGAGCTTTCTATATTATCGACTCCATTCTTACTTGGAAAAAGTATTGATGGATTAATTGTTGGTAATTGGTATTGGATGGTGCTTTTAGGTCTTTCCTATTTTGTATCAAACTTTTTCAATTACAAACGAATGGTTTATGATACAAAAGTATACACTAACATTTATAAGAATATAGCATTAAAATTTCTTAAGAAAGATAATGTTGATGTTTCAACTAAGATAGCCAGAACAGATATGACGCATGAAATTATTAATGTTCTAGAAGGTTACGTACATTATTATATTGCAACAATTGTGACCATAGTTGGTTCGCTTATTTTTATATTTTCAGAGAATTGGCAAGTTGGTGTATTAATCAGCTTTGCGATTATTTTTATTATAAGTGCAGTATTTATACTTTATAAAAAAATAAAACAAGGCATTAACATATCAAATAATCATTATGAAACAAAAGCAAGGTCTATTGAAAATGGATATGCAAGTTCTGAATCTTTCTTTAATAGAAGAAGAAAGATAGAAATATGTCAATCGACTATACAAGGTAAGAATTGGTTTCTAGTAAGCTCTATTAAGTATGTGTTTTTACTACTATCCATTATACTATTAATCACTACTACAAAAAATATTACAATAGGTAGTGTGGTAACTGTATACTCATATGTAAACAATTTTCTTATAGCGCTAATGTCAGCACCTGTTGCAATTGAAATGGTTTTGCGCATTAATGATGTATTAAAAAGATTAAATTAAATTTGGTAATAACAAAAGAATATCTTATCTTAATATCAATAAAACAAAAGTTATGAAAAAAACAATCACAATGGTATTACTAGTAAGTAGCTTACTAAGTTTTACAAATGTAAAGGGACAATCCTTTAACAAAGAAACAAATTATAAACTGCAAATCAGCCCAACTGTGTTAGGAGCAATTGCTGGTGGAGTCTTTATTGTAGCGGGAATATTAACTACTCCAGAAAAGAAATGGGTTGCAGACAATGTAAGCAATTCATCAACCTTTTATGGACAACAAGGACATTGGGAAAAACAAAAGATATGGGAATCACAAAGTAGAATGGCCGCAATTATATCTGGGGCATTAATAATGTCAGTAACCATTACGTTAAACTTTTAAATGCGGGGGAACTAATGAAGTATAATATAACCTTTACAGAAAGAGCTAAGTTAGGAATGGAACAATTATCCAAGCAAAAACCAGTTACCCTACAAGAAGCACGGGACCAAGCAAAATGGTTAAGCGATCATAAGAAGAGTAATATAATACCCAATAAGAAAAAGTAGTACTAATACTTATCTAAAAACAAAAGTTATGAAAATATCAACACTAAAATATAAGTTACGTGAGCTTCTTTTTATAAAAGCATTATTCTCACCATTTAAGCCATTTCAATTAAAATTTTACTGTGGTAAAATTGCAGTTGGGGTTCCATATTTTTTTCCTAGAAAATGGATTAAAAGTAAAGAAAAACCAGGATATATGACAGCTGTTCCTAAGAAAATAGGATTTAGTTACTGTGGACTTGGTTGGAAAACAAAGTGGACTGACACTGACTATCGACATGAATGGTCACCAGTTTTATCATTTGTTTTTTTTAAATGGCAAATAGCAGTGATTGTTAATGTAGAACATCCATCGAACTATTGGGAAGCATGGTTATATTATGAACACGATACAGATAAAACCAAGTCAAAAAAAGAAAGAATAGAACAAGGTATTAAGGAATTTCCTCAAACCTGGAAAAAACATCACTCAGACGGTAGAAAAGAAACAATTGATTATTATAAACTTATTTTAAAAACAAAATACACAAACATATTCTATAAACAATAATGAAGAAAATTCCAGACATAGAAGTCGCAAAGAAGATGATTAATCTTCAACAGAGTGCAACAAGTCGAGGCATTGAATTTGACCTTTCATTTGAAACGGTCAAATCATTGCTCTTAAGAACAAATTGCTTCTATACAGAAGCGGTATTTGAAGATGAGGGTAAATTAGCTTTCAGTGTGGATCGTATCGATTCCAAAAAGGGTTATATTGAAGGTAATGTAGTTGCATGTACAATCGATATTAATGCCAAGAAAGCAAATCTTACAATTGAAGAGATTGAACAATTATATAAGAAGCTGCTTCCTTATTTTGAAACAAAGCAGCCGACTAAGCATAAGCAACACATTCAAAAGCACCCTTTAATTCAAGAAGCGGTTAAATTAAAACAAAAAACTTATGAAAAAATTACTGATCGTGCACACTAATATTATTAACTTTTGGTTAATGCTATTTGATTAAAGAAGTGAAATAAAATATTTTTTAGTAGTATAATAATACCATGGAAAATGAAAAACAAATAATAATAAATCAAATTCGTACCCCAGATGGTACACTTTTAAAATCAATGCATCGACATGATTATGTAGAATACACAGATAAAAATGGGTTGATTTATATGGTAGACGGCGGAATGGATTATTTGCGCAGATCTGTTCAGGTGACTGCTCCACATCAAGAATTAACAATTTATGATGATGCACCATTTGAAGTTATTCGTGAGAATTACTGTCGTGGTGGTCGCGGTAAAGATGGAGCACAGCCTCTTACTTGGGTACCGATGAGCCAAATGAATGATAATTGGCTTGCTGCGTGTATTGCATATAACATCGAGCGAGGAATAGGAGAGAGTTTTGCAAATCAGATGTATGCAAAAGAACAAGAATATCGTAAAACTAACTCAATATCAATCGCTGAGTAATATGGGACAGATATTTGGAGAATTATTTACCCCAGTTTTTACAGAAGGATATCGGAGGTCTCGCATATTTGTCGATAACGAATTCTATAGTGAATATCAAAAGCATATTGCTGCACTTGAAAACATTGGAGCTTGTGCAAAATTATTTGTCTTAAATAACTGGGATAAAATTGAAGATTGGAGTAAATTAAACATTACTATCCATGATAATACTCAAACATCAACACACTATTACAATCATACCTCATCAGATCGAAAGAATTGGGGAAAAAATACTGGAGTTCAAGAGATGCTAATTAAAATGGAGGAACGTCGTGCAAGGAAACATAATCCAATTATATCACTTACTGATATTGTGCTTGATCCAAGCGATGGAGATTTTTCTCTTAAAATAAATGGAAATGATCACTTATGTATAGACGACGAATCTGTCGTAATTATTGCAGATTATATTGAAAAAAAACTAAATACAAATAAAAAAACTTAGTAATTACACAACTACATATGGTCGAAATATTAAATTTTATTTTTAGAGATTTTTGGACTTGGCTCGGCGTCGTTATTCTTATTGGACTTCCGCTTCAATTCATAGTTAAAATGTATAATCGTACCTTACGATATTGGAATATTCGAAAACATGGATATCCAGCAAATTGTGATGCCGCTGGAGATTTTAAGAAGGAGAAGGAATCAGACAATGACTAATTTAATCGAAATATTTGGGTACTTTGCAATGATTGTAGTACTAATTTCAATATTATTCACAAATATTATCACATTAAGAATCGTAAATACTATAGCTTGTGTACTTTTTGTTTTATATGGAATTTTAATACATTCTAATCCTATAATAATTATGAACAGTCTATGTATAATAATCAATATTTATAAATTATCAAAATACAAAGCAAATAAATGAAATATCCGGTAATCTAATTACTCTAGTAAGCGCTGGATAATTTAATAATATTACGTATAGATATACCCATTATACTCTTTAAACCTTAATAATATATGTACACACTCGCTGAAATACAAAAAATGGTCTTTTTTGACCTGGAGACAGCATCTACTTTTCCAACATTAGATGGATTAAATGCTGCAAATCCAAGAATGGCTGACCTATGGAGCAAACGATGTAATTATCTTCGTTCTAGATTCGATGAAAATAAAGAAATGAGCGATGAGCAGTTATATGAAGCAAAAGCTGCTCTTACTCCTGAATTTAGCAGAATTGTCTGCGCATCATTTGGTCGCGTCACTTTCAGCGAAGATCCAATTCTTGGCCAAGTACCATCATTAATTATCAAGAGTTATTCTTCATTTGATGAAGCCGACGTTCTTAGTGGCATCAGCACAGTATTCACTAAATTTGCTGCATATAAATTTACTGGACATAATATCAAACGATTTGATGTTCCAATGATGTGTAAGCGATTAATCATGGCAAGTACGCCATTACCAAAAGGATTACAATTAACTAATTTAAAACCTTGGGAAATGCCACTTATTGATACTTCCGAAATTTGGAGTTTTGGTGCATGGCAAGAGGGCTTCAGTTCATTAGAACTCCTAGCTACTTCACTTGGTTTAGAAACACCAAAGGATGATATTCGTGGAGATGAAGTCGGTGATGTATTTTGGAAAGAACGAGATATCCAACGAATCACTGAATATTGTCAAAAGGATGTTCTTGCAGTTGCTCAAGTAATTTTAAAACTATCAGGGTTGACTGTAGTAGAAGACTATCAGTTACAAATGCCCTGATATTGGAATCAAAATTAAATTACTTCTTAGATCCTAATTTTAAATTTAACGAAGCAACACATACGTATACTTATTCAGACTCAGAAACAATGAAGCCTGTTCAGATCTTTAAATCTGTGACGGGCTTTCTCGGTCAGTTTAAAGAGAAATTTGATTCAGATCGAGTCGCAGGATTTGTTGCTAAGAAGAAAGGAGTCACTAAGGACTCTATCCTAGCTGAGTGGAAAGAAATTTCAGACACAGCAATGACCTTAGGTACAGATGTTCATAAATGGATCGAAGATTATTATAATGGGGTTGACCCAGCCGAACCTACTCATCCTGAAGTTTTAGCCAGAGTCAATTACTTTCGTAATATTTATGCAGAGAGGCTACATACGTTAACTTCTGTAAAACAGGAGTTTCGTCTTTTTTCAAGAAAATGGGGACTTGCTGGAACTTTGGATATTCTTTTTAAAATGGGATCAGACTACTATATCGGGGATTGGAAAACAAATAAAAAGTTTACAACTGATGCTGATATGAAGGAAGATCGATTCGCTAAAAAGCTTTTGTATCCTTTTGAGGACCTTTGGGACAACTCTTTAAATGGGTATTCAATACAACTTAGCATGTATCGACTGATGCTTCAGGAAGAGGCTGGATTCGAAACAAAAGGAGCTTTTTTAGTGTGGATTGGCCCAAATGAAAAACCACAATTACATAAAACAGTAGATCTTAGAGATAGACTTTATACATTTTTACAAAAAAACAATTCAAACTTATGAGTACAAATCCTAGACAAATAGTTTTCGGAACCGATTCTAGAGACGCTTTAAAAAGAGGCGTAAATAAATTAGCCGATGCAGTTAAAGTAACACTTGGACCGAAGGGTCGCAATGTTGTTCTTGGCCGAAAAAATCAATATGCTATTACAAAAGATGGTGTGAGCGTTGCTCGTGAAATCTTTTTAAAGGACCCAATTGAGAACTTAGGTGCACAAATGGTAAAACAAGTAGCATCAAACGTTGCTCACGAAGCCGGCGATGGTACAACTACTGCAACTGTTTTAGCCCAAGCGATTCTAAATAAAGGAATCAAATTAATTGAATCTGGGTTCGACCCAATGGCAATTAAAAACGGGTTAGATGCTGCATCTGAATTAATCAAATTAAAAATCATTGCAGCCTCAATTAAAGTTGAGTCTGTTGAGCAAATTAAAAATGTTGCAACGATCTCTGCAAATGGAGATAAGAAAATTGGTGAAATTATTGCAGATGCAATGGACAAAGTAGGATTTGATGGAATTGTTACTGTCGAGGACAGTAAAACTCATGAAACCTATATGGACTTAGTTGAGGGTATGCAATTCGATAGTGGATATATGTCACCATATTTTGTTAATGATATGACAAAATTCGAAGTTAATTTTGAAAACCCATATATTTTAGTTTACAATGGTAAAATTAAAGGTATGAAAGGTCTTATTTCAATCTTAGAATTTACATCCGGTAAAAAGCGTCCTCTATTAATCATTGCAGACAATATTGAAGGCGACGCACTACAGGCACTTATTTTAAATAAAGTAAATGGCGTTCTAAATGTAGCGGCAGTTCGTTCTCCAGGATATGCTGATAATAAAAAAGAACAACTTCGTGATGTTGCAACAATAATTGGAGCACATCTTCTTTCAGAAGACGAAGGACATGATATTGCAAGCATTAATCCAGAATCAATCGCATCTCTATTAGGTGAATGTGAAAAAATTACAATTACTGCTGAAAAAACAACAATTGTTAATGGCAAAGGAACTAGCGATGCAATTGATGCTCGTATCAATGAATTAAAATCCCAAATCGAATTTAGAGATAATGAATCAGAAAAATTAATGATTCGTGAACGTCTTGCTAAATTAGAAGGCGGTGTTGCCATCTTAAAAATTGGCGCATACAGCACAGTTGAACTTAAAGAAAAAAAAGATCGTCTTGATGATGCATTAAGCTCTACTCGTGCGGCATTAGAAGAAGGAATTCTTTCAGGCGGTGGAGTTGCTCTCCTTAACGCCGGTCTTGAATTAGCTGCTGAAATTAAGAGCGGTACCGTTTCTTTTGAAAATCCTGAAGAACTTGCTGGTGCAAATATGTTGATTGATGCATGTAATTCTCCACTTGCAGCAATCCTAGCAAATGCAGGTATTAGTTTTGATGTCATTAAAAATGCAATCGAAATCAAGGGTGATCCAAAATATGGATATGACGCTCGAACTAATACATATTGCAATATGATCGAGACTGGAATTATTGACCCAGTAAAAGTTACGAGATCTGCTCTTGAAAACGCTGTTTCTATTGCAGGCATGATGCTTACTACTGAATGCACTTTAATGGAAGAGTATAGTGAAGATTCAAATACAATTAAAGTTGAAGCGTAATCTGGCCATTTCTATGTCAACTTTAATCAAAGAGACTGCCCAGTGCAGTCTCTTTTTAGTTTAATAAATAATAGTAGATAAAATAACTATATTTCTGTGTCCTCTGTATTAGACCTGTTAATTAATGAAGTTGCAAATGTGCTTGGTATAACTCCGGCCGAAGTTAAGCGTAAATTTACTTCAGCTGAACTTAGTGATCTGCTAAACAGTTCATTATGTGAACCTCTTGGCGAAACAAATATATTATTTGATACTACTGAGGCTCCATGTGATGACCTTGCTGTTCCAAACCTACTTCCACCAATCGATATTGCCGGTATCAATATTCCAACCGGTGATGCTCAACGTGGTGTGCAAAAGTGTATTGATAATGTTGAAGAAACAAATAAGATAATTGAAAAACAAATTGACATTTATAATCAGCATAAAATACTGCTAGATAAATTACTTGAATATCGTGATAATTATGCACCAATTTCATATTACTTTGATGAGCGTGCAAAAGAAGTAGCTCGAATACTTGGAATATTTGAGCCATTACTAATTGAACTACGCCGCCTTCAAGATCGTGATGCTAAATTAAATACTGATCTTTCACAAATAACGGAACTGATTTTCGTTCTTGCTGACGCATATGCTACATCCTTATTGGACGCTGATAAGGCACTATATGATCAAGCGGTATCAACTAGTGATATAATTGAGAAAAGCATAGAGACTAATCTTTCAAATATTGATATTCAAGAAGAAACACTTAAAACTACAAGTAATAGTTTTGCAATTTTCAGTAATGAGTATTATATTGCACTTTCAGGTTATCTAACAGAAGATAATTATGATAATACGAGTTTTGTAACATATATTGGAAATTTATTTGATAATTTTATTACGCACTCAGATGTTGCTAATATAAATACTCAATTTGAGGCATACTCAAGTTGTATCACTACTAATTTTATTGCAGGCAAACCAACTAGTATTAAACAGGCAATTGAGCAAACTTATTTTAAATTTGACATTAACTTTACCAATTTACACTCAATTCGAACCCAAAGGGAGAAGTTTAATAAAAAAACTGGCGATCCATATACTGAAACGCAAGATCAATTAATTCAAGCAAGTCCATTACTTGTCAAGCATTCATTTTTTCAAGATGCACCATATTTTTCTTTAAGACAATTTGAAATATCTGGAGATGTTCTACCGACTGGCCGAATCTACACACAATATTACAACCTATTTAAAGACCCAATCAATAATTTCTTTTCAATTGAAGAGCGCGGGCTTACATCAAATGTTAATCTAGTTGACCCAAAATTAAGAGGTACTGGTTCTGAGAAAAAACGTGAAGGTGAAGCAGAATATTATATTCAAAATATAGACTCTGTCCAGAATTTTTATACAGAGTTTGATGCTCGATTTGAAAAACGTAAACTTGAGAGACATGCCCAAGTAATTGAACCTGCACAAAATATTATACGTTTAACCATGCAAACTATTGCAAGAAAGGAAATACAACTCCTTCTGGCAGTAGGCAGAGTTAACAAATATCTTCCAGGAGAAAGTACAGCACTCACAAGTGCACTAGACACAGTTAACCGACAAAATGCTGAATTTTTACAAGGTCTAGCTGATTTAGATTCTGAAATTTCTAGAATAACTCAAAAACTTGATGCTCTAAAACCGACTCCACAGAAGATCAAAAATCTTCTAAAGGAAAAGAGTCCAGAGTGTTTTGATACTCCAGTTGAGGATGACCCAAATGCAGATTGCGGTGGTGCAAAAGCAATGCTTGGAACTGATCCATTTTTTGTAAATAGCATTAATGGATGCGACCCGACTCTGCCAAACCAAAATCAAATCTGTTATTGGGTAGAGTTTGCAAAGATTGCAACACTTGTTGGATTATTACCTCTACCTAATATCCCAGAGTTCACAAAACTTAGATATTGGCCAGTCGGATTAACAATTCCTTATCCTGGTGGACTTGTTAAGATTCCGCTACCAATTATGTGGATTCCATTAGTTGCAATTTCAACTCCACTTGGAAATATTGTGATTTTTTTAACAGTAAATGGAATCTTTATTTCACCGGTGGTATTTTTAGTATCTAGCAGTGGGTTTAAGCAGCATATTCTAACAGTAAAGGGGCCATCTAAGAAATTTGGATATACTGGAGAAGACACATCAATTAAGCCGGGAATCCAAGTACCTGCAAGTCTTCTCGCGATTAAAGCAAAAGCCGCACGTCTTGCACAAGAAGCTTCGCTTGGTGTAAATCATATGCTGTCAGCAAAAGAGAAACTACAATTGCAGCAACAAAAAAATATTCTTGGTGCAGCAGAGTCTGCTGCTAATAAAAATGGTAATGTCATTCGAAAATTAAAAGTTGCTCGTGAAAAGAAAAATCTTGCAAGTGCAACTGAACACCTAAGTGATGCTGAAAAATTAGCAAAAATAGTAGATAAGGTAGACTCAGTAAAGGATATAATTGAAGATGCTAAGCGTTCAATATTAAATCGTATTGATGATCTTGGAAAGCCCGCTCTTGGTAAATCAAATAGTATTAAAAATAAAATAACTACTCGACAAGATAAATTATTAGCGGATCTTAAAAAAGCGTTAGTTGATGGCGATGATTCAAAAGCAGCTCGTATCCGAGGTGAATTAAGCACTGATGGAATTAGTCTAAGCGATAAGCGCGATGCAATCAAATCAGACTTAATGGCATATTTTGATCGTATTAAATTTCCAAAGATTACCTTACCTAAAGATTCGTCAACTGTTGATCCAAAATTAAATGCAATTGTCGAATTTTTAAGTCATATTAATGAATTTTCAAGTATCTATAAAACACAATTCTTTTCCAAGGATGATTCAAAGGTTCAAAAACTACTTGCAATTCAATTAGCTAAAAGTAAAGATAAAATAAAAACCGCAGTAAATAAATCACTTTCACAAGACGAAACAATTGATCTTAATAATGAACCAGATAAGGCTCGAAACATTTTAAAAGATATAACAAAGGTCGTGACCGATGCGGTTAGCGGAAAGTCAACCTCAACAACTGCAGATAGCGCAAAAAAGAAAGTCGATGCAGCTAAGGAAAAAGTAAAAACTGAAAAGGATCCAGCAAAGCGTGCAAAACTTCGCAAAGACCTAGAAAAAGCACAAGTTGGATTATCTGATGCTTTTGAAAATGAGCGGGTAAAGCAGGCACTGGCACTAACTCCGGCAGTTATTGCAACACTTAGTCAAATTAGTATAGATTTTAATCCATTCTCTCCATGTTGTAAGAAAAAAGAATTTAAGCTGGCACTAGGAATTAGTCCAGCAGTACCAATATTCAATTCTGCAAAGAGTCTAATGAATAGCTATATTAATGGAATGTCTGTGCAGAATCTTAAAGTGTTATTTGGTGGAAAACCTAAAATTTCAGCTAGGGATATTTCAACAGCATATTTAAGTTTAATTAAAAAGAGTATTCCAGCAAATCTTGAGATACCGTTACCAGATATTAACCTCTTAACCCTAGCTAAATCTTTTTCTGGGATATTATCTTCTTTATTTGAGATAAAGGCGCCCAACCTGGGCGCCCAACCGGCCTTGCCATTGAACCTGACAGTCGACTTAAATCTATTAAAGAAACCGCTGGCCAATTTATTATTGACCTATCTTGAGAACAGTCTGCCAGACCCTTTTCGTAGCGCTGCAAAACCGGCAGCATCTACTCCACAAGTATTATCCGGAAAAATTAAAGCCGGTGCAAAGGCAGTAATTCGTAATACCTCAATTTTAGATAAGAACATATCAATTATAAACTGTGAACCTAATACTTCACAGAAGTCTGCAATTTCCGGTGGAATATACTCACCAAAATCATCATCCCCTACAACAACATCCTCGGCATTTAGTTCAGGGAATGTTATTGTAAATACAAAGAAAGATATCTTGCCAAATTTTCAGACCCTAGATCTTGATTTCTTAAATATTAATCCTGGAGACTTATTAGCAGTTCTTAAGAATTTTGTTGATCTTAAATTCGATGAAGTTGAAAAATTACTTGAACCTTTTTATAATATCTTAAAGATAGCAAAGGGATTAAAAGGAACAAACTTAAATCTTCTTGAATCAATACAATTCAAACTTCCGCCATACGGCCCAGCAGCAGAGGGAATCCATATCGCAATTACTAATCTTAAGAAGCAGATACCTAAATCTGCAACACTACAAATAATTGACACAGATTCAGTTTCTGCAGGTGCAAAAGTATTAGCACAAGCCCTTGGCCCAATTGCAAATTCTCCACTACCAGCATTACTTATTGCTGGAGCTGGCGCAGTTGATTCAATGTTACCATCTCTTAAAATACCAAAGGTTGATACTGCATCTGGTGCTATTTCTACACAGGACGTTCGAGCAGCAACCTTTGCGCTACGATCATTACATCCATTACTTGTGCAAGACGATCTTCCACCTTGGGAGCGATTAACTATGAAAAATATACTGTTCCTATTATTTGTAGATGAATTTATTTCAAATGCAGCAGATAAATTAGGCTTTTTTAGATCATTTATCTAAACCATTATATACTTCAGGTGTATAATTTAATATCAACAACCAAAATATGACTGAACAATTAATAGATGATAGCATCTTTCAAAACACCGGAAAGTACAATACTTCCATAAAATTAACTGAAGAAGATAAACGCAATCGTGTTAAAGTTTTCTGTAAAGAAGACTATGCTCAAGAGCTATATGATGCAATGATCGCGTATGATAAATCTAGTGGCCGTACGCTTATGGGCAAAGATTTAGTAGAGGGCACAGTCTATACAGTAACTGCAAAAAATATTTCATATACAGATAATAATATTCTTGCAGAAGAAGTAAATACTAAATGCACGGTTACTATTCCTTTTAAAGAATACTCAAAACCTTTGGAAACATTAGTGACAAACGAACAACAGCGCACGTTCCTAGTTATTGTGTACAAATCATCTGGATATGGAGAATTTTTTGCTTCTGAAAAGAAAGCACTTTCTATCTCATATAAACAGGAGTTGTTTAATCACCTTAAGGATAATACTTGGTTTGATGTTAAAATAACCAAATTAATCAAAGGTGGATATCTTGCAATCTACAAAAATGAGATTGCCTGTTTCATTCCTGGATCACATGCTGCTGCAAATGTTGTGCGCGACTTTAGTGAATTGCTTGGCAAGACACTTACTGTGATGGTTGATAATTATGATGCGTCAAATAACCTATTCATTCTTTCATATAAGAAATATGTTACTAACTCTATGCCAACAATGATTAGCGAACTACACTTTGATAAAGAGTATGTAGGAACTCTAACAAATCGCCCATATGAGTTTGGAGTATTTGTAGAATTTGAAGGATATTATACTGGACTTGTCCATAAATCTGAGTTCAAAAATTACGATGAAATTTGTAAAACTATGAAGTCTGGTGATAAACTTAATGTGTATGTAAAGGACGTAACGACTAAGGGAACACAATATCGTGTTGTTCTTACCTTAAATAAAGATCAGGTAAGCAATGATAAACTGCAATGGCAATCTCTTCGTAATCGAACTGAAAATCACTGCTTTAATTACAGCGTAAGTGATAACAAGAGCTCAATTTCAATTGATATCGATGGCGAAAACTTTGAAGTTTCACTAAGACGTAAGGATCTTGAAAAAAATCTAACCAGATATCCATTAGTTAAAGTTTTCAAAGTTGATCCAATCAATAAGAGACTTAAATTTGAATTTGTTGAATCTGCTGAACTTGTTCAATAGTGCCAAATATAGTAGTAATCTAAAAAGCAGCAATATTAATATTGCTGCTTTTTTATTTAGATAAATAATATAGAACGTAAATATTAACTAACTATGAAGAAACATATTAAAGGATTTTATAGCTTTCTTTTTGAACAGGACATGGCAGCAGCTATGCCAGGAATGGAAGCTTCTGCAGCTCCAAAGAAAGCACAGCACTTACATTTTATCTTTATTGATGATGCAGATAGCGATAATATTCGTAAACGAAAATACCCAGATGGTAGCATGGCAGTTGATTTTCCATCATATTCGGTTACTCCTGAAGAAATTAAAGAGTGGGCAGATAAAAACATACAGTCTACTAGTAAAAATAAGATTTCAGATACTGTTCTTGAACTCCGTCGTACAAATATAGTAAATATCGTAACTGGAGACAAAGTAAATATTGGAGACGATGATTTACCATTTATTGAAAAGTTAAAAAATGCAGTTTCATCAAATATTTTTGGAACTCGTGAACCAGAGATTCAAATCATCTTCACAAAAGACGGCTCGCCTACAACAGATGACATGAAAGTCACCTTTATAAAACATAAGAAATAGTGCTTAAATCATTCACCTCTTTTATAAACGAGTCAGATGACTTCAAACAAGATTTTATTAAAGATCTTGCTCAAAAGCTAATTAAAAAGATACGCGCTGCTCATGGCCAAGAGTCAGATCACTATGAGACATTTGGTGGTATGGAATTTAGAGAGCCATTTTCATTTGATTTAAAACTTGAATTACGAAGAGATTCTACATTAACTGTTAAATCAGATGAACACTTTAAGAATTTACCATGGGAGCAACTTAATTATTCTAAGCATGGGTATTGTATTGACGCAAATACCAAAGTCAATAGTGGCGATTTAATGATTCCTGAAATAATTATAACTCTTATTATGAATCCAAAGGCCGAGCCTGGATTATATGAGATGCTGCACGCTAGAATAATCGATATTTTGACACATGAACTTAACCATGTCGATCAAGTTGGAATTCAAAAAGACCCATTTACTGAAAACCCATCAGATTCTAAGACTCGCGGTGCCGCAAAGAAGAACTATAAGTATTTTTTACTTAACGATGAGGTTGAGTCAATGGTTGAGGGCATGTATGCTCGGTCACAATATCTTGAAACTCCACTAGATTATGTATTTGCTGATTATTTACAGCCATTTGTACAATCTAAGTACATAACCGCTGATGAATATCAAATTGTACTTGAAACATGGGTAAAATATGCCCTAGGTCGTTACCCAGACGCAACTTTTTCTAATAAAGTTGATAAAATAGTGAATTCGCTATAAAACTAAGCTAGCCAGCTGAGTATAAGATATCAAAAATTATCAATATGAATCAGTTTGAAAAATTAAAGGAAGAAGTAGCGGCTGCACAATCTGCAATCTTTGATCCAATTAACACAATTCTTGCTTCCGCTGAAGAAGATTCTCAGAAGTACTATGGAAAGAGTATACGTAGTGCTGGAAATCGCTTAAAAAAGAAAATGCAAGACATTAGAAAATCAATTAAGCATCCTGCAGTTAAAGCACAGATGACAATTATCCAAGTGTCTGCAAAAGCACTTCGTGAAAAATTGATTGAAGAATCAAAAACAAAATAAGAAGTTATCTTAAATTTTTAAAAATGCCTCATTTTGAGGCATTTTTTTGTCTAAACTAAAACTTATATCAAATAGCTAGTACAAGAATTTCAAATAAACATATAAAATATACACACTATGACAGATTTTTTTGATCTACCTGAGGATGCATTCTCAAAAGGAAAGAATGCACAAAAAACAAAAAAGACTGATCCGAACGTTTACGATCCGGATCCAAATGCACACAATGGTTCCTACAAATCAGTATTTAGGTATGTTCCTTATATTTTCGACAAAACGAAAAGTAAGTATACCAAGTATTCTGCTAAGTTTTGGAATCCATTAACTAAAGAGTCATTAATAATTGATTGTCCATCAAATACTGGACAACCATCTATTCTTTGGACAATTGAATCAGTTCTACGTTCTCTTAAAAAAGAAGAACCAGAAGTAGTTGAAGAAATTGGAAGAAATTTCTCAAGATGGTACACACATCACTCAGCGGTATACGTCAAAAAAGACCCACAACGCGCTGACCTTGAAGGAACAATTAAAATCTTTAAATTCAGAAATCAAATCGATCAAGTGATTGAAGCGCAAATGCATCCTGAAGAATTAGAAGGACTTGAAGGAATTAAGAAAATCAATCCTTACCATTTACTTGAAGGAAAGGACTTCTTATGTATTGTTGGTAAAAAGACCAAAGATTTCAGAGACTGGTCAAAATGTAAATTCATGGACGAAGTAACTCCATTTATCTTTAAAATTGGTGATAAATTGGTTCAAGTTAAGAACGAAGAAAAATCAATTAAATTGGTTAATGAGTTCTTATTGAAGAATACTCCAAAAATGGATGAGTATTACCACCAAGACTGGGCAGAAGAAACCTTTGAAAAAGTAGCAGAAGCAATTCTTGCCGCTATTCCACAAAGACCTATTTTGGACATGATTCTTGAAAAGAGCAAAGACCAGAAAATGAATGCTTTAGTTCGTGGAAAAATGCGACCAATTAAGTCAAATAACCCAACATCATCGACTAAAGAAGACTTAGATTTTGGAACAAGTGTATCTACTCCGTCCGATAATTCACAGCGCTCTTCTGCTCCTTCTGCAACTGCTGCAACAGCAGAAGCTGATGAATATGATGCTCTATTTAAAGACCTATAAAAAAATCAGAATAAATGTCAAAAGTACAAGAATTTGAATATAAGCCCGAATCAACACCAGAGGTTGAAAACAACCAACTGAGTGATGAACAGTTAAAAGCCAATCTATTATTTGGTACTATATCTTATAGGGATGATGAATCGTATGAAAATTTCATTCACAATATGAATCTTAGTCAAGCACTATTTGTTTTAATCGCATCTGCAAATTTTGCTCAAGCAAAAGGCTCATTCACTATTTTGGAATCTGAAGTTATGGCAAATGCAGTTCGGACAATCCGTAAAAATTCTAAACCAGTACAAGAGAGTAATGACCCCATAAAACCAGAATAATATGGATTTAATAGTTGATGGAAATGCCTTTATAAATGTTGCAATTAGCGTAACTAAATCGCTTGCAATGAAGGACAAGCGCACTGCTGATGCATACTATGTCAACGATTTATTTAATGATGGTGGTTTCATGCTTAAGGAGCATATTCGAGTTTCATTTAGAAACTTTAGTTTTACCTACTTAAATTCACTAATTGCACCTATCGGGACATCTCTCGGTAGCGTGCATTTTGTGTTTGATTCAAAAAGCTGGAGAAAGGAATATACCAATTCCTTTTTTGAAAAGTCAACATTTACAACTACTTCTGCTCCAGTAGAATTTAAGTACAAAGGAAACCGAAAATATGATGACCATCACTATCTATTTTTTGATTATTTTCAACAGGTGATCATTCCTGCACTAAATGAAAAATGTGGAGTAAACCATTATCGATTTAAAGGGACTGAGGGTGACGATATAATCGCATATCTATGTGAAAAATTATCTCAAGATATCTTGGTGTATTCAGTAGATCAGGACTTAAAACAACTAGTTGGAATACCAAACAAGAACGTGCTACTTATCGTTCCAAAACAAATGAGTAAAACAAAAAAGATATTTGTGCCGCCGACTCTTATTCCAGAAATGGCAGATGAAGAAGTTGACGATTTCTTTTCATTAAATGATGCACATATTGCTGGAACATCAACTGATAAAATCATCAAGTCGTTTCTTAATAAAGATTATGTCGAGCATCCAGTTGATCTTTCACATGAAGTTTTGACTAAGATTTTATTAGGTGATAAGTCCGATAATATTCCAAAGATTACGAATATTTCACCGGCAAAAGCCACCAAAGTTATTGAATCTCTTCAGTCAAGGTTTGGAGAATCACTAATTTCACTATTAGATGACTTAAATGAAGAATTTATTTTAACAGTATTAGAAGAAATTAGTATAATAAACAAGCTAGCTGATCAGGATAAAATTAAGGAACTTAGAGACCATTTACTTTTTAATATTAAGATAATACGTCTAGCTACTAAAGTTTTCCCAGATGAAATCCAAGACGTCCTAGTGTCGTTCTTTAAAGAATATCACCCGCTAAAATTCCATTTAAAAGAATTTATAGCTCTTAAAAATAATTTATCTACATTATGAAACCAGTATACGAGAGAATCCTAGTTAAACCAAAGGGAAAAGAAACCAAAACTCAAGGCGGAATTATGTTGCCTGAGAAAGCGGTAAAGCGACCAAATGTCGGTACTGTTATTTCATGCGGAGACGGTTCAATTAATAATCCAATGCTAGTAAAACCAGGGGATCTTATCTTGCATAATCGGTATGCTGGACTTGAACTCAACTACAAAGGTGAGCCACATTACATAATTATGTCAAATGAAGTTATTGCAATTTTAGATGATGAATCTGAAATTCGTCTAGATGAATTTGAATAATATGAAACACAAAATTAGACGAAGTCTTCAGTTCCTTGCAATTAAATGGTTGCGATTACTTACACCAAAAGATACTAGAGAACCTAGCGACTATGAAAAAGAATGTATTGCTGTATGTAAGGCATTAATTTCTAAAGCAGATAGTATTCTCTTAATCTCTCCAATTTCAGGTAAACGATATATCAAGGCAGAAGATAGCCAACTCTTTGTGATTATTCAATTAGATCAAATAACAATTGTTAACCATACATATAGTTACAATATTATTGTTTGGGGAAAAACGCAACAACTACTTGTAAATATATTCGATATTGAAGTTGAAAAGCGTAGAGATGCTATGGAGACTGAAATCAGATCAAATGTAAAGCATTCATTAAGTAACATCTATAAAACTCTAACTAGTGCGCCCATCTGATGCTTTGTTTTATACAGGAATTACAATTATTGGTCTTCCACTAGGAATTATCATAATTTCAATCATTGTTGGAATTATGACATCAGTAGATGTTCCGACCAAAGAAAAAAAAGTTATTCAAATTACGATTCAGCCGCCTATACCAAAGATCATTCATGATACTATTTGGATAGAACATCCTACTCTTAAACCAAAAAGAAAAACGGCATCTCCGGATAGTTTAATAATTCATCCCAATATCGAACCGTCTCTAGCTGACACTCTTAAATAAAAAAGGAGAAGATAAAATCTTCTCCTTTTTTGTTATTAGACGTCAGTATTAGAAGCTTGGAATAAATCCAGTAGATTCGGAACTTAATGAACCTCCAACTCGAGTGATCGTAATTCGATTGATAAATTTGTGGATTCCGCGTGGGAAGTCTACTTTAATATCAATAATTGCAGTATTTGCTGAAATCACCTCATTCGTATTGTTTGATGAATCAAATGTAATTGTATAAGAACTTAATCCTCGTGCTGAAACAACAGCATCTAAATAGTTTTGAACAATGGTCTTAACTCTCATTCTTGTAATCTCATCGTTAAAATCAAATAAGAAGTTGAAAAGTATCTTCTCAATATCGTTTTCGATAGTAGATAAGTTATCACGAACGTGAGCGTTATTCAACGCTGAGTTAATTCGTTGGTATGCAGTATTGTTTGAGAACAACAAGATACCAAATCCTCGGCGCTTAACAATTAGGTTATGACCAATTGGCTCTAAGAAATTTCTGTCATCATCCGTTAAATCATATTCAAGTCCAACTACATCAATATCATTAATTGCTCCACGTTTACCTCCGGCAACAATTAAGAATGGTGTACCATTCTTGAATTTTCTAACATATAGGTTAGAAATATATCCAGCTGGTGGAACTGAGATGTTTTTACTTCCGCTTCTTACAATAAAGTTTGGAAAGTTAAACATTGAGTAAGAAGATAATGGAACTCCATTTACATCTTCTTCTGCAAATTTAAACAATTGACTTGGGTTCAATGCAAGATCTCCACCTGCTGCAATAAGTCTTGCTGAAACTAGTTTGTTTGTTGTATCGATAAAGCTTGGATCAACTGATCTTTCGAATTGTTGAATTGATGGTGAATTTAAGATCGCCATAGCTTGACCATTCATTGCAGCAAGTTTAGATAAGTAATATTTAGAATTATTTGAAATCTCACCTTCATATGTATCAACAACATATCTAAAGTCTACAACTTCGCCATTTGCAAGAGTTTGTGGAATTGATGTGTCAGTAAATAAGTACGATAAGATTGAGCTTTGTCGATCTCCTGTTCCATTAGGAAGTGACGTATCCTTAATCTTAAATCCTCTTACATATTGTCCTTTTAACGTAGGTACAAAATTGTAAATACCTTTGTAAACTTGAAGTGTGTCGCCGGTCGTATCTAATCCAATTACTTCGTCGGTGCTCGGCACCATTGTCGTAATTGTGTACTCTAAAGTAGCTGGACTTAACCCAGTCGTAGAAGTAATAGAAATAATTTTAACTAATCTAATTCTTCCACTAGTTGTTTTTGCCTTAATATATTGGTTTACTTTAAGGAATTCATCAACTAGCGCTTTATTTACAAGGTTAATTCCTAATATTAATTTGTTAGGTTGTAAAATAGTATAGTCAAGGAAATCAGTAGTTAAATCAAAGGTATGTTTAAAATCAGCACCATTTTCTAAAATGACTTTGATATAAGTATCACCACTTACCACATATGAATTAATATTGTCTTGGTTAATCAGAGAAATATCTTGATATGTAACAAATTTAATATATGGAATAATTCCGTTTGTTAAAGTATCAATAACTTTTACATAATAATTATTAATACCATCTGTAACAATATCTCCATTTCTTAAGAATCCTTTTATATATGCCTTATATAAGGTACTTCCTTGCATTGCAGCAAGATACGTATCTCCAACAAGTGGAGTAATTTCATATAAATCTCCTATTGCAACTGGGTTACTGTTTACCGTACCAGCATTAAAGTTAGTTTCTGAATCAGCATCTGTAATTTTAAAAATAAGTTCAGAATCTGCTGGGCTAGAATAACTTAATACATCAATTAATGGAGTAAAATCAGCAGCTGTAGTATCAGGATTAAATCCTCCATCATCCGCTGCATATACGTCATCTAAGTTTAAGTCATCATATCCTTGACCAACCATATCCACCCGGTGAGTATGAACGTCTTGATCAGTAAATGTTCCTTCCGTTAAGTCAATTAAGTCTAATTTCTCAACGTCAAGTGCACACATAAGTCCAGTAGTTGGAAATAGTCTATTTACTAGACGATCGATTGATACTGTTAATCCACGTTGATCTTTGAAATCAGGAATTAAAGTTCCAACTGTTCTGCCGATTACTTTAATTTCACGAAGTGCAAAGAAATCTGCAGATTTTGAAGATTTCAATCCAGATTCATCAAAAAATTGTTTATAAATTGGGTCTTTTGCAAGTTTTAAGTAGTTTGTCCAGTCGCCATTAACTACGATTACTTCAACAAAATAATCAGAGATAAAATCATCCTTGTGAAGGAATGTCGGAAATTCGATATCTGATCCAGCAATGGTAGAATACCATTCTTTTGCAGTTACGTCAAATCCAGCAACAGCTGCTTTTCTAACCCAAATAGTCACATTTGAGTTTCCTAAGTTTACAAATGACAACACTTTATTAGATGTAATTGAACTTGTTCCAAATCCACCAGGATTAGTTACAAAATCATCCTGTAAAGCTAGATTTTTAGAGCGATTAAGTTGAGTAGAATCAGCAAACCATAATCGTCGTCTATTGAAGAATTCAACGATTGGGTACTGGTCAAGTACAGTTGTTTGATCGTTATTGTTTGATGCAGCTTCAGTGTTGAAGGTTGTGAAATACGCTTGGTCCTGATTTAATTGGGTGTCTTCGTTTGAGTCAAGCGGAATTACATTTAGTGCAAATACTGGACCTTCTCTAAGAGCAACTTCAAGTGTTCTATGGAAGAAACTACCAGCTTTTTCTAATTTTGGGTCTATTTCGCCATACACTGCTCTTAGTGTTCTAATGTCGCTGACCAAAACTACAGTGTTGAATGGGCCAACTCGGCTAGATCCCACTACTAGTCTACCTGTGGTAAGAGGAAGTACTATGTTTTCGCTTTGGTCAATTTCGATAGTATAAACACCACTTGACAGAAAATTATTTAGGTTGATGCTTTGTTCGGCCATTTCTATGCAGATATTTTTAATTATTTATCCATACAGATTTTAATAAATCGAAAAAAATACTAAAAATAAAGATCCATGAGACTTAGCTTAAGTATAATAGATTAAATATTATTTTGTAAGTACATATGAAAATATCTAAAGTTAAAGACGTAAAAACACCAACTCGGGGCACTTCTAAAGCTGCTGGTATTGATTTCTATGTTCCAAATAATTTTGAAGAAGTCACAGTCTTTCCAGGCAAGTCAATTCGAATCCTATCTGGAATCAAGGTACGGGTGCCTGAAGGATACGCGCTAATTGCATTCAATAAGTCAGGAGTAGCTTTAGGTGGATTGGACGTTGGTGCTTGTGTAATCGATGAAGATTATCAAGGAGAACTGAGTTTACATTTATTTAATCCAACAGATCTTAGTATAATAATTATTCCAGGCCAAAAGCTTCTTCAGATGGTTTTGCTTAAAATGAACTATGAAGAAGTCGAAGAAGTTCAATTAGAGGAACTTTATCCTGAAATAAGTGAACGAGGAGAAGGCGGATTTGGGTCAACTGGATTATATTAATTAAAAAAATCATAAATATGGACATGGTACCAGGAGGAGAAGCTCCAAAATTAAACATTAAACTTGAAGATGCACCATATATTGAATGTGAGGCATGCCAGCACACCGTTTTTGAAGAGATGATGATGATTAAACGAGTATCTAAGTTTTTAACAGGAGGTGCCCAAGATTCAATTGTTCCTATCCAGGTAATTGCTTGTGCAAAATGTGGTAATGTAAACGAAATATTTAAACCAAAGTCATAAGATGATAATTGGAGCAGAAGTACTTACTGATAATACCTTAGCTATTTCCTACTATAATCAAGCAGGAAAAATCGAATTCATTAGAAAGAGATTAGTCGATCATGAACTCTTTAATTGGGTTGAATCTAAAACAAAAACTGCCACCAAAAATTGGGATGGCAAATATGTGAAGAAGAGTCCAACTGAGGGTAGATATATGACTCAGTTTCGAATTCAGGAATTAGTGCAAGAGAAACTTTCTGCTGAAGAACTTGAAATTGTCTATAATTTTGACAACTTTCCAAAGAAGACATATCTTGATATTGAGATTAAATTAATTGATGATTCATTTCCTGATCCTGAACGTGCAAGAATGCCAGTTGGACTAATTTCATTCTGTAACGAAGATAACGTAACATATATTCTTTCCATTTTACATAACGATGACGATCCTGCTGGACTTTCAGCTGATGATATAATACGTATGGAAAAAGACGTAAATGATTATTTTAGAAAAATAAAGCCACTGCGCCCACAAGATGCTGCTCTATTTCAGCAAGATTTTAAAATCAAATATAAATTCTTCCAAACTGAAACTGAGCTTCTAAACTTTTATTTCCATCAAATTGTACCGAAGCTATCTTTTGTTACTGGGTGGAATGTAACTGACTTTGACTGGAAGTATTTGATGAATCGCGGTAAGAACATGAAGATTGATACTACTCTTAATCTTCCGTCTCGTACCCTTATTTCTAAAAATAAGATACCTGCTCACCTTGGAGTTCTAGATTATATGCAAGTGTTTGAAAAACTTAAACCATATAAAGTTGTTGAAAATTACAAATTGGATTATATTGCAGGTATTGTGCTTGGTGCAAATAAACTCAAGCATGATTATCCATCATTCTTGGCATTCCAAAAAGACACATATTTATTTACTCTCTATAACGTAGTGGATGTTGTTCTAGTTAAGTTAATTGAAGATAAGCTTTCGCTATTAGATGTTGCATATTCAATTGCAAACGTTGCACAAGTCGAAGTAAATAAAGTATTTAGTCCAGTGTATGTTGCTGAAATCCTAATGTGTCGTGAGTTCTTAAATAAGAATCTTAAAATGATGAAACTTCCATGGGGAGAACAAAAGGATAATACTGCAACATATGAAGGAGCATATGTTAAAAAACCAACTCCAGGTCACTATAATGCTATTGCATGTTATGATTTTTCATCAATGTACCCAAATATTCAAATTCAGTTTAATATTTCACCAGATACTTACTTAGGTAAGCGTGATCAGGTTCGACTAAAAGGTGGTGAAATACATACCAAGAACGATACTCTATTTTCATCAGATAATGATTCTGCGGCTCGAACAATCTTGACCCGATTATACAATGAACGTATTGGTACTCAAGGTCAAATAAAAAAACTAAAAAATTCACTATAGATGGCAAAACCAATATTTATCGTCGGGTTTCCAGCAGCAGCTGCCGCTGAATCACTACACCAAGTTTATCTTGATCTCGATCAAAAACTTGGGGCAGAATACCATATACTTACATATCGAACCAATGAATTAAGTGATGTTGCATTTTCAGTTCTAAATGCAATTAATGCAACAGATATTGAAATTGCTGACTTAATTAAACTCACTCGTGAAGAAGTCACAGCTCTTCTGCTTGACAAAGCAGAAGTCGAAGCTAAATATTTCGCTGAACTACACTCTAAAAATAATCCACAATAAATATGGAAACTCCTGAACAATTCATTAACTGGCTCGAAGGTGTCCTTGATGCAACTCGCAATAATTTGACTCCCGGTAACGTTAGAATAATTCGTAAAAAAATAACTGAATACCATAAAAAGTCGGCAGTCACTATTATACCACTATATGACGCAAAAACAAGTACTTCAACCCACGATATTACACTTAATGAAGAATATCTTACTGAAATTGAAAAAAATAAAAATGCTTCAACTATGTCGGAGCTGGTATAATGCTATAAAAAAGAATAATAAAATGGACACTGAAAAATTAATTTCATTAAAGGAGAATTTTACAGGTCAGAAATTCCAATGGATAAAAACTGACCGCCCTGAACTTTTGGGAAAATGTGTAAAATGTCGAGATGTTCAACCGTTTGGCGCTCGCTTCATGGTAACATTTGATGATGGTTCAAAAATCGATAGTTCTCGATTAAATTCGGACTTACTGATGTTACATGGTGACATGGAACCATTAAGTCGTTCAGAAGTTGAATCAATTAGTGGAGCAAAGATACAAAAGCCTGCACAGCCGACTGCGCAACATACTGTGCAGCAGCCAGTAGTCAGTGCAGGCCCTACTTTTAATCAACCTCAAATGCAACAACCTGTAATCGAACAGCAAACTACTCCAAAACCAAATATGTTTGCTATGTTTAATTCTGAAGAGTCACAAATATCTGTCAACTTAACAGTTAAGTTGCCAGATAGAAAGCTACTTAAGTTGATGTATACAAGTGCGGAAGATAAAGATAAGTTTTTATCTGAACTTGCCGAATACTTGCATGGGATGATAAATAAACAAGTAGTTAAAGACTCTATGCACTCAGTACTAGCCCCGCCAGTAATTATTAAGCGAGAGAATAAACCTACAATAAATTTAACCGAAGTAGATGAATCACGAAGATAATACAAGTTTTGACAAGAAGCAAGAATACACGGATGGTAAATATTCGATGTATTCTTTTTCTAGTAATGGTGGAAAATTTAGAAGACTTGCCTGTTCTGAGGAGTCTATCTGTATTCTTCCATTTGATTTAAACGAACACGATCAAGTCAAAAATATCTATCTTGCAAAATACAAAGACCACTTACTCGGCGGCGTTGATTTTACCTGCATCACAGATACATTTGATAAAAATAAATTTGATTCATATTATAATGCAGTCGAAGACTGTGCTCATAATGAACTTGGACTTTCTGATACTGATATTAATGACATTTACTTTTTAGGTAAAGTAAAGCACGGCGTTCCTTTTTCTAAGGAATATCGATGTTATGGAATTAATTTAAGTAACTATATGAAAGATCCATCTGGCTTCTCAGTAGCCGGTTTCAATCCAAACGCAAATATCCAATCAATTGAAAAGGTGAGATTCAATCGCTTATTAAAAGGCGAAGTATCAGATTCTATTGCACTTTCCTGTTCACTATTATTACTTTCTTATTTTTCAGAATAAGAACTTTTGCTTCATCATAAAGTAGAAGATTAATAAAAATACTGTCTATGGCAAGCGCAAAAGATGCACTTTCAGCATTCAACAAATTCAATGATTTGCTTGAAAAGAAAGTAAAAACCAAAATTACACTAATGGGATTCTCAGATATCGATGATTATATCCCAACCGGCAACTACCTATTAAATGCACAAATGTCCGGATCAGTTTTCGGAGGTTATCCAAATACTCGAAGTATTGGTATTGCTGGAGACTCGGGCTCTGGTAAAACCTTCTTATGTTTAAATGCAGTTCGTGAATTACAAAAGAAAGACTATATGGTCTTCTATATTGACACCGAAGGTGCAATTGATAGTTCAGACTACACAAAATTTGGAGTAGATCTTGCCAGATTAAAATATTTACGTATGGGTTTAATCAGTGATGTTAAATTTTTCATCAATGACTTTATTGAAACCATGCGAGAAAATCCAGGTTTGAAACCAGCAATATTTGTCGACTCAGTAGGTATGTTAGATACTGATAAGAGCAAACGCGATATGGATGCTGGTAAAAATGCAGCAGATATGGGTCTTCGTTCTAAAGAGATGAGGTCTCTATTCAAATCTTTTACTCTTGAGCTTTCAAATCTTAAAGTTCCATTTATTTTCACGAATCATACTTACGCCTGCATTTTAGGAGATCATAAGATTCTAACAGATCATGGTGAACTTAAAATTTCTGAGGTTGAGGTGGGGCAATTTGTTGAAACGTTAGATGGATTAAAACCGATTGAAAACATATTTCAATACGATTGTGCAAAATTAATCGAAATCGTATTAGAAGATGATACGATTATTAAATGCACGCCAAATCATAAGTTCTTAGTTGGAGATGATTGGTCAAATGAAGAGCATTGGATCGAAGCAATTGACTTAGTCGAAGGATCTGAAATTATATGTAAATAAAAAATGCTTGCGTATCTATGATAAATAAAAATAAAAGGACATGCACGATTTTTTACAAAGAATTATGGCAGCATCAAATTTAGCGTTAGCTTCTTTATCCAAAGCAATTAGAAAGGACCGTGAATTCTATGATTTTATAATTTCACAAACTTCATTTCTTCCAGAAAGCTCAGATGTTCCATTCCGATTGTTTCACATTCGAACTAGATTGATTGAACAAATTAAGTGCAAGCAATGTGGAACACCGTTGCCAAAAATTCGAATTGAATTCTGTAACAAAAAATGTGCAGCTGATTTCAATAATGGATTAACTGAAGTGCAAGCAAAGAGGTCAGCCTCTTTAGTCAAAGCTTTTTCTAAAAGGACGGACGATGAGAAACTTGAAATTCGTAGAAAGCGTGAAGCTACAAATTTAGAGAGAGGTGGACATATTTCAAATCTTCATTCAATTGAAGGTAGGAAAAAAGTTATAGAAACTTTCATTTTAAATTACGGATATGACAATCCGAATAAAAATTCATTAATTAAGGAAAAAGTTTCAAAAGGAAATAAAGCACGCTCTAAACAAGCTCTAGAAGCACGTAAGCAGACTTGCTTGGAAAAGTATGGTGTTGACAATGTGATGCATACACAAGCAACTAAAGATAAAATAAAAGAAACATGTCTTAAGAAATATGGTGTGTCGAGTCACATGCAAAATGATGAATTTTTAGAAAAGTTTTTCAATGAATATCATCTACAATTTAAGTACAAAAAATATATATTACCTAGTGGCAAAATAGTTAACTTATTAGGCTATGAACCAACTTTTCTCGATTACTTATTAACTAAGTTTAATGAATCTGAAATAACTATAGGGTATGCATCGTATCAAAAAATAGGTTGTACATATATTCAAACCGGCAAGCAACATAGATACATACCAGATTTCTATATTGAGTCCAAAAATTTAGTAATTGAAGTTAAGTCAAGTTATACTTATAAGTTTGCTGATCCAAATAAGAGAAAGTCAGTAAAAGAAAAAGGAATCAACTTCATTTATGCAATAGTTGATATACAAAAAAATACTATATTATTTAAACGCTATGAATAAAATAAAAATTAAATCAGTTAAAACCATTGACAATTCTGAAAAAGTATATGATATACAAGTTAAGGATGTCCACCACTACATTCTATCAAACACCGTTGTCTCCCATAATTCAATGGATCAATATACTCCAAAAGGTATGTCTGGTGGTGGAGGTCCTGAATTCTCAGCATCAATTATCTTAATGCTAAGTAAAGGTACACTACGCGATGAGGCTAAAACTACTACTGGAATTATTGTTCGTTCTAAGACTAGAAAGAACCGATTAGCTAAACCACTAGATATTGAATTCCATATTTCTTTCCATAAAGGCATGAATCCATATGTTGGTCTTGAACAATTCGTTAATTGGGAAAATTGCGGAGTTGTTCGTGGTTCTAAATTAACTGAAAAGGAATTTTCAAAGCTTAAGCCAGAAGACCAAACAAAATGCCATAAATTTGAAGTAAGCGGAGAAGTTTGGTATGTAAAGCCTAGCATACAGGCAAAAAATTATATCATTCGTCATAATGGTGATGAGGTTCCGGTTAGAGATTTTTTCTCTGCTAAATTATTCACAGATACTGTATTACATGACCTTGATGAGAATATTATCAAGCCTACTTTTAAATTTCCAGAGACGCAAGATGGAATTGACGAATTAGAAAATGATGAACTTGAAAATTTAAAAGACGATGAAACTGCGCTCTGATCTTCCAATAAAGTATTATCTTAATGTTCATGCCGATGATGTTTTACAAGATGATCTTGCAATCCTCTTTGACATAATCCAATACATAATTAAGGTTATTGAGATAAAACAAAAGCAGTTAACTATTGAAAATCTAAAGTTTTCGTCAAAATCATTAAAATATGTGTTTGGTGATAGGCTAAATGATGAAACCTTTAAGCAAAATCTAGTTAAAAGAATAAAGAGCTTAATTTTATCGGAAAATCTTAGGGTGGATGGTGAAACTATGTATATTACACAAAATGGACTAACTCACTTTTATATAATACAATGATTGATTTTACCGAAAATATTGATTCACTCGAAAAAATGGTGTGGAACTTCATTCTAAATGAAGACAACGAAAGTAATGAATCAAAACCAAAGAATCATGATTCACTACGTCGAGAAGAATTAATTGTAATGGTTCGACCAAGCTACTTCAATGAAGATGCTCGAAATGAATCATTTAAACTTGCTCTTAAATTTTTTAGAGAATATGAAAAAATACCAAATCGTAAAGAATTAAAAAGTTATTTAGAATTAACACACACCTCAATTGAAGATGAAGAATTTGATGAACTTTATGCGTTTAATTTACGCGAATATAATTATGACTATCTTTACAAATATGTCAGATCTTTCATATTACTTAGAAATCTTAATCTTACTGTATTTGATCTTCTCACTTACTTAAAGACTACATCAATTGATCCTGAAAATATTGATAAGATTTCTGAGAAAGTAAGAAACGATATTAGCAGTAAACTTGCTGTTAATTTTTCAAGCGGAGATACTGGCTTAAATTTCTTTGACCATTTAGCCCATGTACAATTACCTAAAAACGGCAGTCCGACTGGATTTCAGTTTTTTGATAAAGTATTAGGTGGCGGCTGGAATCCAAAAACACTGGTTGTTTTTCAAGGTCGACCAAAGGTTGGTAAATCAATGGTTCTTGGAAATATTGCCGCCCGATCGTTTCAGATTGGAAATACTACTGGATTAGTAACAGTTGAGCTTTCTGCTAGATCATATATGAAACGCATAGGTTCAAATATCTTAAATATTCGATCTGATGATTACGCTGGAATTACAGATGCTGCTGCCGCAAAACTTGTTCAAGATAAAATAATTGCAATGCGTGACTCGGGTCAGCTAAAGGGAGATCTTCACTTAATGGAATTTTCGACTGGCGGTGCAACTGCAATTGATATAGAAAACCATTTTCTACGTCTTGAAAACAGACATAATAAAAAGTTTAGAGTGATTGTTGTTGATTATCTTAATTTGATGCGACCACTTAAAGATCAAAATGGTCTATATGAAAAAATCAAAGCAATTTCTGAAGAACTTCGTGGAGTTGCAATGAGAAATGAATGGTGTATTATTAGTGCGACTCAAGTAAAACGTGAAGATGTTGGTAACTTTGACTTGGGAATGGAATCCGTTGCTGAATCATTTGGTCTTATTCATACGGTTGATTCCTTATTTGGATTAATGCGAAGCCCATTAGAAAGTCGAATGAAAATTAAAGCAATTGCAAATCGTGATAATGGATATGAAGAAAGCTATAAATTTTACACAATGGTCAAAGACTATTTTAGATTATCCGAAGAGTCTGGAATGAATAGTGAATTCTATAGTGATGATGATGAAGCAAATAAATTAGAAGACCAATTACGTAATGAATACTCAGAAATCAAGTCAGAAGATGCAATTTCTGCAAAGCCGGTGATTGAAGATGAATATGATGCTCTCTTTAATTCACTATAAAATAATTAAACCATAAATGATCGTCGATGAAAATGAAGAATTAGAAGAAGAAGAAGAAGAATTAAGTCACTTTGATGACACTGAACCTGAGACTGAGCCTGAAGTTGACTCAGTAAATATTGCAATTGTCCGTGAGGATAAAATATTTAATAATCGGTATAATAGCGGAGATGGTTTACCTGAGACAGAAGAATATTCTCTTTCTCGTGGAATATCAGTGAATTCTTCATATTCAGATGCATATTTACGTGATATCTATAATTATGAAGAACAGCTTGAAATACGTATAATCCTTGATACAATTTTCTCATTCTTACAAAACGACCCACATATTACTAAGATCCTTAAGCGAGCTTCGCCTAATCCATTTATTGTAAAGCCAAAATTGTCAAAAGATGATATAAACTTTATTTTTAATCATATAAACACAAAAATTGAATTAAAAACAGATGTTGCCATGTTTTTTAGTCCAATTTATATACTTGAAGTAATTTCTTCAATTACATCAATTGAGTATAAGAAATTGTTTGATACTTTTGAAACAGAAATTCAGGAGCTACTTCTAACTGAGCTAAATAAGAAATATAAATTCCTTGAAGGAAAAATGCATAAAAAAAGAATACACTAATGATTTGGATTAAACTAACACACACAATTGGTGCAGACTATATTAATCTTGAACAGGTTTATAGAATACTGCAGACCGCTTCGACTGATATCACATTTTATGATGCGAATTCAATCTTACCAATTACTTATTCTTTTTCTACTGCTCAAGAGACAGTTGATGTTCTTGATAAGCTAGAAAGTCTTGCTCAAATAATTGACATTGATAAACTTGCAGATCAAGGATGATATTAGAAAATATACGTAAGATATTTGTTCTTGGCGATCTGCATCTAGGCGTACGAAACAACTCTGTCGAATGGTCTGATATTCAGACCGACTTTCTTCTTGATTTTTTCTTAAAGAGGGTTGATGAAGAAGGATTTGACCCAGACCGAGATATCCTAGTTCAGACTGGTGATTGGAATCATGTTCGGGAATCAACAAATGTTCGAATTCAAGATATTTCTCAAGAAATCGCTCGACAACTCTGTCAAAAATTTAAGCGGGGTGTCTATTTCTTTTTGGGAAACCATGATGTCTATTATAAAGATCGAATCGATGTTCACTCTCTAAAGGGTTATGATATAATGTACCCAAACTTTCATATCTTTGAGACTCCTGAAATACTTCAAATTAATTCTCATAAATTTTTAATTCTTCCTTGGATAGAAAACGTTGCTGAATTGAAAGAGGCGGTTCGCGTTAATTCAGCGGCCGACTATATTTTCTGCCATGCTGATGTTCAGGGATTTTCTTTGAATAGAGCAACAAAACTTACTCATGGACTAGATAGTGATGATTTAAAGTCATTTAAGCGCGTCTATTCAGGACACATACATATTCGCCAAGATAAAAACAATGTTCTTTATGTAGGAACACCTTATGAAATGGATAGAGGCGATAGAGGTAACACCAAGGGTTTCTATGTACTTTATGCAGATTCAGAAGACACAATTATTGAAAAATTTATTGAAAATACGGTTTCTCCTCGCCACCTAAAGTTTGATATTACCGATCTTCTAAATTTCAATACTCAACAACTACGAGACCTGGTAAAGAATAACTTTGTTGATGTTACAATAGAATCTTCATTTTCATTACGATTTCCAATAACCAAATTTACGGAACTTATTAAAGATGCAGGTTGTCGGCGTCTTGAATTCTTTTCATATACTCTCGACCAATTACAAAGTAAGAGTGATATTGAAACCGATTCAAATTACGAATATAATATTTTCACAATACTTGATGCAAAAATTAAGGAAGCAAATTATGCACCAGATATCTCTACACAAGTCGTTGATAGTTTTAAGAAAATATATGACGATTTAAAGAACAATAAAAGTTACGAACAATGAAATTATTAGAATTTTCATATAAAAATATCCTGTCGTATGGCAACCTTTTGCAAACTTTTAAATTTAGTGATGAGCCACAGCTTATTCTAGTCGAAGGAGAAAATGGTGCTGGAAAATCGGCAATTAAAGAAGCGCTAACGATCGCTATTTATGGAAAATCTGCGATTCGTAAGATGAAAGATATTCCAAATTGGATTAATCGAAATGCCTACACAAATATTAAATTTATTACTAATTCTGGAGATACAGTTGATGTCGATCGCGGCATCGATCCAAACTTTAGTGATATTAAAATAAATGGAGCACCATTCAATTTACCAGATAAGAGAAAAGTCGATGAATTTATTGAAGAGGAACTTGCCAGAATACCATTTTCGGTATTTTGTAATACTATTAGTTTATCATTCGATGATTTTAAATCATTTGTTAACTTAAGTCAGTCTGATAAGCGAAAAATAGTCGACCGAATTTTTGGAATCGATATCTTAACTGATATGCGAGCCGTTGTAAAAGAGGACCTAAAACAGAGTAAAAAGGATCTTGAGATTCTGAATTCACAGATCAGTAAAAACGCATTTACTTTAAATACTTCAATCGATCAACTTACACAACTTAAAGATCGATTAACTAAAAAGAAAGAATCACAATCAGATAATTTAAGAACCAAGATTGAAACTAAAAAAGAAGATCTAAACACTATTAAATCATCATATTCTGGGTTAAAGACCAGAGTTGACGACTTTCAAAAAAGTTTAAATGGAGTACGCGATGAACTGAGTACAATCAAAACATCAATTACTGATCTTGCAGAAAAAGCTGATCTTTATCAGAAGAATCGGTGTCCACATTGTCTAAATGACTTAACTACAAATTCATCAATTAAGACTAAGGATATTATTACAGCTAAGAAAAAATTACTTGAAGAGAAACTTCCAATACTTAGAAAATCTTTTTCTGATATGACTGAGACTCTAAATACTTATATTAATGACCAAAATAATTCAAAGTCAGAGTATTATAAGATTGCTGCTGACCTTCAGGTTCTTGAAACAGAATTACAGAAAACTGCGACTTTACTAGAATCTGATGAAACTGGTTCAATTGAAACAATTATCTCATCAATTCAATCAGAAATTGAAACAGATTCAGCTACTGCAACAAATAAAGGTCAAGAACTCAATCTTTTTAATATTTTAGACGAATTATTATCTGACTCTGGAATTAAGAAGACTTTAATTGATAAGATAATTCCAACACTAAATTCTAGGATTCAGGAAATATCTGAAAAACTAGAATTTAAGTTTCAATTTCAATTTGATAATGAATTCAATCCAACAATTGCTTATCTTGGAATGGAAATTTCGCCAGAGAGTCTCTCCAGCGGTCAGCGTAAAAAGATGAACTTGATTGTTCTACTTGCTTTTATTGAGATTATTAAGATGAAACACGGCAAAATGAATATTCTATTCCTAGATGAGATATTTAGTTCTCTTGACAAGAATAATGTATATAAGGCAATTGAAATACTTAAAGAATACTCACAAAAATACAATATGACTATTTTTGTAGTATCACATGAATCCCTACCTGAAGAATTTTTTACTTCTAAAATATTTGTAAAAACACAAGACCACTTTTCAGAGATGCAAATCACTAAAATTGGTCACTAAAATAATTTAAACATAATGTACTCAGTATTAGTATATGGCACATCACCTGATCTTTCCGAAAAATATACCGATTCGCCATTAAGGGTTTCAATTGCTCAAACTAGTGATGCACTTCGCCGCCTTCTTTGTAAACAGGAATGGGATGCTATTGTGACGGTTGGTGAAAAAGACTGGGGCTATCTAAATACTTTACCTAGTTTCTTTAGGCGGCGCTGGATTCATCTTGATATAGTTCCAACGACAGATGAATTATTAATTGCAGTACAGAATGTGTATTATGGATATACGGCATCAGATGCTGAACTTATTTCTATTTTTACGCCGACTCATAATTCGCGAGAGTTCATTCTTCAAACTGCTGCAAGTGTTCAATTACAAACTTTGCAAAATTGGGAATGGGTTATAGTAGATGATGGTTCACAAGATGATACTGTTGCTCTTCTAGAGATGTTACAAGATCCTAGAATCAGAATCTTTAAATTTCCAAAGGTTGGACGTATTGGTTATTTAAAAGGAGCCGCCACTTCACTCTGCCGTGGAAAATATTTAGTTGAACTAGACCATGACGATTTTTTAACGCTGAATGCGCTAGCTAGAATTCAAGAAGAATTTGAAGCTCGACCGGAAGTCGGGATGGTTTATTCAAATTGCGCTGAATGGTGGCAGTATACCGCTAACTCACATACCTACTCTGCAGAATACTGGAAATATCGTGATACTAAATGGAATGGTCTAACTTTAAAAGAAGGTGTGGCAAATAATGTAATGGGAAAATGTAAATTGGAATATGGCGAAGACTGGGTAATCAATAATATGCCAATCTGTCCAAATCACGTACGTGCATTTAGAGCAACGGTCTTAAAAGAAATTGGAGGATATCGCAATCTTGTATGGGCAGATGATTATGATATAATGATTAGAATGTTCTTGGCTAGTCGTATCCATCATATTGACGAAATGCTTTATATTCAGAGATTTGGCACAAATACTTGGACTAAACATGCAGAGATCCTATGGCCGTGTTTTGCAAAAATCCGTGAACAATATGCTGCTGCTCTTAATATTAGATTTAATGAACTTTCTACGAGCTAGGCATAGCATACACCTATTTTTATAAACTTAATAACATATCTATCAAGTTCTGTTGTGGACTGCAGTCAACTTTTCCCTTCAAAACGTTTGTGTGAGTCCACATTCCCGGTTTTTTTGAACACATAGCTACATCCATAACATTAAACGCCTCTGCACCTTTTTCTTTTATTAATTCAACCAGTCCTTTTCTTGGGTCTATACTATCTCTGTTGGCAATAAACAGAATCAACTCTTTTAGGCTCTCTAACTGCTTGTCAGAATACCTGTGCCAGTGCTGAAATCCGCGAAATGCTTTATCGAGTTTTACTGTCTGCTCCTCCGGTACAGCAATGTTGACATAGTTCTTTCCCTTCACAACCTGACCAAAGGAACATATCTCAATGCCTACTGAATTTCTGTGCATTAGGCTATTTCCAGTACCAAGATGCCAGCCGTAATTTCCTGATGGAAATGCCTGTGCAATTACCCCATCGTGAATATGTTCTTTTTTCTTAATGTTTTCACCACCTAACACAAATTCCGTTGCTATCTGTCCCCTCGTATCTTTATTCCATCCATCAATAGTTCCAAATGGATTATCCCATCCTGCTGTGTGGTGCAGGAATATCCATTCTTTTTTTCCACTACCAACAAGGTACTGTGCCTTGTCCATGAAGTGTTCTTTGATTTGTATTTTTTGTGTCATCATACTTTATTTTTTTTAATTCATGGGTTTATTTATCAAAGTGAAATAAAACAAGGATCTGCAACTAATCCAAATGATGGATATGTAATAGGATCTACAACTGATGGAGAATTTTTAGCTATGCCATTTGGTGATTGGTTTATGTATCTAATGCCAGAGTTGCCTCCTTTATCTGAGTTAGGAGTTAACATGAGTAATTGTCCTTTTCTTGTTAAACTACAGTCTGATACTTTTACAAATTTTGCTGTTTTTTCAAAAGTGTCTTGAAAAGTAATTGTATAGGCTGTACCTGATGTAACAGACCGCATTGTTGTTTTTTGTTTTGGACTTCCACTAAAAAATTTATTCATGGTTAAAGTTACACCTGCAGTCACATTCACTATATTCCATGCTATCTTATCCATGTTTATTAGGGTTGTTGCTAGTGCTATTAATAAAGTACTTCCTGTAGTTGTAACTTTTCCAGAAGTGTATGTTAAGGTACCTGTGTTATAGCGAAAGTCTGCTGAATTAGATATTGTTACATCTCCTGCTATTTCAAGATTATTTCTTAATTGAGTAGTAGATATTCCAGCAATAGTTCCTCCTGTTATTTTAATGTTTGTAGTTCCAGTTATTATTGTAGTAGTGCCTCCCATTGTAATACCATTACCAACATTTATTGTATTTCCATTTATTGTTGTGGTACCGGTTGTTGATCCAAGAACTAAATTACTTGATAAATTAAGATTTGATGTTAAAGTATGTGTTACTGCACTGGTAAAACGAACATTAAACCATGTCATACCTGATGTGTTTAAGGTAGTAGCAGCAGCCTGAATAAATAATTGCGAACCAGTTGTTGTAATGGCTCCTGAAACCCATGTCATTGTATTATTGTAAAAAGCCACCTGTCCTGAAACAGTACAATCACCGACAAACTGAAATGGATTTCTAATAGCAGATGTTATCGACCTGGCTGACCATGTACCACCACCAAGTTTTATAATACAAGATCCAACTGTTGTACCTCCATTAACTCTTATTCCTCCATTACAGGTTATGCTATTGTTGTTAAGAGTTGTATTTGTTGTTGTGGTTAAAAGACCTGTGACAGTCCAATTATCTCCAAATGAATGTGATCCACCAAACAAAGTTAATGCACCTGTCCATGTTTTTCCGTTTGATGTCATTGTTGCAGCTGCAGTAATACTGAGTATTCCTGTACCTGTTATAGTCATTGCAGCAACAAGTGTAACACTACCACCAACGCTTAAAGTAGCATTCATGGTTAATGTGTTTGTGTAATTTGTAAAATTTATGGATGTGCAAGCAGAGGCAACATTGACAGTTAATTGACCTGAGGTGACAGCTGCAAATACAGTGTCACCAGCAATAGGCACTATGCCTTCCATCCACGTTGCAGTAGCATTCCAATTACCTCCTCCAGCTGCTATTGTTCTAACTGCCATTGTTTAATAGTCTCCTGCGAATGGACATGCGTCAAATTGATCTTGCGTGCCAGCATAATTACATTGATTGACAGACATAATTTGGCCACTCAACATAATAATTGGTTGATCAAAGGTAAAAATTGAAGTAGCACCTACAGCAGTGGCAGTTCTTGTTGCTGTTGCTGTTGCTACTTCCCCTATAAGTCTATCATTGGTTCCAGCAGTGTCAGAAAGAAATATTCTGTGCACATTTGCAGTACTTGTTGCAAATACTTCTGTACTTCTAAATCGTACTCCATCTACTCTAGCACCATCTGCTCCTGCAGTTATTAAAGTTACTAATGTGCCTGATCCATCAGCTGCTGTGTTTGCTGCTGCAATTCTTGCTGGTTTGGTGTTTCCTTGAAGGACAAATATTGGTGTGATGTTTGCTGCCATTATATTGTGTTGTTATTTTGATAATCAATCAGCTCTGCATCAGAACTCATTATGATTGATAAGTTCATAGTGTTATTTTCAACCATTCTTGTAATCTTGATTTGCTGAATTCCTATATTTGTTGCTGCCCCTGTTGTCTCTAAAGATTCATATTTACCATCAACTATTCCTTCACACGGACATGCGTAAAGGACTTCTTGTGGGTAAGGTAAAGATTCTATTATGTGCCCATCTGGGGCTGTGTAAGTCATCATGTTTTTATGTTTGTTTTTATATGAAATTGTAATAGTTGAATACCTATTTCAGTTGGAGCAAATGTGGTTTCAAAACTTTCATATGTTCCATCATGCATGTCTTCACAAGCACAAGTGTAAATTGGTGGACTGTCTTTGCTTTTAATTATATATCCGTCTGGAGCTAGGTATGTCATCATCTTATGTAAAATTATAATAGTTAAATAGATTTGTTGCTGCAGAAACGGTATTAGCTGTTGAAGCATTTAAAATATTTGTACTAAGTGATAAATTTGTACCAATTTTAATCTCCTCCATTACGCCAGAGCCTGCAGTATACCTACCAATTAATCTACTTGAGTTCATTGAAGTTGAAATGTCAGGTATTACACCTCCGCTTGATGTTATTGGTAAGGTTGCGGTTACGTTTGTGACAGTTCCACTACCTTGAGGTCCTTGAGTACCCTGTGCTCCAGTAGAACCTTGTGGTCCTTGAGTACCCTGTGCTCCAGTAGAACCTTGTGGTCCTTGAGTACCCTGTGCTCCAGTAGAACCTTGTGGTCCTTGAGTACCCTGTGCTCCAGTAGAACCTTGTGGTCCTTG